AAGTTTTATGCGTTGCACGTATGTTCAAACTGCGGAGCGCGGGTTTTGTCTTTGTGCAACGCTTTGTTAGCGCGCGCTTGTATGACACCACCAAACTTTCTTTGAGGCTACCCACTCCAATATGTTTTGTCAAGCAGATAGCCTCAAATTTTAGAGGTTATTTCAATTCTCCCTGCTTGGTTTCTGATATAAATTTGCGAATAAGTGGTAACGCTGCTGGATACCGCTTTTGGAAATACTTCTCGGCACGCTCTGGCAACCATACCGTATGAAAATGTTCAACGAAATCCGGCCATAATTCTTTCGGGTACATTTTAGCCTGAACTTGACGACCATCAAGAAAATTATGACAATATGTCGGAAATTGTGAAGTATCAATCCCTTTTTCTTTCCGTAACCATTCACAAAACATTCGTCCTTCAGACCCATCAGGAAGCATATTCTCTGGCAAGGTGAAACCTTTCTCTTCCAAGGGAGCAATAACCCGAAATGTAATTTCATTGATCATTGAAAAGTATTGATACGGGATTTTACTTCTGTTGGCGAGATACCGTTGGAGATGATACGGAAGATTCTCTTTATGAAGAGCTAATCGCTCGCATTCAAGAAAATACTCTCGAATCCGTTCCCCGCGCTCTGTCCGTGACAACATGCAAACCTTCTTCGCAAAGTCTAACGTCAGATAAAAATCACGGCTTGGTCTACCACCAGAGGTTTTCGACATAATGTCGAAAACCTCTTCATAATCTTCATGTTCTACCGCGAATTGATTTTCAACAATATTTTTTCTGTACCACCGTGCCCATTGAGATTTATCAAATCCTAATTTTTCGTAAAGCTCTCTGGCGCTAACTCGGCATTTCCCTTGGTCATTTTTGTGAATAGTCACAAGCTGAGTGCCCAAATTTGGCACACTTCTACTGTCTTTCATGTGTAATTAGGGAACATATTTTCTTGACAGGAACGGTGGGGGGATATACTATATTCTCCGTTCAGAGGGGAAATGTAGTACTCATCTTTCGTAGTCCCAATACGATGATGACCCCACCTTCAAGCGGGTTTGGCTGTAGCGAGTCAGCCCGCTTTTCTTGTTCCTGCCACACTATATCATGTCAAAAAACAAAAACGCCTTTAAGATTTTGCTACCGCCGGTCTTAAATGGCGTTCACGTCGTCGCCGACGCGAGAATCTTAAAGGCGTCAATTTATTCTACAATGCGCCATTTAAGACCTTAATTGGTAGCATGACGTATTGTAGTTTGAATAGAAAAAACTGTCAAGAGAAAATTTTCACCAAATCGATCTTTCCCTGTCTGTGTGGGGAAAACACCACTGAGCGCGGGGCAAGGGACGCAGCCCTGCGCGGTGTTTCTTGTATCTGGTGACAAGAAACCTTTTTCCCGCGCCGCCGCGACGAGGAAAAACTTAATTGTTCCGCCAAACACAAGAGAGCGGGGGCAAAGCGGGCCACCATCATTCCCCCTTCCCCCAGATGACTTTTATGCGGTGTTGTATTTTGCCATCAAACATTTCCACCAATTGTTTAGCTTCTTCTATCTTCTTTTGGTATCCTTCTATTTCATCGACTATTTTCTGTTGGATTTCAAGAGGCGGCAATGGGATTTTTAGTTTTTTTAACTGTTGTTTCGTTACTCCCTGTATAGTTGAACCTCTGCTGACCTTCTTAAATTGCTGGACAATATCAGAGATTACATACAGAAGATACCTCGGCAGCACTCGATCTTTTTTTAGCACCAGCCCTTGAATATCCTGGCTGATGCATACTGAAAAGTCTGTCAAAGCTACTTTTCCCAAACCGACACGTGTTACAACTAAAACACTACCTGACGGAATTTGATTTGTTGACGAATCTTGGATCGCTTCAACCGTAATATATCGTCTTGGAGTTATTTGATGCAATCCCGCAATATCAGCACTTGAAATCCAGGGAATTTCACCTTTCCAATATTGTGGAACTTTCGTAGATGGAGTTCCACCACCTAAAATTTTTTCACATAAATCGTTTAGCTCTACAAGATCCCATTGAACATTTCCATAATCCACCAATTGAATATAATTGCTTTTGCTTAGAGTGTAATCATTTTCTTTCACATCTTGCAGGTCAATAATGGTAAATCCAACCTGTATCAGGTCTTTGTTTTCATACGAATCTATATTTCGATATGTTAAAAACTTGTCAATATCGTTATCTCCCTCAAGCTTTTTCCTGTAATTATCAAGGGTAAAACCATCATTTTGAATGTCAAAAAACCAGTAATGACTCTGAGGTTCTGATTTTTTGACTTTTGTGCAATAAAGAATATCTGTTTTTACCCCTGAATATGGCAAAAACATCCCCTGTGGTAAAGATATAATACTTTGCAAAAATGTGTTCCTGAGAAGATATTCTCTCGTATTTCGGAGATGTTTACGAAATAAAAAGCCTTCCGGGACAACGATTGCAAGCCTCCCATTTGGTGCAGCACGATTGATTGCACGAATACAATGTTGAACACAAATGCTGTCACCATCATGAGTCGGTAAATCATAAAGGCGGCCATACTCTGTCTCTTGTGAATATGGCATGTTCGTAACGACAACATCAAATTCGTTATCACTCGGAAAAGCGAGACTATTAATCTTTTTTATATTACTATGCCCATCTCCAGCCAAAATCATATTCATTTTTGTAATTCTGGCAGTTCCCGTAATTTCATTCCCGTAAATAGTCCGTTTCTGCAACCTGTCAATGTTCTCTTCTGTAGGAACGCTATTTCGTTCAATATGTCGAAAACTATCAATCAACAATCCTCCTGTCCCACAAAAAGGATCATAAACCTTCTCGCCGAGTTGCGGATTGACGAGTTTGACCATCATTTTTACGACATGTCGTGGGGTAAAGTATTCTCCTAAATCGTTTCCCGTAACTGTTGAAGCTTTTAGGAAATACTCAAAAGCATCTCCCTTAATATCAGAGTTAATATCCGTAAGAGTTAATGGGTCTAATTTGTCGATTATTTTCTTGAGCGTAGCGTCACTTTTAATGGAAAGTTCTTGAAATATATCGGGATCGTCATAATTCCGGCTAATATTAGGGAGTACAACGCCATTTATATAGTCTAAAAGCTCCCCTTCTCGTTTATCTTTAAAATAATCCCATCTCCATTCATATTTGATAGAACTTTGCTTACCCTGCTCTTCTCGGATATGCTCATTTTCGCTAATAAGTTTCAGAAAAAGGATATTGGCAAATTCGCTAAAACGCTCTATTCCAGCCCGCAACCCCTCAGCCCGAAGCATATTGTTGGCTTCGTCAAATATTTTGATTAATTCATGACGAGAATCAATAACTTGCTTTGATATGGTGTTGACTTCATTATCTTCCAGAAATCTTATAGCCAAAACTTCACGTATTAATTCATCAACCTCCTCGCCATTGAGGATTAATGGCCTATGTGTTTTGGTGTGGTGAGTTTTGCAGTAGACGCCATCAGTTGCATAGACGATGGGAGTATCAAGTTTTTCGGCATATCCGATCCCCTGGTTTAACGCTTGAAGAATATCAACCCCTGGCTTTTTGGTCTCAATAATAATGAGAGGAACACTCGTCCCTTGTTTATAGAGGACATAATCAGGACGCTTGCCTTTAAGTTTTTTACGCTCTTTCTCTGTGCGTGGTTGCTCAAAAAAGACATTCTGTTTAGGATTCTGACGATCTAAAATCCATCCTAAATTCTCAAGTTGTTTGTTCACTTGATGTCTGACATCAAATTCAAGCGGCGATGTTAACATAGCACCCGTAAAATAACAAAAACCCGTTTCACCTGCTGTTGATGCTTGCGGCATCTGTGCAACCCACGACTTGCGCCCGGTTGCCGTGAAACGGGATTCTAGTCAATTCTATAATAATTCATCATCAAACATCAACAGCATATTCACCGTCACCTGAATACATTCTGTTGTCAAGTGCAAAATATTGTTGTGAGAAAGTTCTCTATCTTTGCTCGTACCCACTTACTTTGTAATATAGAAAGATGCGCGCTAACGCCTGCGTTCACAAGCAAAACTCGCGCCCTATGCGGGAGACAGACGTTGATGCTAAGATTAAGTTTTATGCGTTGCACGTATGTTCAAACTGCGGAGCGCGGGTTTTGTCTTTGTGCAACGCTTTGTTAGGGCGATTTTAGACAGCATCACCCAAACCTTAATTTTGACAATTAAACTTCTCCGCAAGCTTCAGTAAATTATTTTCCATTGGAGGTCGCAACCATGCTTCATACATTTCTGGAATATCTTCACTATGATGTTCAAAGAGACAATCAATTATTTGTTTTATGGTTTCAATTGATAATGTACCACCTTCTAAAACATGCCAATCATCCTCCTCATCAATGTCATTCGGAGGAATTGGGTATAAATCATAAAGCAGTACCCACGTATCTTCAGGAAAACAATCGGTGCCTTGTGGAATAAAGTATTCCCCTTGAGCATAATACGTTCCGCACCCCGGCTTTTTTGTTCTTCCTTTTTGTCGAGAGGTCGTTTTTACGAACAAATAATCTTCCTCCCCTGTCGGAGTATTCAATAGAACTAACAGCTTGTTACCAACTGTCCCATCACAAAACTTGAATTGTGGATTATGATAAATTGTTCCTCGGACATTCATTTTCTCGCTCCAAACACACGATACATTTCATGGCGTTCTTTTACCCGGTCATGGGCGTCTTCATACGATAGACTTTCTGGAGCATCATCCAATGCTAAATAGTAATCTATTCGTTGCTTCAACCCTTTTTCTTTCTTTGTTTTATACCAGGGAGAATTATATAAATGAGTAGATTCTACCATGTCGTCTGCTTGGGCATCTTTAAAGATAAATACCAAGTCTTCTAATAGCCGTTTTTCTCTTTTTGTAAAATATTTCCCATTAAATTTTTGACGAGGAACGATTTGCTGGAACTTATCACGTGTGATGATTTTGATTGCAGCAGCAAGATCCGGTTGCATATCTCCTGAAATCTCATCGAAAACCGGGACGGGTACTGGTCCCATTTCCCATGCATCATAGAACATTCCAGTAACGGATTTGCCGGTTTCTTTGAAGTGCCTAAAATCAAGAAAATAGAGTAACTTCATTAACTTTGTTTTACCACAAAATTCAGTATTTGCCGCAAAATAAATGATAGCATTGATAAGTTTTTCTCTATAATGAGTATTAATCATAATTTTTCACCACCAAGCACGACGCGAAGCGTGGTGCGTTTTTTTGCCGAAATTGGCAATCAGTTTTCTTCCCGCTGCTGCCGCGACAAGTACAATACTGATAGAGCCTCCCAAACATTGCAGAGCGGGAGCAAAGCGGGACGACTACCTTTATGATTTCTTATGGAGCCATAAGTTCGTCCAAGGCTTCTTTAACAGCAGCCATAAATGTCTTGCAAGCTGCTTTGTTTATAGTATAATCCCCATACTTTTTAGCATGATTAGCAGGATGGATTAAATTGCGATATTCTATCAAAAGGTCATTATAAAATTTCACTCCCTGACTGATCCATTCACATTCATGCGCGATAAGTATCAGCTTACCGAGCCCCCATCTTGTAAGATCATTGATATCAATGGGGTTGCCATTTTTGTAAACTTCATGCGTTTTTTGTTTTGCCTCATCAAAGTTGTGTTTTAATTTATAATATAATAGCCCCTCAAGGATGCTACCAAGCAAAACAACAGTTGACAGGTTAGCTCCCACCTGGAGTGTTTTTTGTAATTCCTGCCATCGTTCTTCAAATATTCTTGTTGCTGTTGGGTCCCTGACAATATTTATAAAACTGTATGGCAATGGGGCGGCATGCCACTCCTGCTTAATAGCCTGAATAACTTGTTGAAGATGCCCTATTAAACCTTGTGTTTGTGGATTGTCAAAAAATACAAGACGAAGATCATTGCCAGAGATCGGAACGCTTTTTATAAAAACACGAAAATTTCCACAAAGATATTCAAAATACTGTTCTTCCTCTATTTCTACATTGTCCCTTAACCTGACACGAGGCCCAAAAGTTGCCCGTAAATACGTATCAAACCACCCCTTAAATTCATGATGATTCGCATGAATAGCGAGGGTTTCATACTCCACAAAATCATCATGCATGGTTTTGTCCTTTCATTTTATGATACACCCATTCAAGGAGTTCCAAAGCCGTAGTTTGACTTGGCGTTTTCCCGGTTTCTTTCATAAAGTACGCCAACACCTCATCGAGCGATTTATGCAATTGTTGATAATGCTGTTGTATATTTTGTATTTGTATCATAATTTCGCTTTAGGAGAGTTATCCAATTTTGACAAGTTATTTTTCGCTGTTCGCACCCCACTGTTTTTTATACGGAGGTGAGCGCCCTAACGCCTGCGCTCACGTGCGCAGCCCGCGCCCTCATGCGGGAGACACACGTTGACACCACCACTGAACGATATGCGGGGCAATGAGGCTCAAAACGGCTCCGCGCGGGCTGTGTCACCGTGCAGCGCATTGTTATAACGCCTTTCATACTCCCAACTTTTCTTTTCTTACGTCATGGCTACTTGGTAAGTGATATCGTCAAAACACCAAGGCCAAGACTTCGACATCGCAGGTTCTCTCCACGGAAATCTCTTGCGGATCGACAGCTTGAAGAATATTCACCCGTTCAATCAGCACCGTCGTCTCATCCTCAAAGGCTTGAATACTTCGGAGAATATCAGCCTCTAATTGTTGCTTTCTTTTCCGAATTTCCGTTAATTCCATATCGTATCACCATTACGTTAACCGCGTCAAAACCTCTAAGATCACCGCCCAGGTTGCCGGATGCTCAATACCTTTGAGAATTAATGATGTCATCAACTCCGTTGATACATTACCTGAAAAATGTCGTAACTTTTTCAGAATGGTCTCCTTCTCCTCCTGGGGGATCGATGACTGAAGAATTTTTTCTTCGACAAGTTTTTTGACACTCTCAACGTCAAATTTGACTGTAACGGTATTGAGTATCGCTGTCAACCCTCCATCATCTTCCAAAAAATCCAATCCGCTTGCAGAGATTTTGGCCAGGATCATTGAACGTGGGGCTGACATCACTCGTCGCTCTTTGCCTTCAATCAATCCATGTTCTTTGAGATAGAACGCATTAAACTGTAATTCTTGTTCATCATCACAATCAAGCGCTAACTTGTGTAATTGCACCTCTTCTGGGTAATGGTCGCGTAATGCCACTAAGATTTTCCGCTGTATTTCACGATTCACACTCATCATATCCTCCTGTCTTCAACCCCTGTCATATCCAGAAAAATGAGGAACAGCAGGCGACAGGAGTAACCTGCTGATTCGGGTCGCGATCCCTATCCTCATTATGGCGAGCAAGCGCGACGCGATGCGTGGCGCGATGCGTGGCGCGATGCGTATCTTTGTTACTGGCAACTACCTTAATCCCACACTGGACGGTTGCGCCCTGACCGAAGGCAACAAGCCTCGACAGAGCACCAAACTGTAGATGACGAGGAGTATGTCTGATGAACCTCCGCGCAACTGTGCTGTGTGGGCCACCATACTTCTGATTCAATCGTAACCGAACAAATCTGGAAAGCGCAAGACGTTTTTACAGCTTTTTACTGTCTTATCCAAGCGTATAGTCACATGCGTTATAACGCCCGCGCTCAACTGCAAAACCCGCAAGCGAGAAATGAAGCTGGCGCAAGCTGTAAACGTGTGCGGCAGTACAATGTGTAAATAACTACTGCACGCGGGTTTTGTCATTTGCAGCGCTTTGTTCTGCGGCCAAAACCTCCATGCTTATTTTTTCAAAAGCTTCTTCTATAGCACGGGCATCGGCACGCTTAAAATCAATCCCGCAGGAATGACACTGCATTTCCCCGTCATCGCCATACAACGCAGAAAATGAACACCCATGCCGTAGCCACAAAAGACGTCGCAAAATTTTATTATCTTCTGCTAAATTGGTATTTTCTCCGCGCAAGATGGTAAGTGGGTTAATAGTTCTCCCACTCCCAACTACAACAACTTTGGGGCGCGTCTCCGTGAGATGTTTAATTTTGCCAATCGTATATTCCGACATTTTATCTCCTTGGCTGGGGTTCTATGCGATTTTTTAACATATACTGAGTAAAATCATCATAGGCCCTATCGAGCTGATCTGCAACAATATTATCAATAATGCTCTGCAATGTGGGGGTTGACTGAACCCATTGCTTGTACACTAATCGAGATGTTGAGTCTTTGGGTAATTTTTCCTTTTCACACCATTCTCCGTAATCAATAATTTCGATGACTCGTCTTTCGATTGTCTTTTGCATTATTAACTCCCAAGCCGCAGAACGCTGAATTTCAGTTGCGGAAACCGCGCCAGGAAAAACCTGACGCGACTACCACAACCAGACAGCGCGGTTTCCGTCAACTGCAAATTTTTGTTATGCCGCACCACTACCAATGACTGTTCTTGCCAGCATCGCATCAACATGATCGGCAGCAGATGCTAAATTCTGATAAGCTGTTTTCCATGTTTGATTCAAATCAGGTGCTTCAGAGAGTTCAAGAGAACCGTCTCTGATTTGTTGATAGTATTCCCTTGACTCTTCTGTTGTCATAGGTGACACGTTTGGCATTTCTTCAAAGGCCAATTTAAAATTCTCTTCAGTCGTTAATACTACTGTATGTTTTTTTAACTCAAGGGGGATGCCCTCAATTTTTACAACTGTTCCTGCCGGAATTGTTTTTTCTACTTTTCCCATAATGCTCCTTCGCCGCAATGCGGCATAACGTTGCATTCAGACGCCCCAACCCGCCTGAACGATGTTTGTAACTACGACAACTCTTGACGGCGGGTTGGGGTCGTTTGCAATGCTTTGTTCTGTGGCGCTTAACAGACAGTTGCCGAATCAAGCATTTCCAGTGCTTCTTCATCGGCGATTGCCGTTTTTACTAATTCAACAAGATCCCCGCCTTTATGGACTTCGCACATAATTTCGTGTGCTTTCCCTGTGCCGAGCGATTGCTTGAACTCATTTTCAAGCCACAGAAGGCATAATGCAAGTTCTTTTTCCAAAAACGTCCACCGACGCAACCCCTTCCCTGCTCCTTGACCAATTTCTTGATGTGTTGTTTTGACTATTTTCGCAAGATTGATTTCCATGATTTTCTCCACGAATGTAGCATACTTTCAAGCCACAGAACGCCTGCCATCAAGCGCTGCGCCCTTGCGGGCACGAACGCTGAAACTGGAAAGACATTTGCGCGGTAGTAAAAAGCTGAAAACTGCCGACAACGGGCGCAGTCGCTTGCATGGCTTTGTTATGCAACGACACGCCCAATATCTTATTTTGATACTTAATAGCCTTCCTCAAATAGGTGAGTTTGCCAGTTGCATAGTATTCTAACCGATTGTTGAAATACTTCCAATATAAATCTTTGTCAACAGATTCAAAATTGACATTACTGATTGTCGAAATCTGCAAAACATCATCAACTATATCGGCGTTAAACCATTCTCGTTGACGTGCTAAATATTGATTATACCTAAATAAAAAGAAGTTTTCAAGTTCATATCTGTTATCTGTTTTTATAACATGCAACAATTCAGGAGCAATCCCGATGCATTGACATTTCAACAATGACATTCTGCGTTTTACTTCAACAGTTTCCCCAACCTTTACCGTTTTAGGAGAAACTTTCGCAAAGTAAACATACCCTGGATAATACTGTGTCTCCATAAATTCTCCGAGTTGCATAACAATATTATTCTTTAAACTCTCAACATAGATAATACTGACAGATGAACAGGTTTTTTGTCAAGGTATATTTACCAAAAAAGACCCATTTTTTATAATAATTTTTGCGAGAAAAACTTGACAAATTTCGTCAGCCTTTTTACGCTTCCTTTATGGCACAAAAAAGTAAGCTGTTAGCAGACTTTCAGGTTTGGATGACCAAAAAAGGCTTATCCTACCACACGGAACAAAGTTATGTCCAGTGGGCCAAACGATTCATTCTCTACTATAACAAAACCCATCCGCTTGAGATGGCAGAGCCGGAAGTGCAAGCCTACCTCTCGTACTTAGCCGTTGAACGCGAAGTGCGCCCTTCGACACAGAATCAGGCGTTTCACGCCCTGATCAACTTCTATCAGTTTCTCGGCAAGCCACTCTTTAACGTCAACGCCACTCGCGCCAAAAAGAAAACACGCATCCCGGTCGTGCTCTCACGAAACGATGTTCTTCTCCTGCTTGACCATATCACAAAGCCGCCGTACCCATGTATGGCTGAACTGCTCTATGGCTCTGGGTTGCGCATCTCAGAATGCGTCCGATTGCGCGTGAAAGACCTTCTGTTAGATCGTCTGCAAGTCATTGTTCGCAGTGGCAAGGGCGACAAGGATCGGTTGTCCCTTCTCACGGATAATGCCGTTCCACTCTTGCAAGCCCAGCTTGTCACGGCGCGGCGTGTCTACGACCAGGATCGCAGGTCTCATCTCGCGGGCGTCTACCTTCCTCCGGCCTTATCTCGAAAATACCCATCTGCCTCAACCTCATGGGAATGGTTCTGGGTGTTCCCGTCTATCAAGCGTTCAGACGATCCCCGTGATGACGTTGAACGGCGTCATCATTGGAGCGATCACGCCTTGCGGAAATATATCAAACAGGCCGCGAAACAGGCCGGGTTTGATACAACGATCACGCCGCACGTCCTGCGTCATTGTTTTGCCACGCATCTGCTAGAGGCGGGATTGGGGGATGGCCGAACGCTTGAACTCGTCCGGCAGTATATGGGACATGATTCAATTGAAACGACAAAAATCTATCTGCACTGTATGCAACGAGGGCGGAATCCGTTAAGTCGCTAGAACAACAGTTCTGTCTGAAGTTCTTTCCCGGCTGTTTGCCGCAACATAACGCCGTGTTGGGCTTGCGGCATCCGTTGCCGTTCTTCCCCGAAATTCAACTTATAGCCTTCCTTTTTAATGTCATAGACGTCGGCGATCTTTTCATAACAGCCCGTAATCACGCCATAGCGTCGTCGAAAGGTTAAGTTGTTTTTTGACGACACACTCATCTGGACCGGCAACTCAACCGCTAATCGCTTATGCTTATGCCCGAGCCAGATCAGATCGGATGACACCCAGGAGCAATAACGCTTCAGATCGATTATGCCATCCGTCACTTCCGCATTCCCGCCCTGCCCGTGATTGTAGAATACGTCAAATTTCCGCCCATGTCCACCATTGCGTGTGTAGACAAACCGAATAAATCCGGTGTATCCGCCGTGACAAATCGGTTGCAGTGATGTGTTACGCCGCTCATTCAGCAGCGTGATCAACATATCTACGAGATCAAAATCTTGATATTTGAGTGTGCTCGTTTCGTGATTGCCTAAGCCAATGACATCAATGAGATCGACATACGGAACGAGCATCTCGAACGCGAAGTAGACGGATTGATTGAGTTTGGCCTGCCGTTGATCCTTGTCCTGGCTCCGAGACCACCGTTTTTTTGTCCTGCGAGAGGAGGAGGCTGGTCACATCGCCGTTGATAAAAATGCGAGCATTGCATTCCTTTGCGCGGTCAAAATCCTGAAGAAACACCTTTTTGTCAAAACCGGGTGCGTCCAAATGCAGATCAGAGGCAAAGAGGTGGTAATATTCTTTTTGCGAGGTGACATCGCGTCTGAACGTGATTATCTGCATTCAGACAGGTATCCCTCCACGATTTTCGCCACATCCGGATCGAGCACCGCCCGGTTCCCTGGCGGTGACGTCAACGCCCGGTATGCCTTCAGCGCATCCACGATGGCAACCAGCGTGTCTAATGTGGGCGCAACGGCACTCAAGTCTTTCCCGAACATCGCTTCCGCCGCTGCAATGCCTTTCTCATTATCCTGACGATCCTTGCTGGCTAGCAGGGCCAATTCAGCTAGCCGGTCAAGATCGATGTCGTCTTGAAGCACGGTTCCGTCCAGGTCGACAAGGCCATACGTACCATCGCTTTGCGGCTGCAAGGCGCAGGCGGCCAGAAGAAGCAGGGCAAGAAAACATGTTATTATGAGACTCTTTTGCATTGTTCAAAGCGCACCCGAATCCGCGTCACCAGGTCGTCTTCCCGATGACGTGGACAGGGCCACGACAGGGATTCAACGGTTTGCAAAGCCAGCACAATCTGCTCGATCCGAACCTGATTGTGTTCCGCGCCGGGTTCGGTGACAAACAAGACTTGTTGCGCCAATAGATGCTGATCATGTGGATTCATGCTTTTCGTTGGAAATCCCCTTGTACACCAACCCATCCAAATCACCATTCAGTTGACTGAGTGTGGCTTCAGCGGACACCAGCACGAGTAAGGTATTGTTTTTCAAACTATACAAAATCGCCGCGAGGCGTTGTTTATTCGAGGGAAAGGCCGCCGTCTCCAGATATTCGGAAATCTGCTGCAAGAATTGCTCGCGGTGGTGGCGATACACGGCGTTGAATTTCCGGACAATCATCTTCGCCGGGCCGGATTGCGCAGAGAAATAGATGGACAAGGCTTCTACCGCCCGATCTTCGCAATAGGGAAAGAGGGCAATCAACCACTCCATCGTCGCGGTTTTAAATTTTGCCTTCGGCAGGGCATGATAGTCTTTCGACAGGCCCTCAACGAGATAATCGTGCATCGCGTGAAAATATTCACTCAGAAAATCCGACCAGAGCGCCTGTTTGAAGGTGCTTGGAAAGCAGACATTATGCGCGGTGCTCGTATAAAAGACTTCTATCGTGGCGAGGATCGAATGTGACTGAATGGCGTAATCAAACGGGAAATCCTGATGCAGGGGTTCTGCCTTCGGGCGCTCATTCAGCTTCTTCTCGAAATACCGATAGGCGAGAAAAATTGCCAGACCGGAAATCAACAAGGGAGCGCCAAACTGATTGAGATACTGGAAAAGTTGTTCAACTGTCATGGCACGATATCATAGCAGCATGGCGGGAAGAAAGTCAAGTGAAAATTTTCTCAGATAGATCGCCCTGACCTATCCTGGCTATCCCACGAGAGTTACAGCACAGATCAGGGCGTGACACCGTTCAGCAGACAACCTAGGAGGGGAGACTGAACGGCGTTTCGTTTTTACATTGCGTCTAAAGCGTCCTCTACGAGGCCATCAAACACTGTCGCAACATTACGAGCGTTCGGATCTTCCTCGTCATCAAATAAGATTCGGAACACCATCGCAGCGGCCACTTTTGCGGCAGCCTGGGCTTTGTTAAAAACCTCTTTCCCGGACTCGAACGCTTCTTTCCCGAGTTCAAAAATCTCCCGTAATTCTTCAGTGGTTTTCTCATCAGCCATCGCATTCACGACGGATTCAGCCGTTTCTGCGATTTTCTGAAAATCAACCTCTCTCGATTTCATTTCTTCTGTCACTGAGCAACACCTCCTTTCCTTTGAAGTAAAAAATGTCATGGAGTCCAGCGCCATTTTCAAAACTTCCTGCTTGTCTTCATTCGACAAGACCCTGTACCACTGTCGAATCTCCTGGGCCGGGTGTCCGGCAAGCTGTTCAATCTGTTCGCCGAGCGTCAATTCAGTACCTGTTCAGAAACCTTTCTTGTGCGAGGGTTCGCATAGACCAGTACAAACTCAAACCACGGGAAGAGTTCACAGGCCATTTTGAGCTTATTCCATCCGTCTTCTCGCATGGCATCTTTATTCGCCTTCACTTCCACGATCCGAAGCCGATCTTGAAACACCACCAGGAAGTCAGGTTTATAGGACATCTCATTGACTTTCCCAGGAATGCCATGCACAAGAATCAATTTGAATGGTTCAAACCGATAGTCTTCAATTTCTCCGGCAAGCTTCAATGGGACCAAAACAGACGACTCATAGAACTTCTCCGTTTTATTCTGTCCGGCATAAACAGTTTTAGGGCGAACGCTTCGACTCACAACAGCACCACCCCCTGGCGCGTCTTCGGCTGTCGTTCCGGTTCCGGTGCTGGCGTCTTTTTGTGCTCATGAAACCGTTGTAAAGACTGAACGACACGGCTTTTCAGCGTCTCCTCAATAATGCGTTCATGCGACTGCGCGACATAAGCCGTATGGCATGTCTCACAATAGTATCCGGCCTTGCCGTATCGCGCACAGACAAGAATCAACTTCGTTTTATCAAACGACACACCACACTCCACACACTGGGCCTCTGTCGGAAATTCTGTCGCCCGGGTGTAGGAGATCTTACGCTGTGGTGGTTGTGTTCGTCGTTTCATCGTTTTAGGCTTGTTTATTTTTTCACGAATGTCAACAAAAATTTTCACTTTCCTTCGTATGCACCGCCTCAGCCGCCGTCAGCAGCACGCGTCGTTTGTATTGCAAGGGCAATTCCTGTGGCTTCCTGGGAAACACAGCAATCGTCGCAACAAGCAGGCGGCACAAATGCACGGTATTCGTCTACCTCACCACCATGTCCGCCAGCATCCAGGCGGTTTTCAGATCCGCATAGAGTTTGCGCCCTTTGTCCTGCCCGAAGGCATCCCAGGCGAAAAAAAGAAAGAGTTTCAGTTTTCTGAGGGTTGTTCGCATATCAATTCCCTCGTTTGTATGCAATGACCGGCGTGGTCAGCGCCTTCTCATGATCCCACCCGTACACGCAGACGCGCATGTACAGATTCGAGCGCGTGATGCCCAGCGCCTGCTGTGCCGGTTCACGCGCCCAGAGACGCAACAATTGCGTCTTGCCGTTCAGTGTGAGGTAAATCTCATCCTTCGTATTGTTCGCGCCGCCTATTGAGCGCAATTCAACACCCAGCGCCCGTAAATGTTCCCGGATGGTATTCTTGTGGATATCAAGCCGGGCCGCAATGTCACAAGGTCGCATCCCGCGATCCTGATACCACTCCCGGATCAGCCGGTTGACATCGTCATGCGTCAGATCCGGCGCGTTCAGGGCCTTCTTGATATACGGCAATGTGGCGTTATTCCATATCATCTCGTTTTTTAAACTAGCGCGAATTCCCGTGGAATACGCACTTGCGCTTTTTTCACGCGTTTGTGTTTGTAAAACCACGTCATCAGACGCTTCCGTTCAAAGTCGTTCCAGCCTAATGCCTGCTGTGCTGCTGTCACGATATTTGGCTGCATGGCATCCAGAGGATGATACCACATCGGCAAGACTTTCCTGACGTGTTTCTCAATGAACTCACAACGCGTCCAGGCGTCATCCGGCCCGGTCCGAAACCCGACCAGAGCATAACTACGAATATGGGTTTTCACCACGCTGTTCCGTTTCAGGGTGTCCACCGCCGTCAACCAATCGTCTACATACGCCATGCTATCCAGCGCTAACCTGACCGTCACCTGTGCGATCTCTGCGATCCGTCTGGCATGATAGTCTGTCAGCAACCGGGCATCCACGCCCTGGTTAAAGTCCGCCCATTCCCACTGTATCAGCCGATCTATCACCTTGTCGAAGTGTGTTTGTGAGGCGGCGAACAGGTTGTCATCGATCAGGACCGGACGATCCGGCCACTCCTCGAATTCCTGAAACGCTCCACAGATCCGGTTGACCCCGCAAAAGCCGCAACGATTCGGACAGCCCGCCGTGGTGCGCGTGGCAAGGGGGTTGATCCGTTGCAAGACGGAAGAATCATTCTCGCCAACCGTGACGTGTGAGAGGTCATCAAAATAGTTCGGCAGTAAGCGCACCGCTGGGCCTCCAATGACCGCCCTTTCCCACATAAACGACTTCTGCAAGAGCCGTATCCGCACGTCTGGAAGATTCCAGGTAAACGGAATCGACACGTACAGTGTTTTCCCGCCTGTCCAGTAGACAGGGCCTTTCGGCCATGTGATCTCCGGGGTGTTCATGCCGCGAATAGCTCCTGTTGTGGTGACAGTTCAACATCAAGAGATGGTTTCTCAATAACGCTGAACCTCACAGGTTCTGCTACTGGTGTAAAAATGACAACCGCGCTCGGAAACGGGGCCGATGAGACTTTCATCTGTCCGTCTTCTCGATATGACGGCAACATCCGGTTAATAAACTTCAAGCGCCCTTTGATAAAACGAATTTCTGACGCCTGCATCGCGTAATTATGCCACCAGCCTGTATCAGTACGAGACGGAACCAAACAGACCACCGTTGCGCCTTGTACGGCTGACAGAAACGCTTTGCGCATCCACTGACCGATCACCCGTCCATAGGGAGGGTTCATCCAGCATACGCCCTGCCAGTCTTGTGATAACCCGTCGTCAGCCTTCGTATAAAACCGTGGACATGTCGCGTTTTCTGCTGAGGCACAGACATCAACGGTAAACGAGAATTCCCGGTGCAGTTTGTTAAACAGCCAGCGCGGGGTTTCCCAGTGTTCCGAGTAAGATGAGAAAACGCCTTTGTTAAGCACGCCGCCCCCGTCGCTTCTGCTCGTATTTCGTTTTCCCGCCCCGCACGGTTGCCGGGTGTGCCATCTTTGCGTTATCTTCCCACACGCCGCCGATCAGCGTCTGGTGAAACGTCCGGCTCGTTTTCTTGCCTTTTCCGGCAGGCGTCTGTTCGACGCATTCCCGCCGTGTCCCGTTCTCACTGATAACTATCATCGTGTTTTCTCCTCCGGCCAGTGCGCTTGCACAAATGCCCGCAACCCTTCCAGGTCACGAAACACCGGTGCAAGATCGGCCTTGTGTTGCACGAACTGCCAGACCGTGCCAACCGGCAGGCCGTGGCGTTCGGCAATGGTGTTGAGTTGTTCCACCAGCACCTCGGCTGGTGACATGGTTATCGACATGGTTCAATATCCCTCGGATCGCCCTTCACTCATGATGAGCGCCCCCTTTTCGGACTCTCCAGTAGGCCAAGATGTAACAAAACAACTACTGTACGGCGTAGAGGAGGAGGGTTTGTATGAAAAACCACGGGCGGTTTCCCGGTCCCGTTCCCCGTCCGATTCGTCCGGTCTCGCATATTCGCGGAGGAAGGGAGGGCGATCCCTTCTACGTGTCTTGAGAAATAATCAGCGATCCGAGGGTGTCCTTTCGTTCTCGTACAACCAGCGGGCGCACAAATTGATCTCGGTGATAGCAGGCCACGACCGCCGCCTCTCGCGCTCGGCGTTTCGTCAAGACCGACAAGGCCAGAGCCGCCGCCTCATCCGGTGACTGTGGTTGCGATAAGCGCACTTCGTCAAAGTACAAATCGCAACACACCCGCCCCAGGGCGTCCAGCGTCGGCTGTATATCCGTATCCTGTTGTACGGCGATGTCCTGACGGCGGCGGTGTTCTGCGCCGATCTTAGCCAAGGTATTCAACAAATTCGCGTACTTTTGCATAATGAAAATAACCTCACTCGCTGAAAGACATTATCATTTCGATCCTGGGCACGGTCAGCATAGGCAGCCGCATGCGCCGCTATCAACACCGTGACAGATCGCATAAACGCATCGCCCGTTTGCGAAGGCGTCATCAAGGTTAACCGGTTCCAGTCTTGCTCGGTGAGAGTCGGTTCAGGAAAGGGCATCTGCATCTCACACGTTCCCCTTAACCGTAATCGTAATGTCTTTGGCCTCAAGAACGCCATCCTTCATCCAGGATACGAGGAGTTCAAGAGCATTACGCAATCCACAGAAGCCTTCAATGCGTTTCGGTTCCCCTGTGCCGATCAGCGGGAGATCGCGCTCCTCGCCAGTATAGCACAGCCAGGCATTCGTTTTCGTGCCGGATCCTGGCCGGTATGAATGCTCGATATCCTCACCACAATAAGGCTGTCCGTCTATATGTATCGTGCAAATTAACATCTCAATAGCTCCTCGTCTGCCAGTCGTCCGGCACGTCCGGCGCGGGCTGGTGATGGCGCTCCAGGTTCTCGAAGCGGGTGTATTCTTTCAAGTAGGACAAATAGGCCGTTCCAATTTCACCGTTTCGTTGTTTACGGAAAAGAATTTCTGCAAGACCCTTGTCTGGGGTCTCTGGATAATACACCTCATCGCGATAGATACACATCACGACATCCGCATCCTGTTCAATCGCGCCTGACTCTCGTAAATCCGACAAAATAGGGCGCTTATCGGTTCGAGTTTCACAGGCCCGGCTTAATTGCGACAGGGCCAGTACAGGCACGTTCAACTCTTTCGCCAGGGCCTTGAGCGACCGGGAAATTTCCGTGACTTCCTGCTGCTTATTTTCCTGTCTCCTGCGTGTCGTCATGAGTTGTAGATAGTCCACAATGACCAACCCAAGTCCGTGTTTCATCTTGAGTTGCTTCGCCTTCGCTCGCATCTCAAGAATATTCAGGGCTGGGGTGTCGTCAATGTGAATCGCGGCCTTTGCCAGCACTTCAGCAGCATAAGCTAACCGCTCCCAATCTCCCTCTTGTACCTGTCCGGCGATCAGCTTTCGATAGTTGACTTTCGCCTCAGAACATAGCAGACGCATCCCCACTTGTTCTTTCGACATTTCCAGGCTAAAGATCGCCGTTGGGATCTGGTGTTTCGCTCCGGTATATCGTCCGACACATAAGGCTAACGCCGTTTTTCCCATGCTCGGACGCGCGGCCAGGATAATCAAATCTGAAGGTTGTAACCCAGTGGTCAGATAATCGATCTCCGTGTATCCGGTAGGGACGCCCGTCACGACCTGTTTCTTTTCAGCCAACTCCTCCAGCAGTTCGAAACTCTGCTTGACCAACACGCCTGAACTCACAAAGCCCTGTTTCACATGGCCCTGCGCCACATTAAAAATCATATTTTGTGCATCTTCCAAGATGACAGACGCTGGTTCCTGGTCGTCATGACAGCGACAGGCGATCTGGATGCTAGCGTTCATTAACCGGCGTGAAATCGCTTTTTCGTGAACAATCCCCGCATGAAAGGTGATGTTTGCCGCTGAAGGAACCTGATCAACGAGTTCAGCAAGATAGGCCGGACCGCCGATCTCTTCAAGTTGTTTGCGGCGTTCCAATTCATCACGTAAGACAAGCAGATCGACCGCTCCCTGCTGTTCGAGACACGTCAACATCGCCTCGAAAATCTTCCGATGGTTCAGGCGGTAAAAGTCTTCTGGATCGAAAAGTTCTAACGCGGCGTACAGGGATGCGTTTTGCACCAGCACCGCCCCTAAGACGGCTCGCTCAGCGTCCAAATTGAACGGTGGCGGTATTTCTGCCTTGCGATACATGGTCTGTATCGTCGCATGTTCATAGGTTTTCGGGTTACTCATTGTGCCCCTCCAATACCGGCCACATATCCGGTCATGCGGTGTTGTTGCTCAGGTGGTAACTTCGTCTCTTGTACCGCATGCGGAACCCGGTTGTACTGGCGTTCTTGTGTGTACCGCTGCGGTGTCTGGGCTTTCACGTAATTCTGATATTTCCACGGCCATCGCCTTCGAGAACCACGGATAGTGAGATAATGGCTCTTATAGGCTTTTGCTGACATGCCAAACTGGTATTCATCATGCTCTTCCAGGAACTCATCAAGGTCTGTAATCCAAAACTGCAATTCGCGCTTATCCTGTTTGAAAAGCGTCAACAGCTTCCCTTTTTCATCGTCTGTCAGGTAGACATGCTGATATTCCCCATACGGTTTCTCGTCAGGGTCAGGTTCGGTTTTGACGCGTCGTCGTGTCTTTTTCCCTTTTCGAGAAGGGGGGGATGAAGCCGTGTCATCCTGCGACGAATGTTCTTTCTTTTTTTCTTCACTCTCAGTATTATTCTTTAATTCAGATCTACGTATCCTTATATCAGTATTACGTTGTGTCGGATTTTCCACCTTCTGGTTTTTCAGTAATCTGGATGACTCGTCCGGTTTTAGGGCGTTTTCACGAGATGACCAGATTCCTGACTTCCCGTCCACTGGTGTATCCATATAACCAGATTCCTGACTTCCCGTCCACTGGTTGTGTGGTGGATATGTTTGTGTCAATGCCTGTAGAAACGCCCCGTAGAGCGGGTGATCTTTTGGCACTTCCACCACGGCTGTTTTCCACTCTTGCACCCGTCCGCCGTCATCTCTCACGGCAAATTTCCGAAAATAGCCATACTGTTTGAGTTCACGCAAGGCGGCCCTGGTCGCATCGCGCCCTTCTGTGGCATGGGCCATTAAGTCTTGTTCAGAACATTCCCACCCGTCGCCATGTCCTACGAGATAGGTGAGGATGCCTTTGGCCCTCCAGGACAACCGGGTATCGTCGAGAATCGGATATTTATGAATCGTAATTGAGTCTGTCAGTACTTTCTGCACGCGATAAATCATGTGTCGCTTCCCTGTTTCCTTTCCCTGCTATGCGTAGTGTATCCTGTGTGCCATCCGTCGTGTCCGCCATTGTTTCTCTTGCGTCTCTGCCTGTTCAAGCGCCACTGTTGAAACGTCCTGCAATTCCTGCACCGTCACCTCATCCACGCCCGCCGCCTGGCAGAATGCATATTCCACCAGTTCAATCTCAACCGCCGCTCCGCCGTCACTCGCCGCCCAATACCGGATATTCCATTGCGCATCCGGTCCTTTCGCAATGCGTGTCACGACGACAGGCTCACCGTCTCGAAAGAGGACGGGCCACTGTCCGCCGTAGACGACCTGGATACCCTTGTAAAAGAGTTCTTCGCGATACTTCCAGTAGACACGCCCTAAGCATTTGACACGCTTCCGGTCCAGGGCCTCGTCCGGGCGATGTTTCGCCTGATCAGCCATTTGTCGCAGGAATGTCCGTTCTTCCTGACACCATTTCGGGCGAGGACAGACAGCTAAATTCAGGGCGTAGGAAATTTCAATTGGTGTCATATCATCACCTCATGCGGCAATTGCTGTCCGTTCTTGTCGAACTGGTCTCTGATGTGGTTTCGGATCTTTCGGTGCAAACCGTGGACATCCAGCGGCGAGTAGTTCCAGCATGAACCAGCCCATTGACGTCGCAAGATCGCCTTTTCGTAGGTTCAATTCCTGCTGGATCTTCCGAGACGTCCGGCACATGCGTTTACAATTTTTACACGTTCGTGTCGTTGCCATAGCACATCACTCCGCTATTCCAGGGCGATTAGCGCTTCAACGTCTGCCGTGATGGTCGCTGTCTTTTCGACAAAGCCCAACAGATGACAGATCCGCGCTAACACGCCCTGGAACGTGATATAGTCGTGTTCATCTTCGTACAACGCCTGAAAAAACAGGGATCGGAAGAGTACACAGGTCTTTCTGTCGTTCAATTTCGTTCGAATGACTTTCGGTTGTTGTGGCATGATATTACCCTCACTTTTTCCAGTTGCGGAATTTCTTCGGCTGCTGCTTACACCCGTTAACGTGCTTCCTAGCGTAGTGTTCCGCTTTCAACTTCTGGTACGTGGCCCGCACGCTATCGGGTTGTAGCGAGATCGTCCCGCGATACTCTTGTTTCGGCAGCAGCGTCTCAATGACGTTTTTCGCCTTCTCGACAAAGGCCATTTTTACCCGCCCGAAGACGCCGGGCAGCCAGACGCGCTTGGCGTTCGAGAAGGTACGGTATTTTTGGTTGCCTTGATAGAACGTCCCGGCCTGTTGTGCGAGACGCCGCAAGGCTTTGGCTGTCTTTTATCGCATAGTACTCCTTGTGGTGGTAGCGAGGCTCAGATTTGAACTGAGAATTTTGAGCTTATGAGACTCACGGCCTACCGGATTGGCCTACCTCGCTACACATAAATTTTCTGTCTTTGCCTATTATGCAGGCGAACACACCATTTCTTTCCTCAGTAATTCCGAGAGAGACACTTCACGCGACACGTTCAAAAAAGGATTTTGACGTTGCAGACAGGTGTCACCAAAACGAGACAGAGGCAGCATGCACGGTTGCCACTCATCAAAGATGCCGGCGCTGGCTTAATCGTCTCACGTATTAAGCTGCAATTGCGAACATCCGAGATATATCATTGTCGCGATTGACACGGGCCTCCGTCTCTGTATAGGATGCGCTCAGCATGACATGTGTTGGCGTCTGCACCCTTGCGTCTGCGTTCCCTGGTACGAACAGAGAACGCTAACATTCAAAGAGCAAAACACGAACTTCAGTAGTTATCTTTGACGCCATCCTGAGCGCGGTTGCGTTCCATGCCGTTCGGATGTACAGGCCGCCGCTCCCGGTTGTTTGGTGGCCGTTCGGCCTGGGATGACTGGCCTGTCCTGGTGACAGGAACACATCTGATTGTGCTCTGCGGTGGGGACTTGGGCCTTTTCAGTAATTCCCGTATACGTACCCTTTCAGGCTCCTACCACCAAATTTAAGGATTTGAACGCACGGCGCTACTCTTTTTGCTGAGCATCCCTTCTAATGCTCACCCCAACCGAGTCGCAGAGAGGGTCTTGTTTGCACAAGCCGCAGAACACACATTTCCTTCAAAGAACGCACTCGACTTTTCTTGATGCGTAAGATGTCAACAAGGCCGGATCTTGCCGTACAGGGAACCCGGTCAGGCTATGCCTCGAACAGCCCAGCCCGTGACAAACCTTACTCCGTACAGACTTCAGCGACACCCACGATCTGCTGGTGTTGAATGGGCAGAAGGGCGTCTGGCGTCTGCACTGGTGTCAATGCGTCGAGATACTGTTGGCCTTTTCGGTACTCCTCTGGATTTAACCGAAACAGCCGATTCAACAGAAAGATCACCTGCTGGTCTGGGTTCACCTCCGAAATGCAGGCTGATGGAAGCCACGTGCCTGCGAGCATCTTGACCGCGGCAGGCGGCCTCCGTAACGGGCGCTGGATGGCCCGGCATTGATAGACATAGGTTTTTTCGTCGTGTTCTAACAACATTTCAAATAAGTCTCACGATCCAAAGCACGAACGCATAGGTAAGCCACATGCCAAGGATCGCGAGAATTAAAACAAAACATATCTGTTTCATCGTTCATGTTCGCCTGTGGCTGAACTGGCTTGGGTGCGTGAGCTTCGGCCCTGATCAACCCCTGAATGCCAGCCACAGGCGATATCAATTACGTCAACAGGGCTTCTTGTTGGCCCTGTCCTTGCGTTCTGACCTCTTGCAAGACGACAAAGAGCGCGTTCCAGTCTTTGGCGTCAAAGGCATTGTTGCCCTTGTCCACCAGGGCGCTCAAGCCTGAATCTTCTATTTCTTCCATCCAGGCCGTGTAATCCGTCTCTGACAACGTACCGTTTCCACTAAATTGCTGTTCAAGTTGTCGTAACGTTGCCATGTCTTTTGGTTTGGCGTTAAAGGCACTCGACAGGGTAATCAGTTGCGCCTTCCCTTCATCCGTCTGTTTCATAATAGCGGCGAGTTGTTTATAGTGCTCTTTCGTGAATGGCTCATCGTCTGTCGATGGCGCTTCGTTGCCATTGGAAGAAACAGGCTGAATAGGAACCTCCTCCACGTTTTTAGGCACGTTTGTCACAACAGGCGGCGTTCCGGGTGTCAGGGCTGGACGATCTGACTGGGCATGGTCGCCTTCCGATAATGTTCGCCCTTTGTCCTGACTGAAGAAAGCCGCTATCGCCTTCTCTTTCCGTTCTATCCCGTCTTTCGTTAGATCCGGACGCAAGGTCAGGACAGGAAATTTCCGCAAATTGTTTTCTTTCCCGCCCTTTTTGATCCCCTTCTGCTCGACTTTTTCCACGGTCAACACAAACGGCGCTCCAAACAGATTCAAGTCATACACACTCTGTAAGACATTCAAGGTGTCCGGGATGCTGCTCTGTTCTCCACGGGTTTCCACCTGCGTAAAACAGGGAATGCCATCTTCCAGGAAATCCGTGAGCATAAAGAACAGGCGCAAGACGTACTTTTCCGTCAAGTTGTACTGTTTGACATATGCCTCATACTCTGCTTCAGAGACCGTCATAGGCGTCAATGTCTGGACGTCGATTGTCTCAAACGTTTCAGTTGGTGTTTCACTCCACCAGTCAATATACACGCGTCCTTGAATGGCTCCGCCTTTATTCCTGGCCTCGATAAAAACAGCACAGACGTCTTCCCGTGAGGCTTTCGGAAAGAAGATATGGAGCCGCTTCGGGTGGTTGAACTTCTGTGTAAACCGTTCAGCAAAGTGCCCGGACGGTTTGAAGTAATCCAGACTCTTACAGTGCGCGCCCTTTGTTCCGGACGCCGCCACCTGTTCGCCGGTATGCAGGATCAGATCCACCGCTTTCCGGCTCGATACCGTGTTTTTTAAGCGTGTAAATTTCATACCGTAAAGCCCTCCTGTTCCAGGTATTCCCGGATCGCGTCCGCATATGAGATATATGTGAAGTTCTCCTCCCCTGGGCTGAATGGTTTGTCAGAAAAGGTGAGCACGTTCTTTTTCAGAAAGGTCTTGCCGTATTCATACCACCATTTATTCGCCATGCCCGCCAGGATCGCAAACGGCGTGTGCTGGCGTTCATCCATGTGGTAGAGATCGCGGGATCGGCAATTCCATTTCTTCGGGCTGACGTTGAATAAGTGGATTGGCAGATCGGCATAGTCTGGGAAGTTGGCCCGGAACAAAAGTTCATAATAGGCGAGTTGATATTCATAGTCTTGAATGTCCTTATAGGACTTTTCCCCTGACTTCCAATCGACAATCCAGATGCCTTCATATTTTCCGGCATTTTTGCGAGGCATCCCGACAATATCAATCCGGCTACCGAAATAAAACGACACGGGTTCCTGCGTTACGGGATGTGGGAAGGTCCGCAAGATGGCAGGGACTTCCACCGCAAGAAATTGCAGATCATAGGTATCCACCCATTGACAGAGGCTTGCGAGGTGTCGTTTGCCTTTTTGTTCCCAGGCTGGCCGGGAATATTGGCAGTCATGCGACAGATAAAAATTTACAATTGCCTCAGGCAAGTGGATGGGATCGTACTGCAACCCTGCTCTCACAAATTCCGGGATCTGTCCGTGAAAGAACGTGCCATAGTCGCGGGCCTCTTTCGTCAACAGATCGGCGTCAACGGGCATCTCCCCCATAACGGCCATGTGTACGCCATTTTTGAATTGCCAATTCGCAAGAAAGGGCGACTTGCCCCCGGACGCAGAGGTGATGGACGTCACGCCGGGAACCGCTTCTTTGTCATCCTGAAGGTATTTCGGCGTGAAGTAAATATGGTCTTCGCCAGGGTGATCTAAACAGAAGATCGCTTCTTGCGCTTCTAAAAGTCCGGCTTCGAGATGTAACATCGAAAACAATGCTTGTGCTTCCATATCCGATCCCCTCCTAGTAGGGCGTACAGCCCGAATTCATAAACAGTATCACGAACACGACAAACACGAACACAAACCAATAGATGTATTTCATGCCGCGACCTCCTCTAGACAATACCGCCCGCCGGTGCCATTGTAGCCACCCGGGATCAGGCGCAGCTTAATGACATTGTCCGGCGTCGGTGCGTTTGCTGCCCGGATCTTCCGGATTGCCGCCTTCGCCAGATCGGCGTATTCAGGATACCGCGCGATCACCGCGTTCAGGGGTTCAATGTCCATATCCTTCGCCTCGTCCACAGGCGCGATCAGGACGTTGCCGATCTGTAACAGGGCCTTGACGTTCCGGGTCATGGTTCCGAGTTCCACACGCAAGGGCATAAGACGATGGTCAGTCAGATTGTGAATTTCGGCATGATAGGCGCTGTCTTTGTTGGACATCTTGGTGTGATTTTGAAGATTAGTAATCGTATTCTTGACGCGCTGAATCCGCGTCTGCATGTAGGCGGCCCAAGTGTCAAGGTTGGTATCGAGCGCGGCGACTTCCGGGATTGGGACACCGCCCATGCGGACGATTCGGCAAAAGTGTTGGATCGTGCGTTCCAGGTCGGCTTTGGCCTCTCCCGCCCACTGGAACAGTTCATCATCTGACGCGCCGGAATCGTTATATACCCAGGCGTCATGCACGGCCCCTTGATGAATGAGCGTCAGTTTCCCGGCCTGTTTGAGTTGGCTGAACTCGTAATAATTGAGTTCGCTCCCATCGCTACAGGTGTACCGGCCATGCTCATCCGGCTTGTTTGGTCGTAAGAAAATTTGCATAAGGCTTGACAAAATTCCGTTTGGATGCGATAGTATGTGCAGTCGTTCGCGATTCCCTCAAGAATGACTGACTGCATCACATCCCGGTCGCGTTGCAGCGCGTCCGGGACGCCATCCGTTCGGAATTCCCTCTAGAAAAGTGTGAAAGAGCATCTCATGTCAAAATGAAAATTTCACTACTTTAGATACAGTAAAAGAAGTGAACCTTATTGTCAAGTGAAATTTTCATTTAATTGAAAATAATTCTTCATGACATCCGAATTCGCCTTGTTTTGTAGGAGAAAAAAAGTGAAGATAATTAACGGGTGTTTTCTACTTGACAAAACCTTCAATATACTGAATTATTTCTAAAACAGAACATCTACGCTCAGAAAAGGAGACTTTATGCATACACAGAAAGATTTAGAAAATGTCGTAATTGGTGAGTTGTTAAAGGCCAGACGCAGCGAAAAAGCAATGACAATCCTTGAGTTATCGGACAAGGCGCAAGTCTCATCTGGGGCGCTCTCTGGCATCGAAAACGGGAAGTCGGCTTTACGTGTGACGACGTTGATGAAAATTCTTGGGGCACTGGATGAAGACTATTCGGCCTTCATGCAGGACGTGCAAAATGCGCTAAAAAAAAACTGCATACCGAAGGCGTTCTCGATGCTCAACTAGAGGGGTTAGAAGCGATGTCTAGAAATGAAAATATTCCAGCAGAAGAACGGGGGAAGATTCGGGAAATCTGGCGAATCATCAAGGATTTGCTAAATCCGGCAAATCACATTGAGTATGTCCGACGAACAACCAAAACATTTGAAGAAGAGCCCTTACTCAAGAAGCGAGACGATGAGAAGGATATCCCGACGAATCCGGCAGAAGAACGCTAAGCCCGTCCAAATGACTCCGTATAGCGCCATTGCACATACTGGATGGCGTGCTTTGCCCACACGACCCAATAGATCGTCCAATAGGCATTCCGAAAGCAAAAATACCAATCTTCATCACGGAAGTGAAAGATTGCCAGGAACTGGACGAGTTGTGTCCAGGCCAACAACTCGTAGAGCGCTAAGGCGAGGGTGAGGAAGCTGGCATAGCCTCTCAAACTGTGTAAGCGGTTATCACCCCGTAAAAGAACTAATGTGTAACCAGACAAAACAATTTGAAGCAGCAGGTTGGCAAAAATGTAGGTGTTATCTGTTGTTAGTCGTAGTAGTAAGTCTAACATTACTGTTCTCCGGGTGTCCACCAAAACGCGAAAAGACTTCTCTTCAACAACCTCTGACTACATCGCAACCCATCCAAAAAGTCAACTAATTTTTTCACGATTCCCTGAAATTGTGAAAAGATCCACTTGTTAGTCAACGCCTGCCACGAAAAGCGAACAAACGTCAAACAATACTCAAAAAAAAGACAATTTTCCCGCCTAATTGTGAAAAAAATACTTTACAGAAAACCTGTGGTGTGATGTGATTTTTCTCGTTGATTGGAAGAAAGGCGGGCTGACGTAGCTTGGTCGGCAGCAGCCCGCCCGGATAACCTCAGACTCATAGGGTGAGGCTATGAGCGAGATCGCAGGACAGTCTAGCACCCCCTCAGAATTTGTCAAGCGATACCCGCCTGTTGCCCTCTAATTTTTTGTGTCAGCACCAGTACCGATTTCAGTTGACCCTGAATTTCAGGCGTTAATTCCTCCGCTAACCCATGAGGAAAAAACAGAACTCGAAAACAGTCTCCTTCGTGAAGGCTGCCTTGACTCCATAAAAGTTTGGAAAGAAGGCAATATCCTTATTGACGGGCATAACCGTCTTGATATTTGTACGCTTCATCAGATCCCGTATCAACTCACCTATTTGTCCTTTCCCTCTCGCTATGCCGTGGTGATCTGGATAATCACCAACCAGCTCGGACGGCGCAACGTGACAAAGGAACAGAAAAGCTATTTGCGCGGGAAACGGTATGAGGCGGAAAAAAAGAATATTGGTGGAAACTATGGGAATCAATATACAAAGGCTATAGATCAAAATGATCTAAAGCCAAATCATACAGCAGAAAACCTCGCACAAGAGTTCAACGTGTCTGCTCCCACTATCAAACGTGATGCGCAATTCGCGAAAGGCGTTGATTTGGTTGGCGCGTCCAATCCAGCCCTTCGGGAACGAATTCTTTCAGGACAGGCGAACATTCCGAAACAAGACCTTCAGGCCCTTTCTGCCTTAACGCCACCTGAAACCCTGGCCGGGTTTGATGACGAAGACGATGAAGATGATGAACCCTGTTATGATGGCGGGATGGCCTATTGTAAATATTGCTATACCACCCATGATGAATGGGAGATTGGTGAAGGGTTTGACTGTCTTGCCTGGATTTGTCAACGTTGCAATCATGCGACGGCTGATGACTTCATGGAGATGAAAGACGATGAAACAGAAGGAAAAAGCTGCTATAATTGCACGCATTATCATTCTGACGGGCATCATGAAACGCGATACTATTGTGATGTAATCGGCGCGACATTCCACGATAACGAGGGATTAGATCACCCGTACTGTCACTATTCTGAAGAAGAACCACTTGTCTTTCAGACAGAGGAAGATGTTCTAAAAAGGGCGGCTGAAATCAGAAGGTCGAAAAAGCCTCATGTCGCGAATAATTCCGGTGACAACGAGTGGTATACTCCGAAAGAATTTATTGAAGCCGCCCGTTACGTGTTAGGAACCATCGATCTTGATCCGGCCTCCTCTGAAAGTGCAAATAAAATAGTTCAGGCAGTAACGTTCTATACGGCGATTGACAATGGCTTACAACAAGAATGGTTCGGGAAAGTCTGGATGAATCCCCCATATGAAGCCGGATTAATTGATCAATTCTGTCTAAAGCTTAAAACAAGCATTGCTTGTCAGGACGTGTCTGAAGCCATTGTTTTGGTGAATAATGCTACTGAAACACAATGGTTTTTTAATCTTATCTCCGTTGCCTCTGCAGTTGTGTTCCCTACAAAACGGGTTCGGTTTCTTTCTCCCGAAGGGAAACTCGGATCTCCCCTACAAGGACAGGCCCTTGTGTATGCCGGGCCGCATAGCCAAACATTCCTTGAAACTTTTGCCTCGTTCGGATGGGGGGCGCGTCTATGAGTTTTAAGGACAACTTCAAGAAGGGACAAATTGGCGAAAGCCTTATTGCACGATGGTTGAAGCGTCACCATTATCATGTGTTGCCTGTCTATGAAGTGGAAATGGATACCGGGAAGGGACCGCGATTGTTTAGCCCTCAACAACAATTGATCGCCCCTGATATGTTGGCCTTTACAGACAAAAAGACGATTTGGATTGAAGCGAAACATAAAACCGCGTTTTCCTTGTATCGAAAAACAGGACAATGGACAACAGGGATTGACTTGCGGCATTATCGTGACTATTGTGAGGTCGATGACACGACACCCTTTGATGTGTGGCTACTCTTTTTACAACAGGGAGGACATGCAAAAGATTCCCCAGAGACATCACCATCAGGGCTTTATGGAAACAAGCTGGAATATTTACGTGAACATGAAGATCACAGATCGGATAAATGGGGGGCGTCAGGAATGGTATATTGGAGCATACACGCCTTAAAAAAACTTGACTCGTTAGAACGTGTTTACGGAAATATAGCGCCTACCCAACTCTCTCTTTCTGTTGAAAAACATGGGAGATCCGGGCATAGTACAAATTTGATTGAAAAGACCCTAAAAACCGCTTGACATCCCGGCCCCGCTATGCCACCCTTCTTGTGTCGAAAACGTGTTCCGTGTGACTTTTCGCAGAGGCCAGCGGAACGTGTTGGATGTACAGGCGGCGCACGGGTGTATTCAGTCATGCCGGACGCGAGCATGCTTCTGTGATAGGGATGTTCGTGATCTGGCGGCCTTCCTGACAATCGGTGCGCCGCTGTTTGCTTGATGGCAACAAGTTTTCAGAAACGGGAAAAAATATGAAGCACATCTTTAAACCGAAAACGATTGCTGGCCCTATAACGTTTTCAGCAGATGAGCGCGAACAGATGCAGGCGCGTATCGCACGGGAACAGAAACGGATGCGCCGCACGATGAAACGGTTGCAGGATGACCACGATCCGGATCTCGCGCATCACATGCAAGAGCCCACCATCACGCAATGTGACCGCTGCGTGAACCAATTCTCACGGCTCTATGGCCTATGTCCGATCTATGCCGAATTGCGAGACGCCCTGGAAGACATCAGCCGGCAGTTCACCGTGGCCCGAGAGCTGTCATGTGAGTTTGAAGACAACCCCTGGCTGAACGCCTGCAAATTTTCCTGCGACTTTTTTGAGGACCAGCCGTGATCTGCCCGCACTGCAAAGGGACACTCACGCCCGCCCATCTCGCCTCAGTGACCGCGCCAGTCCTGAATACGGACTATCACTGTCTGCGTTGTAATCTGCGCCTGTCTGTTGTGCCGATCGTCAGAACGGGTTTCGCCCGTTCGCCCGTCTCGTCCCGTTTGACAGCGAAGAACGGCGACAACAGCAGCCAGTACGCATGAAATGGTGTCTGGGGACAAATAAGAGTCCGGCCTTTCGCAAAATATAGCCCGCAGGCTGCGAAAATGACGCCGTGCGCTGTCAAAATGTGAAATGGGTACTCAGACGTCTTGCGTGGGAATGATGAAGGTGTGAGGTGGGAAAATAAGCTGGATCGGAAGCTTCCGATCCAGCTTGTGGTTATGTTGCCCGGTTATGGGCGTCTCGAACCTGTTGGATATATGTTTTGTGAGATTCTTTCAGAAACCGTCGGGCATACAGGTTGACGGAATCCTCTTGGCATTGTTCGATAGCCGCGAGGCTGAGCGCCTCGAAAAGTTCCTCACCGCAGCGGAAATAGACCTCATATTGCTTGCTGCCTTTTTTATTGGGGACGCCTTTTTTGCGCCCCCCGGCAAATGTGCCCTGTCCTGGTTTGCGTCCTCGCGCCACTATACCACCTTATGCAAAATGATATCTTGATCACCGTCTGTAAGCATTGGAAGGTTTTCTGCTGATGCTAATACGAAATGAGCATCGTTTGCCCCGTAGAATTCAAGAGATCCACCCTGACTTTCTGCCACAAAAAACCCTTCGGGAAGTTCATATTGATGACCTCCGTCGTCATAGCCTTCATATTCTGTTGTGTTCTCTCCCCAGGGTGACAGGCTGTAGCGTGTTCCGAGTTCCATTGAGGCAACATACGCTTTTGTGACCGTAATTTTGTAAATTGTAACCTTTTTCATACCGTTTCTCTTGTGTTGGTTGTTGATCTTATTTTTTCCCTTTCCCTACTAATATAGGGCGTATTTAATATTTTGTCAAGCAAAAAATTAAATAATTAACCCAAGATCCTGGGTTTGCCTGAATAGTGGGCGAAGATTTTTTTGAGAGAACCAGGCCGGACGCCTCCAGCCAGATGCTACAGCGTGTACGGATCGCCCACTTCGCAGCAATGGACGCGATCTATGATATTCCAATACGGCGGGGCCGTGCGCACCAGGCGCAGGCCGTTCGGATCGGGCAGCCAGCGCATGGCCTTGCCGTCTTTGACGAGACTGTAGTCGTCAGGCGTTTCTTCAAAGTCAATACTCACTACTCGTCCTTTGCCTTTTCCGCGATATTTGCCGATGGCCCGAAGGTGCTTTGTCAGGAGGCGTTTGACTTCTTTGCGATTCCCGGAGGCGTAGGCCATCATGCGAGGGACACACAACAACGGCATCGGATGATTGTATTCCCGATATGGCCCGTTGGTGAGATTGAACGATCCTGATGTCAGGGCGAGATGGTCTTGATCGAATTTTTTCCGCCAAAATTGCAGCGTTTCAAACCCGTCCCCATCTGGAAATAAGGCTGAGGCGTGATAGATGTCGCGCCTGGCAATCGTGGATTGCGTCAGGGGCATCTTGATCACATCGGGCGTCTCATCACGTTGTAAGTCTTTGGCAAGCCCTTGCAAAGGGGTCAGAATCGCCCCCAAAATATCGTCAAAATGTGGTGGCTCATAGGGATCGTAATAGATCCCGCAGCCATCTAACCGAAAGATAATTTTGAAATTCATACAATCACCCCGCGATCTCGTAATCGTTGAAATTGTTTCGGATAGTAAAAACGAATATGCTCTAAATCACCATACCTTATGCCAGTTGGGGTCGGTAATGCCCAACATAAGCGGATATCCTCAGGCGTATGAAAACGGTTATAAAAATAACAGGGGTTAATTTCAATCTCATGCTCTATCAGATATGCAAAGACATCTTCAGCAGTCCATCTGCCTAATGGGCAGCATCGCCACTCACCATTTTTTAATTGGTATAGCTCGCCACGTTTCGCAAGGTTCAAATACCGAGAACGACTTTCCTGAGATCGTAATCCCAAAAAAACAACAGAGCAGTCCAATTCCTGCTGCTTTTCATGTAAAACTGCAAGAAATGAATCTTGCGTAAAAACATGAGTTTGGGTACAAATATTTTCAAATCCAAGCTGACATGAATACGAGCGTTCCCATACACTAAAGCCAGGCTCAACTCTATGAAAATTCCATCCTTGCGCATGCGCTACCCGTTCAGCATACACTCGTTTCTCTGGCCAATCACAATCATCAAATTGAATCATGATCGGCGTCTCAGGATAGAGTTCCTTGATCAAATGCGTCATGGCAGTGCTATCCTTCCCGGCACTCCAAGAAATGATGCTCTTGCCTTTCTTTTGAGCCGCATGGATAATCTTTTTTGCATAATCAAGATGTCTGAGATATTCTTGCGTTTTTGCGCGGAGTCGCCAGCGCAGGAAATTCCCTTGTTGTTTTATAAGGTGTCTGTCCATTTTTTAATGACATCATCCGTGCGTTTTAGCTTATTTTTATATAAGATCTGCTCGCGTGTATAGTTAAACTCAAAATCTCGGTTCCATGTGATATTCCCTTCCCAATCACACAGCAGAATCCGTTTTACCATATATTTACACGCTCCCACATCGTCTGTATCACCGAATCGGCTCCATTGATACCTAAATAATTTCGAGAGATCAGGATGGATATTCTCAAGCAAAAAATCCTTATATTCTTTCCACGTTGAAAAGCGTTCAGGGAGGGCTTTAATTGAATACATCAAATTTTCATTTGCATAAATTGCCGCAGAGTGGACTCCTTGTAAGCGTCGTTCTAATTTATCATAGGTTTCAGGTTCAAGTTCTTGTAGTGTGGCAAGGCACCTGAAGGCTTTTTCATGCACAAGATTTGATACGCGCATGGTTCTCAAATCAAGACCAAGCATATACATTTTATCATAAATCTTATTGTATTTTAGATTATTTTCTACCAGATATTTCCAAACGTCTTTATATGTCCAATCAATGATAGGATATGCTTTATGAGGTTTATTTTTTCGACGTAACCAGAATAATTCTGAGTCTTCGCCAAACATAACAAAACGGCGATCTGGACTTTCATCAGCACGTAATCCGATAATAGAAACACTCTTTCCGGGTCGTTTTTTTAGCTGTTGCCCAACCCATAAATTGAATTTATGAAACCTTCTGGGGTATTTTTTTTCAATATCATGAATTGCGATTGGATGCTTTTCTCTCACCCATTGTTCCCCTTGCCCCCATGCCCATAAAAATAATTGTTGATGGCTTGCAGCGTTCGTCATAAATATTGGGACTTGATACCACAAAGGGATAACGTTTGGTTGTGTCATAGCCCATTCGACCATATCAATTGTTCCCTGATATTCGGCTTCCTGGTCTTGGAAATAAAGAATAAACTGACGAGATCTTTTGATAGCCTCTGCATTAACGAGATGGAATAGGGCAGTACTATCTTTTCCCCCAGAAAACGATAACTGAATGTTATCATAATGGTCAAAAAGATATGTAATGCGCTTTTTGACAGCAGACAAGACATCAATTTCTCCATATATTGCAGTCCTGCCCATATTACACCTCCTCTTGAATATCTTCTCCGGCTTCGACAATTTGCCTTTCAATTGAATATGGAACGCCTAAGATTTCAGAAGCAATGCCTTTTAATCCGATCAATCGTTGAATTTCATCAAGCGTCATCCCTAATTCAGTCATAATTTTTTCTTCCGACCAGCCTTCTTTGAGTATTGTAACTAAAGAGGCTTGCAATTCAACCTCATGTTTGCCACGTGCCCGATTATGACGAATTGTTGACGCCATGCGTTCGCTAATATCCTTATTGATAACAGAGACTGGAATCATTCCTTGTTCCCTCTCAAAAATATCAACGTACATCAACATAATACTATACCGATGATAGCCATCAACAATAGTGTATTTGTCTCGTGTTTGATCATAATAACAGACAATCGGCATGGTAAACCCATCTTGTTTGATGCTTTGGTACAAGAGATCCATTTCTCGCTTTGCTACGTGATTTGGGTTATAATCATTCGCTTCAATTTTTTCAATAGGAATAGCTTTAATATTATACACTGGACTTTGGAAATTCATGTTTTAATTCCTCCTGTGACGGCAGCAAATAACACAGAAACGCATACAGCGCTGACAGGTATTTGTCCTTGGCCCACAACTCAAACGCCATCCACGTAGACAGACCGACTGTTCGCATGAGATACGGCGGACAGTCAAGCGATTCCAACACCGTCCGCCCGATCCCATTTCGCAGCGCCCCATTCAACACCTTCCACCAGTCACGCACCTGCACCATATCCGAACAATCGACCTGCCGTTCCTCGAACAGCCAGAACCGGTGCGAACCCGTATTGACTTTGGCTAACAAACTTCCGTGCTTTTTGTAACTGGTGGTGGCATAGGCGGCCCAGTTTGAAGGGAGTTCTTCCCGAAACATCATCTCTCGCACGCCGATCCGATCTAATTCCTGAAACGTCTGTCCATCACAGAACCAGGACGACATCCGTTCCGGTTTCTTCGTGATCTTTTTCTGGGTGACATTCAAGATCGTCTCAAGTTCCTCGGTCCAGGTTCCAAGCCCGTCCCGAAACGAGGCTTCCGTGCAAAACCCTTGCGCTTCCACCGCTTTCCACAGGTTCAGCGGTGTGTGTCGAACGCCTTGTGTTAAGAGTTTCTTTTCGAGTGGTTCCGTCAAGGGTTTCGGCGCGGTCAAATAGCCATAGTTCCAGGCGTAAAACACATCAACACTGACATATTCGCTGCCAGGGACCGCTAAGAGATCGCCATTCGTAAAGGACTTCCCTAATACGTCTTTGCGTGGCAAACAGGCCGTCTGTTGTCCCGTTACCGCACAGACGGCATTAATGGAGTTTGATGGGAGTTCCGGCAATGGAACCCCCTCATGTTGGAGCGCCTGACTAATTAGCGAACAAGGATGCATTTTTGAGACCTCCAATAGATTCGAGATAGTCTAAAATCTCAGATGTCTTCTCAGCGACATACGCATCATACAAGCCAGGATCGGGATAGCCTTCCGGGAACTCGATCTTGACGTTGCCTTCCCCCTTCCGGTTTTCCGCCCCAAGTTTTCCGGATTGCTGGAAGAGAGACAGCATCTTGCCGATACAGGATCGTTCCAATTCTGTCGCATGGTCGAGGATATCAATGCCGCCATCTAAGACCGTCCCTTGCATCAGACATTCCGTATTCGCGATCATCTGGGCGCTTTTCTGCCCATCAACCCGGCCTTCATAATCGTCTTTTCGCGTCAAGAATTCCCAGGTAAACAGACTGGCTGCATTCAGATCGCCGGTATTCCACTCTTGACAGCGAGGCTTAAAATCTAAATTATCAAACCGGCGCGGAACCGTTCGATTGCCTAATGCTGTGCCGAAAATCGACAACGGCAGGACCATGTCTCGAAATTTGTGAAGGCCCGTGGTGCGCACGGCCCCTGACCCGCTGCCAAGTTCTTTTGACAGGGCTTTGGCTTCCTGACTGTTTTCTTCCAGCTTGCCCCCGCTAAAGAGGGCGTAATAGAACCACTCGGAATACGGAGGGTTACTATGACTGGGTTGCAAGCCTAATGCCTGCGTCCAATTCCACGCTAAGAGGCGGCGACAGTTTCCACGAATGGCATTGGCCGCATAGACGGGAAGGACTAAGATTTGTCCGGTCGTGCTTCGGCATTCCTGCCTCCGGTATAAGGTCGAATTTCCGGCCTTTTTGTCGGCCCCGTGCGCCAGCGGCGAAAGACAGGTGATCACCATCGGCAGATTTGGCGTACAGCCCGGCATGGCGGTTCCCATCTCACCCACGTCCGGGATCGTCATATCTTTTAATGCGTTATCAAAGTCTTCTTCAGTTTTCAGGGAACAACAGATCATACTCGCAACCCGTGGGTATGATCGCAGCCAGGATAACACGCCCTGACTCTCCGAGGCGTTCACTACTGTCAGAAAATCAGCAACGGTCTTGCCTCCGATATATTCCAGTTCAACATTGACGCTTCCGGCCAGCCGTTCAATAAACCCTAACAATGACTGTTGTGTTCCGGCCTTTACGATCTGGTCGGTGTAGTAATCAGCAAACCCGCGATGGAGTTTGATGTTGGATGCGCGGGAAATCGCCCGCATCATTGACATCGTTGCGTGTAATGTACTCATAATAATTTTTCCTTTCGCAGCCGACATAATTTAATCCGACACGCCAGGCGGCTGCGACCTTCCGGGCGTATTCCGTTTTTCACGAGTTCACGTTCTTGCGGGGTCCAGGTGGTATGTTCCACCGGGTTCCCGTGATGCTTGCGCGTCTGCATCACAAGCAGACAATCTTCCAGGTCTTTGAGCGAGTGCCGCCAGTACCACCATTTCTGCCACCCTCTGCGTCGCGCCCCGCGCCGACCTTTGAGCCACCCCTTTTTCCGCCAGACATGGACGGTAGATCGGTCAACGTGCATCAGATCCGCGATATCCTGCGTGGAGAGCTTTCGCCGGGTGTAGTCTCGCGGTAAGCGCTGTCGAAAATTCGCCGGATAAAACAGGTGATCCGGCGTGCCCACATTGCACGGAATGCCCATTGCGTGTGAGACGCCTTCCTGGTACGCCGTCATGTTTCCTGTTCAAACTCCCGCAACAGCGCTTTCCTGACGCGCTCCGGGCCATCCTCCTCTGTTAAAATGTGCTGTTTCAATTCAGGCGGTATGCGGACGGTGTAGTTCACCATTGCTTCGTCATAGATCGGCGGACGTCCCGATCCGCCAGCGTGTCCTTTTGTGCCGCGACTGCCCTTTCCGCCCATATCCAGAGGCTAGATCGGGTTTCTAATTTTGTCAAGCAGAATTAGAAAAAAAGGCCCGAAGCGAGAACTTCGGGCACGCTGGCTAGAGATTGTAATGTAGCGTCACCGTGTTGCAGCCATCAAAATCAAACTGCAATAATTTCTGCACATCGCCCTCACTCGTCAAGACCCATTCTCCAGGCGCAAGCTCAAACACTTGCGATTTATCGTGCTGCACATAGTGCTGGCACCAGGAGACTAATTCTTCCGTTGACGGGTCGCCAGAGGGATTAATAATCACAATATCTTCTTGTTGAATGATTAACGGTGACTCAACATTAGAACCGTGATATTTCAAGAAATACAACGTGCCTCGCCGTTGGATATAGCCCTCCAGCCGATCCGTCGTAATATTTTCTCCAGATGCCATTGACAGCACGGCCTGCACAAACTCATGTGCTGGTACAGTTTTCATGGCGTTTTCTCCTTTTTTTTCTTCGCGTCCCGCCGTGCCTTTGCCCGCAATTGCGCGGCTCGGCGCTGGCAGTACCGTGAGCAATATTTTTTCTGCTTCAGATCCCTGGCGTTCGTGATCTCGAAGAGTTTCCCGCATTCACTGAACGCACAGTGGCGCGTGACTAACAATTCCGGTTTCTGGTTTAACACGGGAACCGCCGCCCGAAAGACGGTGTACCCCCGCGCTTGCAGGAATTGAATGGCGTCGGCTTCCGTCATCGTTGCGCCTCCTTCGAGCGCAACTCGTCCAGAAACGCCAGCGCCGCGTCGGGTGGAATTTCCCGAAATTTTCCGACCTTTTCCGACCGCAACAGGTCGCGCTGAATCCGGCCTCGAATCAGCGACAACATCCGATCCGGATCGGTTTCGCCCGTGACGGAAATCGCCGCCTGCGCCAATTCCTCAATCGAATACGGCGCGGTGCGCTGCGAAACGACCACTTGCACCTCCTCCGGCAGATCGGCCAGATCCTCGACCCAAATAATCGGCTGCCCGACGCCGGGATACGCCTCATCCAGCCAGGTAGACGGCAGAAAATCAGGAACGTCAACGTCTTCCTTGAGAATCCGGACACCCCAATTCCCACCGTAGACGAGATACCCGTCCGCCGGATCGCCCGTGGTGCTCAGGGCCACGCCGACCCGTGCATGCACGACACGCACAGGGCAGACCGGCTGCCCGACGAGATCGGTCAGACCGATGACTGTGTATTGATCGCCGTCCTCGCCAAATGGCAACAGCAGGCTGTCACCTAACCAGGTCGGCGAGAGTTCGTTGACGGTCATGAGCGGCATCCCGCCGCAATTACTCGACTTTTTGACGTACAATTGCATAAGATAAACCCTTCTTCAGGCCCAACCGGTTCTATTCGCATCTGCTGGCGAATGGTGTCCCATTCTTCATGCGAATAGAACCGGTTGGGCCTGACAGGGATAAGTATATTTGCAAGAATAAAGATCGATCTGGACATCCGGATCAATCTCTTATGTTCGCGCTTTTTCTACAATCTCATCACACATGCGATGAGATTGGCCTTCGTCATGGCTCTGCCGGTTCCATCTTTCTGCAACAGGGAGCCATCCCAAGGCTTCCTGCTCAGCTTCCGGACGTGATGCCCAGGCCAAAAAGATCTGACAGGCATCTATATTGTTGCCCGAAAGATATGCCCGTTGATACGAGTCGAAACATTTCCATATCTGGAGATAACAACGAGTATGGTTCACAAGAAAAGTTAACACCTTTCCGTGGACGATGTGGAATTCAATCTCTTTATTCTGCTCTTGAATTCGATATTCAAGAGCAGAAACAAGATTTTCTCGTTCATTAAGCATCTCTTGCATGGCAAACGATGCATTTGAACCGAGAAAATTTCCTTTTTTATCCCACCAACCATGTATCTCCCCTTCCTCCTCGTACCCTTTTCGATAAGTGCAAGAAAGGGATTTTAATAACTCTGAAATATATCTCATCTTTATCCTCCTTGTAGTGCCCGCCTTGCCTCCGGGGGCGGGCTGACCCGGATTGTGTTCGATCCCTTACAGGGGTTTCAGGGGCCTCTTCGGAGGCCCCATCCCTTTCGACTGATTACTTGCCGCACATGACGGCATCGAACAGATCGAAATTTTCTTGCTGCTGTACATATTTCCAGATTGCCTGTTCCATTCCACCACAAAAATCAGAATATTCTTTTTCATGCTCATCTTTCCATGATCCCAATTTTTCGGCCAGATCTCGCAATTCCTGCGTGCCTCGACCCGGATTCCGAGGCTGAATACAGATTTGTACTACGCTATCAGATCCCCAGTATTCAGCATCCCAGGTATCATCAATTTCCAACTCACTATTGTCAATGGCGGTTGACACCCATTCTGGAAGCCCTTCATACAGGGCATCAAACTCCGGGACAATCCCTAAATCCGTGCATAATTCCGCTTCAAAAATCGCAGTGCTCAGGCTCTTGCTTTCGATAATGTCTTGAATTTCTTGCTTGTTCATCTCGTTTCTCCTTGTTGAAAATTATTCTTTTTGTGAATACTATAAATCAATATATAGCATATTATCTTTTTGTCAAGTATTATTTCTATAAATTTGTAAAATATTTTAGACACAAAAAGATAACAACACCGAAAACACCACTCTAGTAGGCAAACCCAGGCAAGAAAAACAACAGGCAGGACACACAAAAAAGGCCGGGATCGATCTCGACCCCGACCCTCTCAACTCATCACGACAGCCGCCAGATCGCAAACCGCCACATGACCCTCCACGCAAACACCCAATAGACGGCCAGCGCCAGCACACTCATCGCGACCGGACCATTACATTTCGCGCCCGGCGACAACAGCAGCCACAGATGCCAGCTTGTGATAAGACAGGCGGAACTCACCCCGATCCCTTTCCAGGATCGCACCATTCCGGCCAATACGAGAATCAGCAGCAGATAGAGATTCAACAGACAGTGACCAAGCGACACGACGACCAATACATGATATAGTTTTGACATAGGCAATTCCCTTCCTTGAGTGTTCAAAAAATGAAACCAGGTGATCGCACCACACAAACCCGTTGCTACGTATAGCAAGCGACGTGCCATTTACTCTAAGTCGTGTGTTTCTTTGCCGTTGGCGTAATTCTTGCAGTGTCCGCTCATGTAAAAAGGGGGAAGGAACTGATGGCGATCTGTGTTGAGTGCCAGGAGGAACAGGCAACGGTGCTTATCGAGTTCGACGACGACGGGCCGCATCGTGTGGCACTGTGCCAGAAATGCCTTGAGTCTTACCGGATCATCTTAGGCGAGTTTAAAGAGATGGATCTCCCTACAAAACCGGGAGATCCGAGCGTTGATTTGTTGCATTTCGATCCCTAATACCACAACGTAGGGAAGCGTCGCTCTTTCGAGACAGAATTTTTGTTATTTTAAATTCAAACAAGACGTCTTACTTAGAGTAGCAAGTGATATGAGGTTCTGTCACCATTCCACGACACGGATCGGTACATAACGACACTTTTCAAGGAAATCTTTCGATGACAACGAGAATTTTTTTGTACGATGTCAGAATTTTTGAAACAAATTGCCCGGATACGCTGTTTTTGGGCTTGACAAAAGCCCAGGCCGTGGCGCTGGTGGCGTTTCTGAAGCAACAAGACATCGCCTACGTGGTGAAGCCGAAGCTCCAACCGGCCTCAGCGTAGCCCGTATTTCTTCAGCTTTGTATGCAGCGTCTGGCGGACAATACCCAGCCGTTTCGCCGCTTCCGTCACATTCCCATGACACGCCATAAGCACTCGCTGAATATATTGCTTCTCTGTCTGTTCGAGTTGCTCCGCCAACGAAAATCGCGCGGTATCCGATAATGCCAGATCCGGCGCAATGGACAGATCGCCGGTGGCAAAAAACGAGTCGAGGACCCGGTAGAGTTCCCGGACATTGCCCGGCCAATCATAGTCAAACAGCAGCGTCATGACCTCTGCCGGAAGAAATTCTCGCTCTCGCCATTGCGGATGGTGGCGAATATAGTGCTCAACGAGCAGTGGCAAGTCGTCTTTGCGCTTGCGCAAGGCAGGCAAGCGTATTTGTACGCCCTGGAGCCGATACCAGAGATCCTTCCGGAAAGCCCCGTCTGCTATGTCTCGCATGAGATCCCGGTTGGTGGCCGCAAGAATTCTGAGATCAACCGAAATCACGCGATCCGATCCGACCGGGCGAAATGACAACGTATCGATTACGCGTAACAATTTTTGTTGCGACTCCAGCGACAAGTTTTCAATTTCATCCAGAAAGAGCGTGCCGCCGTTGGCCTGGATCAAGTACCCATCCCGATGAGACATTGCGCCCGTAAACGCGCCTTTCCGGTGGCCGAAAAACGCGCTTTCAAACAAGTTCGGTGAGATCGCCCCGCAATCCACCTCAATAAATGCCCTGGCACTCCGAGGACTGCGTTGATGAATTTCACGGGCCACCAATTCTTTGCCCGTTCCGGTTTCGCCAACCAAGACGACCGAAATGTCCGAGGCCGCTGTCTGCGAAATGCGCGAATACACCCGCTGCATTAATGGGTGTTTCCCGATTAATGCGCCGTACCGAAATCGGGTCTGCTGGGCATCTTCAAGTTGCGTTTCCAGCGCCTGCTGTCGCTGTCGTTCTTCTGTGATGTCACGCCCGAAGGCAAAAAACTCACAGACCTTCCCGCTTTTGAGGATGATCGGCGTAATGGACCACTCGATCCACTTGTTGTCCTGGTGGACAATAAGCGGTGTCTGCTTGTTGATCGCAAGGATCTGACGAAAGATTTTTTCACTCGGGACAAACGCCCGAAACGAGATCGGAAGATCCGGCCATCGGTTGCGAATCGACGCATTCACTTCTGACAGCACTCCGTTCGGCAGAAACGCACAGAAAAAATTTTTTTCGTGTTCAAGCATCGCTATATGTCGTTTTGCGTTCAGTTCGGCGTCTTTGCGCAAGAGCCGCTCTTGCGTCCAGGCGTGCTGCAACCGGGCCGCCATCGCATTAAATGCCCGGCTGAGACGTCCGATCTCCTCAATTCGGGCCGTGTTGATATCTGCCCGGATGGACAACGATCCCCCGTGGTGCGCTTGATCCATCGTCTGACACAGTGCTTCGAGAGGCCGGGCCAGGGACCGGCTGATCCGCCAGGAGAGTGCCGCGATGCCAGCCGATCCAAGCACCAGAATGCCGGTCACAACGCCAAACAGACGCCACAGCACGATCCGTTCTTCATCCCGTGGCTGGATCAGCAGAAACGCCCCACCAGCAAACCCAACCTTGCTGAGATACGCCGCCCGCGTTGTGCGTATGTTCGGGGCCGTAGGAATCGCTGAAAGATCAACGTCAAGAGGGGCGTCAAGGGAACTCAGTCGTCGTATTCCGTCGATCATTAATGTGACATGGACATCGCCCATTCGCCGGAACCGGTGCATGTCGAGATCGCTCACGGTCCGCAGTTCCCGCACGATCCCGAACCGCTCATGATTATACGTAATTGGCAGGCAATACTCGAAAAAGATGCCATCCGGGAAGGAGACGATTTCAAACCGGCCGTCTGTTGGAATCTCATCATCAAAGATGGTCGGCACGCTGGCAGGCGTCGGGATCGCGCGGATGTCTGTTTCTTGCTCGACGTATACATACCAGCGATCCTCCGGATGCATCTGTGTAAAGACTCCACCCTCGATAAAGGGTAAATAGACGCCGCCCGACAGGATATCCGGATCGTCAGGATCGCGCTGAGCCATTCCGACCAGTACGCCCTCTCGATCATACACGGCGGCGTTTTGCGCCCCGACGAGGCGAAAATAATTCACCAATTCCAGCGCAAAGAAATAATAATACGACTTCGTCCGATCAAAGCGCTCCATCGGGAGGAGGTCTTCGCTTTGCAACCACAGATCAAGCATATAGAGCCGATTCCGAATCGCTGGCTCAGCCTGCTTCATCTGATTGAGATAGATGATTTGCATGAGCCGCAAATCATCGTGAATGATGGCCGCCGCGCGTTCCACATGCTGTTGAAAATCATGCCGTACCTGCCAGAGGAAAACGGCATAATAGCCGGCCGCAACGATCAGGCATCCGACGAGCGTAAATTGAAAAAAGGAAAGAAAAAACCGTTTGCGTAAGGTCATTAGAGAAACGGGGCGTCGAGCGAGTGCAAACAGGCAACCCGGCTGACTCGACACGAGTCCCGTGGCTTTCCGTCCCATCCTCGCGGATGGTTTGGCATTTTTCTGTGTTCAGTAGGTACTCTATACGATAGTGCGTGGGGAGAAAAATGTCAAATCGGTCTAGCAAAAAAAATGTCCACACCGATCCGAATCTGTGGACGGCGTGGACGCGACTAGCCAGCCGTGGACATCAGATCCCGGATGAATAAACCAGCATACATTTTCTGCTGGCGTTCTGTGGACAAGGGGCGTTCGGCTTCCAGGACTTTCCGGAAGGTGCTACGATCCATTCCGCACCATTCTGCGATCTGGGCATCGGCCAGTGTCGGGGTTGCTCGCTTCAAGGCTGCGATCTTGTGTCGCACCAGATCGAGTGTCACATCTTCTGGTCTTTGGATCTCAAAGGCAAACACCTTTCGTTCATCCGAGAGGCCATCAAACAGATCGTCTGCGTCCGTGTGGACGCCCGTGGACGCCGGTATCTGGGGCGTGGACGCTGCTTGTCCACGTGTGGACGCCTCCACCACAAGCCGCATATCGTCATCTTTGACTTCAGGTATTTTTGCCAGAATCGGATCATCACACACTGGCCAAAACAACACATCACCTGGCTCTTTGACAGACGTTTTCAACAGGCGGATGGCGTCCTTGTCTTGCAACAAGAGGTTCGCCTGTTTTGGTTTGATCCGATGGATATAGGCGCTCGTCAGAGTATCACGAACGGTTGAGTCGCCGCCGGTACGTGAGGCCAGCCACGTCTGTGAGGACGCGAGCATGTAGACCTGACACTTCCGGCCTTCCGTGCTAATCCGTTCCATCGTATACGCGATGTGTGATCCCATTGTCGTTTTTGACAGAAACGCGAGTTCATCAATCACTAGAACGACTGGTGTCGTGTCCAGATCGATTTGTTTCAAACGGTTGTTTATGATCGTTTCCACGGCGGTCAACATAGTGGTCATATCATCCTTATACGTCGCCATCTGCATCAATCCGGCTTCCCAGAGCGGTTTTGTTTTGAACCCGAGTGAATTCGGGTGCGGATAATGCGGATCGATGCCGTAGAACCGGACGCCTTCCGTTATAATCCCGCTGCCAAGCAAAAAGAGCATGGTAGAGGTTTTCCCGCTGCCGGATTCCCCGGCAATGGCGGCGGAATAAATATTGAGAAACGATCCACGACGTGGCTCGCCGTGCTCAAATCCGAGAATCATGGGTTCATCCGGGGCGATCTCGCCTCGCCGTAAGAGATGGGCAAACGTTGGCACACGTTTTGGCCCGGTGAGCATCGCCGGTGCAGCCTGTTCGATCTGTTTCAGTCCGGCTTTATTGGCGGTTCCGGCAATCTCTTTGTAAATTTTGACTGCGGCTTCAGCCCCCTGTAACGTCCCTTCATTGACCGTCCGTGTTTGTTCAGCCGCCATCAACCCCATTGAGAGCGGTACGGCGATGCCGAGATCTTTTTTACGCACAGGGATTTCTTTATGTTCGCCAAGTTTGATGGTGTGGACAGAGGCTTTTTCTCGCTCACACAATCCGCGATTAAGGATATAATACGATCCTAAAAGCAACAGCATAAGTGGTCCTATAATAGCAATCGAGCGTAAGACCGCATTCAGCACATGGGTGTTGTCAACCTTTTCTTGCGCTTCTGCGATCAAAATTTCCGGGTGCGCGTCATAGAGGCGATAATTTTTCCACACGCTAAAGACGGTATTGGCTCCGAAGGCGAGCGCGATAGCAATAAATAATCCGATGATCACGCTAATTTGTTGTTTTTTCATCCCGATTGATTCTCCAGAATATGACAATTCCGATAATGGCGAGACCAAAGGCGATCACGCCCTGAACGACATCACGCAAGATTCGTTGATCGCGTTGCTGTTTGGCTAGCGTGAGATTCACAGGCGCTTTTTTCGTGGGGAGAACAGATGTCGCCTGTTCCGGCGTCGGTGTCGGATCAATCGTGCGTATCTCTGGCAGGGGAACCTGGATCGCGGCGACCTGCGCCACAGGCTCAGGGGTAACGACTTCCGGCGTTTCCACCACCACATCAGCAACCGGTGCTAGTTCTGACCGTGACACGGACGTCTGGATTGGCGGGGTCTGCCATGTAGAGAGCATGGCGGCATAATACGGATCGCCCATCCGTGACTGCTGGCGAGGATAAAAATATTGGACCGTCCGGCGCTGTGGCAACGGCAGATACTGCGCGCCATTCCACTTCCCATAACTGCGATAGATCGGCTGTGTCTCTGTATAGGCAGAGACCTGTTGCGCCTGCTGTTGAAACTCTGGGTGATCGTCCATGTTCCATTCGGCATGGCCGGTTACGGTCAGGGTTTTTTGGGCTTCGAGTTGCGCCGCATATTGCAGCAGCGCCCATTCGTCATCGGTAAAATCATCCCGGCTGACGACGCCGTCATTATAGGCGAACGCCGGGCTTACAATAAACAATAGACTGACAAGTAGACTGACAAATACTTTCATGATGTTCCTCCCTATGTTGATTGGTTTGTTCTACGTTCCAATTTTGCTTCCCGCTTTGTCAAGCGATTTTTCCGTTTCGCCCAGAGACCGGGCAAAGCGTTATTTGTGAAAATTTTCTCGTTTTCTGATGGCAGCTAAACAGATACCGGGCATAGGTGTCTTGCGAGACGATCCTATCTGCCGTCTTCTTGTATTGCCGGTACTGCTGTTGAATGGCGCGGTGGTGCGCCTGTTCCCAGGTCTCAAACGTTGTCATCTGTCACCTCGCGTTTCTGTTCTTTCGCCCATTCTTTCTGAAACGCTTGCCACATGCGTTGTTCAAGCTCTTTAAACTTCTCATAGCAGGCGTCACAAACGACGCCATAGTTTCCCGGTCTGTCTTCCAGTTCTTTCCCTTCGCCGTCTTTCAGGTCTTGCAAACAATGACCACAGGTGTTCATTCTGCACCACCTCCATAAATGCGTTCCGGCGTCTCTGGATAGTCCGGCCCGTTCTCGCGCCGGAATTCGTCGATCACTACACCATCTTTCTTCAGTACCACCTTGACGCAGGTCGGTTCGCGTTTTGTCAGCGCGAAATACGTCAATGCCTTCATTTCAGAATCAAATTGCTGAATTTCCTCAATGGTGTACATCGCTATTGTTCCACTACTTGAAAGGTTATGTCAGGACGCTGCCCGATCTGTTTTTCGAGTTCATCCTGAATGATTGTCGTATAATAGTCTTGCAACCAGTAAACAAAGTCTTCAGAAGGAACCCCTATCACAACACCTCTTCCGTTCTGCTCCAGCAGGCGTGTAGGCCGCAACCATGTGTCAAACGATGGACGGTTGATCGTTTTTTGAAGAGAAATTAAAATGGTGTCCCATAAATTATACTTCTTACAACCTTGCTTCTTATTCTTGTTAGTATTCAGATTTTCTGAATGTAGATTTTCTGAACGGCTACCCCCTTCTTTCAGATTTTCTGAACGTAGGTCAATCGCCTGTTTTTCTAGTACGTTCAGATTTTCTGAATGTAGCTTTAGATATCCACCTCGATAGAATTTCCGTTTGTCCGTCCCTTGGTGCTTTTTTCCAAGAGGAATAGACGTAGGGTCTTCGGGAGATGGATTGTGCTCTGGTGTCGCATACACATAATAACACCACTCGCTAATTTGATCTGAAACCCTTTTCGGTTGATATGTCGCATATCCGAAATGTCGTAATTCTTTTAAGGCGCTATAGACGACTGTTTTTCCATCCACAGATCTCGAGACAAGATCCGTGACGTTCATTTCCCATCCGGCGGCTTGCGCTAGAACATATGACAAGATTCCTTTTGCGGCCCAGGAGAGTCTTGAGTCATGATCAAGGGCGGTTTTGTCAAAGAGCGCAAAATTCTTTTCGTAATGAGCATTTTTGATTGTCGGCATCTTTTCTGCTTGACAAAACGAGGGGGAGGCAGGATGATACTCACATACACAAGGGGTAAGCCTACCCTGGGGGCTTCTGTTTATCGACGTAATGGCGGGCAAACCATAGCAGATATTCAGAGGCCCTCTCTCTTTTGTCTACTCTTCTATTTTCTCTGTATTGTCAACTGTCTGCTGCTGAATAAATCGCTCGATCTCCTCTTGCGTAAACCGATAATCCCGGCCCAAATTGATCGCTTTCAGGCGACCATCCTTCACCATTTGATAGACCGTGGACTTTTTTATTTTGAATAAATCAGCGACTTCTTGCACTGTATAAAAATGTTCCGGCATAATATTTCACTTTCGTTGAGTTTTGTCAAGTTTCTTTTTGTTACGTTGTGAAAAATCCTGTTATCACCAGGACTATTCAGAGTAAAACAGATACGATACCTTTTGTCAATTAATTTTGCTCGCTATTTTCCTGCTCGCTATCTTCCGGGCGTTCTGGCGATGGCAACAACAGCGCTTTCAATTCGTCAAGTAATGCCTTCCGGCGCTTACCCTGCAAGAATCCTTGGTGATGTTCGAGGTCCGCGATGAGGCGTGTCACGTCGCGCTGTTGGTGGACTGCTTCGATCTCTTGACGTATCGCTTCTCGTTGCCGAGCTTCATACTCCTTGCGAATATCGTCCGGGCTTTTCCCATCAGGCAACATCTTTATTTCGCCTTCCAGGGCCTCATTTCTCCTAATCAAATCGTAAATCTCTTTCTCTTTCTCCTGGAGATCCTTGAGGTGTTGGTCTTTTAATTGCGATATTTTTTCATGCAGATCGAAAAGCTGCTGGATATAGTGTGGAGTTTGAAGGTTGTTTGAAAGTGTTTGTGGTGGCGTGTCTTGCGCTGTTGGTGTTGGCGGCGGCTGCGGGAATTGATCCGGAAATGCCTGCTCTAGCCTGAGCCGAATTTCCGGCATGGATAAGCCCTGTTCTTTCATCTGTTTAATGCGGTCAAAAATTGGGAAGACCGCTTCGTCGAGCAGGATCTTATTCTTATTGCCGTGTTTGGTGTGCTGTTTGAACAAGCCAGGGAACTGTTTGAGGCATTCCCGGAGAAACTGATATTTCAAGCCGGTTAAAGACTCCAGATCTTTTATGGAATACATGGGCATCCCCTCCTTATGAAACTGTCTAAAAACACGGTACGATTTTTCTGCCATCCCGTCAAGCGATTTTTCTTCAGGGAAATGAAATGCGATCTTTTTTCGCACGAAGGTTCATTTTTTCTGCTTGCTGTCTGTTTTACGTTCTAACTCGTTGAAAACTCTGCGTTAGGAGAAAAACTAGAGAAAAACTCTGTTTTTAGCGATTTTTTGATTGACAAAGGGTTTCCGTCTATGGTTTGGTGTTTCAGAATGATGCGTGTTTGATGCTATTCAATATCTTTTTAGCAACTATAGTTTTACAAGGAGATGTTATGGAAGTTATTCTTGCATGTGATACAGGGACATCAGAAGATAAAGGGGCCATCATGCCCCTCGGATCAGACTTTCATCCGAAACGGATTATCTCACATTCCTTCCCTACGTTGGGAAAAATTGGGGAATTTACCGCGCTACCAGGGGATCACTTAGGCGTCTTGCGAGAGCCACATCCCTATCAAGGCGTCTACAAGGCCCGCGCCCGTGAATTTGGAGCGCGTCTGCATCGAAATTCAAACATCTATAATGATCCCGTCTATCTGCTCTATGTCTTTGGCATGGTGGCTGATCTGCTGGAAAAAGCCCATATTACAGAGAAGCAAATAGACGTGATGTTTGCGGGCTTTGGGTTCCCGGTCTCACATAAAGAAGGACAGGCCGGGCAACTCAGATCCACGTTGCTGCATCGCGGAAAACCGTGGACAGTACAAAAACAAGACGGACGGGCCTATTCTGTCACGTTCCACAATGTTGTGTGTGAGACGCAACCGTATTATATGGTCGTTGACCAGATTTTCACCTGGCAGCCGAACGGGACGCTGTCGGCTGAGCGTGGCAAACAGATTTTTGCCAACGGGCCGCTATTATTCGGGGATCTTGGGTCAAACTCGAATGATTGGGAATGGGTTCCGTTGTCGCTCGCAAACTCCGAGAACGCCTGTTCGATGGGCGGGACGTTCAATTTTTTTCCGAAACTGGCAAAGTTGGCCTATGAAAAAACCCATCAGGATTTAACAGAGTACGATCTCATGTATCAGGTGTTTCGGAAACGCCAAATCACCTTAAACGGTGTGACGTATGACTTTTCTCAGGAAATCCCGTTGCTCTATCAAGAGGCCGTCAAAGAGTTGGAGGGCGATATTGATCTGTTTTTGCGAACCCTGAAAGAAAAGCCTCAGCCTTATGCGATGCGATTAGGCGGGGGTGGTGTCATTAATGGGGAATCGTATTTTCGACAGATCTTTTCCTCAAAATTCCCTGGCGGAGTGCAGATTGTTGAAGATGACCACGGGAAACCGGCCCCGGTCTGGTCTATCGTGCGTGGAATGGTGAAGAAAAGCGTCATTGAGGCGCAAAAGGCAGAGGTACTATAGAATGTCGAAAAAACCACTCACTGAAACAGGTCGGATACAGTTTGATCTCCAACCGCACCGACCTGATGATTATGCTCGGCTGAAATATTTAGAACACCTCCGGCAAAAAGGGAAATTTGCCGATGGGATGCGGGAACTCATTGATTATAAGATGACACGTTCAACGACTGAGCAGCGGTTTGACGAGATTAAACGAATGCTTGAGATGGTGTATGAACGAATTTCGTCAGGAACCATAACGTTTACGCCACAGGAACGACAGCAACTCAAAAAGACGGTTGTCGATCTTGAGGATACGGTCACATTTGGAGTATGAACCATGACACTGAACGAAAAAGAACTGAACGCCGTGCTAGCCTCAGCTTTGAAAGATGCAAAAACGAATCAGATAACCTGGGGGCAAATTCGCACAAAGGTGTATCAACAAGTTGGACAACTCGCCCGGAAATACTATCAAATCGGGATAACGGATTCTGAAGGCATGCACACGATAGCGCTGTTTTTCGCCCTGAACTATCAGGTAGACATGTACGAATTCATGCGCTACCTTGCATAAACCGAGGGAAACATCATGACATTCTCAACAGATAGCGATATCCTGCTCTCTGCGATCATACAAGAACATCGACTTCTCGCAGAACGGGATGAGCTAGAACAGGCGATGCCAAGCGATTTTGAGGTGACGCCATGACCGCTTTCGATCTCTACTGTGAATTGCGACAGCATGACATGAGGGCGCTCTATCATGGAAAGCCCTGTCAAGTGCTGACAATGCAATACGAAACACCGAATGAGTTGGGCATCAGCCAAGAGATGCATGACGCTTTACCGGAAGGCCGTACCACGACACTCAGGGTGCGCTATTTCAACGAATTTTTGCAGGAAGATGACGAGGCGTTGCTGTTTCTGGATGAGTTTGTGAACTGCTCCCGGACATCAATGCCCGGGCATCTATGCCGCTGACGCGGCAAGCGTCGCCAGCCCGCGACGCAATAAAACGAGAGAGGACACGTAGTCTCGATTTTCGACCAGCCCGCATTTCGGGCATTCATGCACTCGTTGCGACAGTGTTTTCCGTACTGGCTCCCCACAGACGCATACTTGTGAACTGCCTCTCGGGTTGGTCGGGATTCGACGTTTCCCTTGCTCTTTGACTTTATAGGCAACGATATTCAGAAATAGGCCCCAGGCCGCGTCTGAAATAGAGAGGTGCAAGCCTGACGTATGACACGCACCGTTCGGCAGATACGTCCCAGTATCATCCTGTTTTGCCTTTGGACGCCTGAGCATATTTCGGATATTCAGGTTTTCGTGAATGAGATAATCCGTTTGTTTTAAGAGCGCGTTTGCTGTCTTGTGTAAAAAATCCAACCGCTGACACTTGACGCGATAATGGGTTTTTTGGATGGCCTTCAAAAGTTTGTACCATTGCGGAGAGCGTTTCGGAGCCTTTGCAAATCGCCGTTGAAGACGTTTCAGGCGTTGCTGTGATTTTCGGAAGGCTTTGGGATAGACGCAATGAAACCCGTTTGAGGCATAGACATAATCATTCAACCCTAAGTCAATCGCTAGAGGTGGCAAGGCGTCTTTAGGCTCTACTGATACTTCTAATTCAGTAGAGAAAGACGCAAACCACTTGCCTCCATCTTGTAAAATCGTCAGAGTTTTGATTGTGGCCTCTTCCGGGATCGGGCGATGATACACACACTTCATGTTGCCAACTTTTGGTACATAGAATGAGTCAGAGGGACGTTGCGTATATTGCGGATAAGTAATTGACGACCACCTGCCACGTTTTTTAAACTTCGGGAACCCAGGCACGTCGCCCTGTTTAACTCGGCGGAAGAAGGCGTCAAAGGCGTTATCCAGACGGCGTAAGACATCTTGAAGCACCTGAGAATGGACACCCTTAAACCACGGACGGGCTTTTTTAAGGAGAGGAAGTTGGCGTTTTTGTTCATACCAGGACACAGACCGGCCTTCCTGCTCATAGACGTCCATACGTTCTTTGAGTGACCAGTTGTACACATAGCGGCACATCGAAAATTGATTCTTCAGGTTTGTCTGTTGCGCTTTTGTCGGATAAATCCTATATTTATACGCCTTACGAAGGATCATTTGGTTTTTTGATCGGCAATATACCGCGTGACCGTCTCTTCTGAAACGTGTCCGATAGTTTCCACATACGTTGAGGGGTTCCACAGATGCCCATTCCAGAGACGTTTCTGTAACTCTGGAAATTCAAGCAAGAGGCGTCTCGCAGAAATGCCCTTCATTAATTTATACATATGCGAGGCAGAGTATTTTGGATGCCCAGACACAAACACATGTACATGATCCGGCATGACCTCCAGTGATTGGATGACAAATCCTTTTTCTTTTGCGATCTCATGTAACAGTGTCTTGAGTCTGGTATCAATGCCGTTGACCAATACCTTGCGACGATACTTGACCGTCCAAACAATGTGATAGTTCGCATTATACACGACCGTTCTGGCATAGGTAAACCGTTCCTTGTCTCGCATACAGATAGTCTAGAAAAGATAGGGAACTTTGTCAAGAAAATAAATGAATTTTATGGTGACAGATAGTCATTTTTTTAAGGATAGCGATTCATCTCGGATATAAATAACCGAGGATTCTCGCTATATGATCCTAAAGTACTATCAACCCGTTATAGCATCGCCGCGATCCAATAATGACTGAACAACTTACAAAAATTTGTTCGAAATGTAAGGAACCAAAACCACTCTCTGCGTTCTACAGACAACAGGAATGTGCCTATGGGGTTTCGCCAGAATGCAAAGAATGTCGAAGGGCATATAAACGACAACATTACCATCGACATGCGACACGTCTCAAAGCCTACGGCAGACGATATTATCAGGAACACCAGGGAATGGTTTCTCAAAAATTCAAGCGATACCGTAAGCAGCACAGCGAGAAATTCAAGGCGTATCAGCGAGAGTATCGTGCTCGTATTCTGGAAAAAGTCATTCAGTTTCTTCGTATCATTGATACAACCACAACACTTGACGAAATCGTTGAAATTGTAGGTGTTCCGAGGACAGAAGCCAACCATGCCTTGAGAAAAGTCTCTGATCGCTTGCGAGAAAAAGTGCTATCCTAGCGCCGCCGCGATCCGATCCGTCACCTTCCGAAATCCCTCTGACGTGGGATGTAACTCATCTTTCCAGTCCTCCGGCGTCAGCGTGCCTTGCGTGTTCACCACCGTCAGCCCATCGATTGCTTGCACCGTTCGGGCATAGAGTGTTAGCAACACCCGAATCAGGTCCCGTTGATCCGCCTTCTTCGTGATGTGCGCCCGTTCTAAGGCGGGCGTGATCCACGGTTTCACGATCTGCCAGCTAAACAGGGAAAAGCCTTTGCCGGACGGATCGGGATAGTCATACGTATGGCAGATGATCCGGATATCAGGGTTCTTCGACACCTCCGGGACAACATGCGCCAGATCCTCATAATAGCCTTTGATCTTCAGCAGCCGGGCCGCCACGCGATCCCAGCGCACGCAATCCCGCCAGGGCATGCCTTTGCGGTGCGGCCACAACAAGCCGTCCAAATTCGAGACCAGATCGTTCCCGCCGCCTGAGAACAAGAGCACGTCAAACGCATACGACTCCAGCGTCCAGCGCAATTTCCAACGCTGTCCGCCGTCTAACATGTCTGAGAGCGTGTCGCCGGGCCGGGAAATATCGTAAATCGTCCAATTCCGGTCGTGTGCCTGTTTTCGCAAGTGATGGACGAGATTTGAGGCGCGGCCCCAGAACAGATACTTGCGCGGATACGAGAGCCAGCTATCACCCTCGCACAGGATGCGTTTTGCGCCACGAAAGCGGCGTTCCAGCGCGCGATAGACGCGTTCATCTGCCGTAAAGCGTGTCATGATAGCCACCACCAAAAGAGAAACGGCAAGCAGCCGAAGACAAAGCAGCACGCAAGAAATAACAGCATTTTAATAGTGCGCAAGGACATTGTTGCTACCCTCCTATCACGAAATATTGTGATTCCACCGGGAGGATTTCCGGATTCGTCACCTTATAGAGTATATCATCCAGATAGACCGGATCGGGCGACGAGACCCCTTCTACGGCATTCAATACCGTGCCAACAGCCGTATACCCGGCCCCGACATAGAACTTTTCTGCGTAGCCGGTCGGCGCATAGGCGGGTTGCCAAAAATAGCGGCTCAGCATCGTGCCAGACGCTTCCACGCTGCCATCAATCAGGATCGACAGCGTGCCGAGGGAAAAGAGAATTTCCACCTGATGCCAGGCGTTATCATTCATCGTGGTCGTCGTGGTCAAGATGTAGCCGCCAGCCGGGTTCCAGACGTTTGTGAGTTTGATCTTCGGCGCGTTATACGGAGAGGCTGAGTCCAACGCGACACAAAGGTTGAATGCTTGTAAGATTCCGCGATTGGCGAAATACCCGCCGTTGGTTTTTACCCAGAAGGACAGGGAAAAATCGCCGTATGGCGTCAAATCGCTGCCCAATGCCGTCACAACTTCGAGATAGTCGCCTCCGGATCCCATACCGGTTGAGGCCGTTAGTTTGATGGACGAGGCCCCAGTGTGCGCGGTATCCGTGCTATGTTTGACGCCCCCGTGGGCTGTGATGGCATGCGGATCTCCGCTGGAATCGGTAAAGGTGGTACTGCCGTCTGTGGTGTCTGATTGGAGATTGAAGACCGTCACTTCCCCCGGTCCAGCAAACCCATTGATCAGGAATTTCCCGGTGCCGAGCGTGAGATAATCCGGGGAGGCCGCCGCCATCGAGACATTGCTGAAATCGCGTGTTGCGGGCATGACGCCGAATTTAAACAGTGGCGCTTTCGGGGCATCTGGAAGCAAGAACACGGCTTTTACGGCATCTGTTACCGCCGCGAGTGCTTCTTCCTGTGCTGCGGATCCGGTAGGCGTACAGGATCCCTGTTCCGCTTCCGCTAACCCGGCAAACGCGCCTGAGAGATGTGCCCCGGCTTCGGTATGCCCTCCTTGAAATTTGGTATCCAGATCGTATTCCACCGAATTCGCCGAGGTGGTTTCATCGCCACCCTGAAGCGGGGTTCCGTGCTGAATCCAGGCGGGCGGATCATCATTCACCCCAGGATCGGGGGTGCTGCCGTACCCGAGGACAAAATAGTGATACGTCACGCCTGACGTATTTACCTCTGCCGCCGTGCCGAGCGTAAACCCGGTTGTGGAGATCGCCGTCACGCGATCTGTCTGTGGCGCTTCCTCTGCCGTGCTTTTCATCTTCGGCATTCCGTCACCTGTGACGAGATACAGGTTGCCGTCTTGCTCGCTCCAAATCCATAAGCAGAGGATTTCGGTAAAGGTCGTGATCAGAAAATCAATGGTTTGGGCGGCGCTTGCGCCTTCATAGGTACTCGTTTCCGGAATCGGGAAACTATTATACGGGGGCGTATGCCCCCCGCTCGGATAGTGTTGATTCAGAAAGCTTTCCCAGAGCTCTTTTCCGTACCGATTTTTCGTATCCGGGTATTTTGGATGATTTTCCGCGATAATATACTCATCCGCGCTAATCAGTGTTCGTGCCATAGCCTGTTATTCCACCCCTAAAATAAGATAGTCATAGGTGACGCCAGACGCATTCACCGCCGGATCGGTGCCGACTGTCAGAAACCCGACATGCGAGATATCAGTCAGTTGATCCGCCTGAAAAGCGTTCGTGCCAATCTCCTTCGTCCCTGCCATGCCGAGTGTGCGAAAGACCGGATATTCCGTATCAGGCCGCGACACAAACGCGACAACCGCCTTCAGGCTACTATTGCTATAGCTCACAGGGTGCGCCGCATCCGTGCCCGGAAACGTCCCGGTCTCTGTGACGAGATAGCCCGAGATTTTATGACTTGAATCGTCATTATGCTCTTTGCTATACGCCGCATACCATTGTTTCATCGCGCGATTGCCAATATCTTCATTCCCTGACGGATGATTGGCGTAATCGCGCGGTTCGTCATATTGCGCCCAGCCGAGTTCTGATGCTGCCATCGTTACAATGCCTCCATGTCGCGATCTCCTCCGAACGACCCGCCATCCCCGGCGGAGCATGCCCCATCCCAGATGTCAGGTTCAGCGGTCAAGACCATGTTGAGCTTTTCCAGGATATAGGACAGCTGCCCGGCATCAAGATCGACGTCTTTTTCTATCACTTTTCCAAACTGATTGACGAGGGGGTTTCCGGTGCTATCTCGCAAGAGCGCAGAGGAAAATACCACGCAATCGCCTTTTTCCGCCTGCATCGGTTTCATATTGATGCACGGCCAGGTCACGAGCCAGAGTGGATGCCCGAATTTCTCAACAAGCCGGGCCTGAATCGTGTGGACCGTCACGTCGCTGCGCGTCCAATCCAGCGAGAGTTCCCGCAGGCGGATCCCATACCGCGCTTGACTGAACGCATCCAGGCTATCCGCCCCGTCATCAGTGGCCCGGTAGTTGCTTCGCGCCCCTTCGCTGTAGCGCTTATCCGATTCATAGGCAACGGCATAATTACACTGCACCTGATTCACCAGATTGCGCACATACTGTGACACCCGCACCCCATCGGTTTCACGTTCGACAAAAAACGCCACAGGGCTGATCCCGGTCGTGAGACCCGTATCGAATCGCACGACAATTTTTCCGTCGCCATTGACATACCAATCCATCAAAAAGCTTGCGGCAATGGCATTTAGCCAGAACTGATAGGGGTTTTCGTCGAGCATCACCCCGGCGCACGTATACCCGAGACTCTCAGCCACGTTTCGCGCGATCGCAAAGCTTGTCGGATCAAGATTCGTGGCATCCCCCAGGAGAGCGAAAATCACATCAATCGGGTTCGTCAGGAGCGCTCCGGTGTCATCCACTGCCCCCAGACATTGCACCGTGATATTCCCCGGATCGGAGGGAAACGTCACATAGGCAATCACCCCTTGTCCTTCATAGTCGCCAGCCGTTGTGGTGGTAAAATTCGTCAATTCCGTCCCATCCCGATCAAAACAGCGGATGACATTGCCGTTCGCTTCACTCAGGATCGGATGCCCGGCCAGACAATAATCATGGCTGTTCACATTGAGACACGGCGCAGTCCAGAGCCCGGCATCTCCTGAATTTTCGGACATATCACCCCAGACCTTCGGCAAAAACGCATTCGTTTCTCCAGGGGCGCTATAGATGTTCGTCTTTGTGAGCGTCAGGATGTCTGAGAGGGTTACATGAGACATAGACAGACCCCCCAGATCAGATACTTTGTTTGCCCGCTACGAGGGCTGGCAAGCGCGTACAACAGAAACAGCCACCCCACGACCCCAGAGAGCAGCAACGGCAACCCGTAATAGCCTATCGTCGTCATTCGAATACGATAGGCGGTCCGTTGCGATCCCGGCAGCAGACAGCGCGGCCTCGGCGACAGACTGTTCTTCCGGCATTCCCGCCAGAGTTTACGCATCCAGTACTCAGTACGAAAGGCCAGAACATACCACGGCGTGACCAGGAGACAGACCATTATCGTCATCCAGCCGTGTGTCAGCGCACAGGCGATCACCGCAAGCAAGGCCACCGGTTTCACCCAGAGCGTGACGGCTAACAGCACGCCGGATACGAGCGGGATCGGACACCCCCACGCCCAGAGTAAGCACATCACGGCCAGGCTATCATGCGTCAGTTGCCCGATCACCATGGCGAATACCGGAGCCAGCAGCACCCATGCGGCGCGGCGCGGAAGCCAGAGCATCGGCAGCAGACAGCCAGCGATAGACAGGATTCTCGCGAACTGGCGTGAGTGAATCCGCGACAGCGCAAAGGACACAAACGGATTCTGGAAGCGGCAATAATTCAGAAAGGAGAAATCCTGTAGGAAGAGCGCGAGCGACTTCCTGTTCCGCGTTTCCTGCCAAAGCAGATCCGCATCGGCATAGGACGCCTGCTGCCAGAAGACGAACGCGCCACAACTCACCAGGGGCAGCAGACGCCATGCTCCGGAGAGGAGAGAGAACCCCCAAGCGAGGACTCCTGAGAGCACGAGCCACACGAGATCCTGCCATCGTAGGGGTCGAATTGGATCGGCTGCGGTCATGCCATACACGGAGATCATCGCTTTTGTCCCTCCTCCGCCAGGATCGTGAGATAGCGGTGCCGTTCGTCTGGGGTTGCTCGAAGAAAGGACACGACAGACAGCACGATCCACGACGCCAACAAGAACAGACATATTCCGACAAACAGCATTACGGCCATGTGACCCACTCCCCATCAACCAGCGACAGCGGAAGGGCCCCGACAATGATGTCCGGCATCGCTGTCAGTTCATCATTCCCGTCGCTGTTAACGTACCAGTATTGTTCATCGTTCCACACGATCTGGCGCAGTTTGCCGTCATACCCTTCGCCAAACGTGATTGTATTATCAGCCCCGGTGTCGCTGCGGTCCATCAACGTGACGCCGCTCTGGGTTTCTGCATTCGCGGCCTCGCCCCAATAGAGTTCCAGCGTATTGCCGCCGTCTGTCGAGCACCGGACATAGACGAGTAAGGGCCGGTCGAGATCGTCAGCCGTCAGCGCATGTGTGTTCGTATACGTCGCGGTGGTCGGCGTTCCGTCAAGATTTTGCCCGGTCGTCACATACAAACAATTACTGGCATTAAATCCGATCTGGAGTCGGATCGCGCTATATGTTCCGTCACGGATCTCAAAGATCACCCCGGCGTCCGCAAGATCGTCTTTCGTCACCAGCGCCCGAAAGATCCAGTCGTCACTTGCCAGAAAGGACCCGGCCAAAACACTATAGGCGACCGTTTCAGATGCCATTGTCCCGGTGCCATCATCTTCTAATGCCAAGACCTCAACCGCGATTCCGGTTCCGGCGTCAGGAAACACCGTGGACACCGCTTCAGCGACAAGCCGCAAGGTCATCTCATCCAGATGCACTTCCGTAATTTCGCCGGAGAAGAGTTGGCGAAAGGCTGACGAGGTATTGCCTTCAAACGCCTGCAAAACGGCGATCTGCTGTCCTAATAACGGCTCGTCACGATGATCCCCCAGCAGATCGGAGAAAAACCCGTCCGTATTGTCCAACATCACGCTATACGCCCCGATCTCTGTTTGCGTGAGGCTCGTGATGAGATCTGAGATCTGCGGGGCCAATGTCTCTGTAACGTTACCAAACTCGATCACACGGCCTTCGGCATAGGCCACCGGGATCCCACCAAACGTGCCACCATCGCCAGCCGTGACAGAACCATCCCACTGCGCAAGTTCTCCAAATCCGCCGATCTCGTCATCGGTGGGCGTGGTAAGCCCGAAAATATAGCGCGTGCGCACGGTCGTAATCACCACGAGCACTTGCACGCGATGTTCCGCGTCTTTCGCGGCGATATAGGCAGAGTCAAGGTGTAACATTCAGATCCTCGTCTTCACGCACTCTTTGAAGTGCAGATCCACGGCCCCGTGAAAATCCACCCCGGCGAACTGCTGGCGGAAATCCCGAATATTGCGCCAATCACAGAGAAAGAATGTCTCTGGCTCATCATAAAACAGATGGACATACAGTGGGTGGATCTTTCCGCTCGTGACGATATCCACCACGGCGGCCTGCATGGCAGCGAGACTCGCAATATCGTTCAGCGATTGCACGTCATAGTGCAGCAGGAGATCCGCTTGCTGCGCATACGCCTTGTGTCGAAACATGCCGGCTGGATTCTCACTCTCCGCCCCGGTGTAGCCGTAGCCTCGCGAGGACGTCCACCAGGCGTTTGCTTCGAGTTCGCGATAGGATCCCAGATAGAGCGTCGCCGTTTGAAAATACGACAGCGCCCCATCCACCGGGACGATGCGCCAGTACCGGTACGTCTGATCCAGGTAGAAGATCAGCTTGTGATCCGTCACGGTGATCGCCTGCGAATACGCCGGGCTGCCCCAACTGTCTGAGGAGTTCGCCTGAAGCGTCAACGTGCTTTGCCCGGCCACCAGATTGTGATTCATCAGGGCAAAGGCCGTCACCTGCTGCGCACTGCCGAGGTCAATCACGATCGGAAACGTGGCTCCTGACCGAAAAAGACTGTTGGGGTTCAAATTCAGCAGGTTTCCGGCTCCGTATTTCGCCACGGCGAAGAACTGAAAGGTGTCTTCCAGCGTGAAGTCATCGCCGACCCCCGCCTGCCAGGCGATCTTAACGCCATAATTCAGCGTGGCAAGCGTCGTGAGGGTCGTGACGCCGGTGGCTTCCCAGCCGGAGCTTTCTGAGGTCTTCCAACGATAGGTCGCCTGCCCCACAGAGACGCCGGGTGTGATGCTGTCGATCTGGGCGATGTAATCCAGGTTCTGCGCCCCGGCAAACGATCCGGCGGCAAACGCCGCCGCGCTGCCGGTCCCTCGCGTTTTCTCCACCCCGGAGACGATCCCCCCGGCCTGACTGCCTGCGGCGATCATATCCACGGACGTAATGTAGTTCGTATCCAGATAGCGCTCAGCGGTATACATCAGCGGCTCCCCCAGCGGGTGGCGGTGGACACGACGCGGCTTTCCTGGGTGCGCTGGGCGTTCGTGATCCGCTTGGCAAACGCCTCCACGCTGCGCTCGTCCACAATATTGTTGCCTTCAAACACGACGGTCACCGGCGCGGTGTGCGCGGGTGTTGCCGCCTGCGCCTGTACCTGTGGCGGCTGATACTGTGACCGCGTGGGCATCGTGAGCACGCCTACCCCGCTCGCGCCGTAATACGATCCGCCCCCGGCCAGCGCACTGGCAATGTTCAGGCCCCCTCCGGCCATGTACTCGCCGCCTCCGGCCAACATCGTCGCCAGGCTCGATCCAATCGCCTGCCCGGTCGTCTTCGCCTGGGAGGTCACGCCCTGAAGACTCGATCCGATGCCGTCCACGGACGCCACGACTTTGTCCGCCCAGGACGCCATTTCTGGGAACACACTATGCTCATAGGCTTCATCGCCCAACGCCTTCACCTCTTCTTTTGCGCCAAAAATTTTGTCTTTCAATTGTGTCATGGCGACGCCCACTTTGTCAACCATGCGTGACATGCCTTCACTCACCGCTTCCCACGCGCCTGCTAATTCATTTTTCAGCAAATCAATAATGGTCCGGATACTGTCGCCAAGCGTGCCAAACACATCCAAATACGCTTCTTTAAAGCCATAGGCGCTATCACCCATTAATTCAAATCCGGCAACGACCGCCTGAAACAAGGGCATCGTGATTTTACGCGCCTTCTCGATCCCCCCCGCGATACCATCCAGTACCGGCCTGATCACGTCCCACGCCACACCGAACGCATCGCCCACTTTTTCAGCGAAATCCACAACTTTCGTCAACTTAGGAATCAATTCTGTGAGCGCCGGGCCGAGCGTCGTCACGATCTCTTTGGCCGTTGTGAACGCTTTACTCAGGCCCGTTTGCCCGGATTCGTCCGGCGTGGTGTACTTCACAAACACCTCTTTAATCTGCTCGCCCAGGCCCTTCAGGGTTTCCCAGAATTTCGAGGCCCCGGCTTCAACAGAATCCCAAAGGGTTGCCCCGTGCTCTTCGACATACGTCATCCAGACTTCAAACTGTTCTGATAGCGGTCCAATGACGGCCCCGGCAAGTTCCAGGGCTTTATCATGGAGAATACCAAACACCTCATGTAATTTCTCGCTGTTCCGGCTCCACTCCTCAAATTTGTCAACCAAGGGGTTAATGTAATTTTTGAGGAAATCCGCAAATGTTTCGGCAAATGGTTCGCCGAATGTGATCAAAATGCTATTCCAAATACTACCAAGGACTTTTTGCGCTTCTGACGCCCGATCTACCTGACGGGCATAACTGTCCATGTGTGAGTTTGCGCTAATAAATGCGTCCTCAGCAATTTTGAAAATAGATAAAAAGCCCTCTCCAATAGGCATTGTCTGATCCATTGCCGCTGCTAATGTTGAAATAGCTTTGAGGCCGATTGCTCCAAAAGCATCGGTGGCAAGGGTATTTTGATCAACCCCCGCCCTGATAGATTCAACGGACATATCCAGGCCGTTAAACGCCTCGGTGAGCAAATTCATTGTGTTGAACGAATCCTGTCCGAGGGCATATTGAATCATTTCACCGAGTGAAGAGAAGGAGATCCGGCTTTTGCCGGTGATCGCCTCTAATCTGGCAATGGCTGCCGTTCCGCCGTCTGATTGTGCCGTCAGCATTTTCGCTGCGGCGGCTAACGCATCCGTTTTGGTTGTCAGGTTGAAATAGGCACTTCCCATCTGCCGCGATGCGCTCGTGGCCGCTAATCCTCCTGAGATCAGAGCCCCGCCCCAGGCTGTCGCTTGTTCATAGCTGAGCCTCATCACAGCGTTATTTTGCCCCATTGCCTTGTTAAAATTGCTGATCTCAAGCTCGTTCGCATTCATGCTTTTGCTGACAGCATCCAGGGCAGAGAGCATATTTGCGGTAGAATCAGCGGCGAGTTTAAAAATGGTCTGGGATTTCCCCATGTGGAGGGCGAGCTTTTCCGTACTACCTCCAAATTTATCAAGTGCAACAGCGCCAATCCCGACTTGACGTGAAAATTCGGCGATTGACTCAGCGCCTTTGATCCCCATCTGACCAGCAACCTGCGCCACTTCAAGAAGGTTGGCGGCCGTCAGACTCCCAATTGGTTTGGCGAGTTCGCGGATCTGTTTGCCGAACTCATCAAGGGCATCGCCAGTCATGCCGGTGGTTTTTCCGACTAGCGCGAGGGCGTCATCATACGTTTGGTAGGCATCGACGGCATCAGTCACAAATTCCGTACTGATGTCCATCATCGAGGAGGCGACATTGCTAACAAGGTCAATAATGCCACCGAAGGCTTTGGTCGCAATAGAGGCGAGTGATGTGAATGCGCCACCGAGAGAAGTGACGCCCTTAATTGAACCCCCGAGATCCAGGCGGACTTTTACGGTAATTTCATCGACTGTTGCCACTACGTGGTCGTAGAGCGCCCGTGTTGACGCCACAAAAAAACCGGACAGACGGAGTGTAGCGGACCCCGTGTTTGTCCGGTAAGAAAATCATGATTTCGTGTGTTGGCAGCAGTATGGCAGGGGGGTGGTGAAAAGTCAAGTGAAAATTTTCACTGTGAAAAGAAAGGCAACTTATTTTTTTGTGCCATAGGGGAAGCGTAAAAAGGCTGACGAAATTTGTCAAGTTTTTCTCGCAAAAATTATTATAAAAAATGGGTCTTTTTTGGTAAATATACCTTGACAAAAAACCTGTTCATCTGTCAGTATTATCTATGTTGAGAGTTTAAAGAATAATATTGTTAGCAGGCTTTTGAATATGTGGCGTGTACCGTAGGGGTAACGAGAGGACAGACCTTGTCTCACGTACTCGCGATGCCGTGAGGCCCGTTGGTTCGATTCCAACCACGCCACCCACAGAACAAGAAAAGAGGAAGATGATGTCATTAGCAAAGATATTTTTTACCCAGTTAAGACTATCGCTTTGTTTGCTTTTTTTGCAACTCGTTTTGAAAATTGTTCCAAAAGATGACGATGAAGGAAAACTCATTATAGCATCAATTGGTGCATTGGCAAAAATGGAGTCGGCCTTGTTATCGTCACAACTGCCTGCTAACAAGGCCATGCAAAAGACACAGGCCGATGCCCGCAAAAATTAGGAAATAACTATATACTGTATCGCCCGCTATCAGGTTCACTCTTTGCCTGTGCTTCTGATGGCCGGCCGTTATGAGGCTTCGTTAAATGGCAATCCGATTAAGGAAAATAGAAAATACGTATGTAGCGTTATGTGCTGTTGAATCAGACGCAAAAGTTGGCGATATTTATCTTGATGATAATATGCACCATGCGCTTTATACGAAATTCGCAATAGATTTTAATAGTGAGCGGAATTGCGGTATTGTGTTTGATGAAATTGTCGCAAAACTTATGGAGTCTCAAAAGGTTCGTGATGCACAAGAAGAAGCCGAGAGGTGGAGTGCAGAACGCCGTCATAACGCTCCAAATCAGCAGAGGTGACGTATGCGAGAAATAAATTTATTGAAGTGGATGCGAGATCATTGTTTGCGTTATGGCAGTATTGGAATTGCTGCAAAAAGATTCACTGTCTCGAATATTTGCTATGAATTGTTCATAGACCGCGATACCATTACGACGGAGATTGAAAAAATGGTTGAAAGTGGTTTGGTAATGTGGTTGTTTGATAAAGATACGCTTGAATTAACAAAAAAAGGCATCCATGCAACCTCATAACAATAAAATGCACGTGAGTTTGCCCGCTGTCAGCAGTTTCCAGCGTTGCACTTCCGCTCACATGTTGTCGTAGTCCAAACGTGGTTGCCCGCTATGGCAAACCACGTGATTTTCAGCGTTATGAGGCTTGTATGACACGTCAATTTGAACTGTGGAATCAGGGAAGATGGATGGAAGAATTTCCGGCAGAGATCATTACGAATTCCCGCGCGCCGCAAGGCGGGGGCTTCCTGATGAGTGGGCCAGATGGAGTAGCCCCGGAATTGTCCCGCAGGCTCCCTGAGCTAAGAAAGGGCGAGAACCCTGAAAGTGAGAAGGGCTGACACTCGGAAAGGACGAGCTAACCTGTCGTCATAAATTGATAAGAAAGGCGACCCCGGACGAGAGTAACCGGGAAATCTTGAACATATTCCGTGGGGAGTGCTCCGAGGAGAGAGCCCCGGCTGTGCAGCATCCAAAAAAAGAATGGCAGCCAAAACAGGAGCGCCATCATAACAAGCAATTTCACCAGACAACGCCCGCCGTCAGGTGTTTTGCAGATTAGAAACCACGTCGCAAGCGGGCATTGCAGGTGATTTGCGGCGTTCTAATGCCTTCAGCGGAGGATGTCATGTTTGAAAAAATAGAACTTACTAAAGACAATCTTTTGGAATTTCTATCAAATAATGTGTGCGCGAAAGACTCTGAATTCAATCTTGAACTATGCGAATCAAAAGGCCGTGGCCGCAGTGGGCGTACAGTTTTTTATATTCATGGCGAATTGATAAGCCATTTGTGGAAAACATGTCAAATTAATCGAGCCCCTCGGTTTTCCGTATTCTCCGATCAAGATGTCATTGAAAGGGCGAATAACTGGATAAAACGAAAAAGAAAGTTGTTGGTTGGGGCATTAGAACAAACGCTTGCAAAAGACCCCAAAGACGCGGGCGAAAATTAATCTTGTTAACGTCAGCTTCGGTGGCCGCGTCTTTGGGGCTGTTGAAGCGAGGCGTTACATGCCCTCCCCGTAGGCGTAACCGCTCATTGAAAACTTAAAAATCTTCCTGAAATCAAAAAAACATTCAATTTGAATAAATAATACTTGACAATATTCATATTGAATATTATATTACATGTGACGCTGAAAAAGGGAACATAAACACAAATTCAGGAGGATTCAATCATGACAGCTTATGAAAAAAACCAGGCAATGTTAAACAAGCCAAAACAACAGTTATACCCCCTTGAAAAAGTTTTGAGAAAAGAAGGGTGGGAATACATGTATTGCGACAATACAAGCGAGGTATGGGATGTAAAAGCCCTGCTTGAAAGCGAATGTCCGGCATTGCAAGAATTGTGTCGCCCTGAGATGGGAGAAGGTGAGGTCGTCTTTCATTTTCATCAATATTGTTTGCGCAAGGGTTCGCTTGGGGTTGCTGCCTCAGTGAACACTTTTCGTACTATCAAAACGACCATCTAAGGGAGATTCGCAATGTATCCACGTATCGCGACAGCAGCGCAGATTATGGCGGCCTTAATGGCCGCCCTCGGCTGGAAACAAGCCGACGTAGAGCAAGAATTAGGCTTCAACCAGAGCGAAATCAGCAAGCTTCTTACTGGTGATATTGGCTTCACCAAAAAAACAGAGAAGCTTGTGGATTTATATTTAGAGCATAAGCTTTCTGACGATCAGAAGCGTGAATTTGGATGGGAAATCTTTTTGCAGCTTCATCGCGAAGAAGTTGTCGATTTGGCGAAAAAAGCCGGATGGTTTCCGCGCTCTGGCAGCAGTTTAGAACTTGATGCGTTTTTACTGCCAGATGGTTTTGAGGCTCCGGCAGTTGAAGCGTATTCAGAATTATGTAATGTGTTAGACGCTACAAAAATGGAGTATGGCATGTAACAAAGCGTTTCACGGGACTTTGCCCGCCCGCGACGTTTGATTCAGTTTTGAAACTTGGTTCCGGGGCGGGCAAACCCCGTGAACGCAGGCGTTATAAACCTTAGCGCCAACGGAGTACAAACTTGAAAATAGGCCCATACGAAACAAATCAGATTTACACCGGAGACGCGAGAGCCTTGTCAAAGGAAATCCCTGATGAGTCTATCGACTTAATTTTGACCGATATATCAGAATATAGAAGACTATCTGTGGCTTTCAAATTTGGCTCAGAGAGTGTTGAAACCGAATTGCGCCTGTCTTATGTGGCAGGGCCAGCAGTGGCTTTCTGACACAATCTGCGCGTTGAAAGCGGGGCCTTTGGCGTATCGTTGGGTTTTGGGGTGGTATGCGTCCAACAATATGCAGATGGTCGGCAAGATAGGGCGCAAGATTGCGCCCTGTTTATGGTACGAGAAAGGCCACAGCAACCCGTTCAAAGCCGTCCGTGAAGTGGTTGACGTGCCGATCCCAGGCAAGAAGCCGCCGTTCAAATGGGCGAAGAATCCGAAAGCTCTTGCGTATTATCTCAGCAAGTTTGCAAATGAGGACAGTGTCGTTTTTGACCCGTTTTCAGGCATGGGCAGTTTACCGGCAGTCTGCAAAAGTTTTGGGATAAATTTTCTTGCCTTTGAACTGGAAGCGGATCGCGCAGAATCAGCGCGTGAACGTTTAGCCCAAACTCCGGTGCCATTGCCTTTTAAAGTCCTGCAATCAGAGCAAACAAGCTTTGACTGTGGGGTTTATAACAATGGCATGGAGCCGGATTTGAAACCCGCCGCGTCAAGTTTTGCGGCGAACAATTAACAACGGTGGGCGGCGGGCTTCAAACCGCTCATGCCTGCCGTTATAACGCATATCATACTCAACGTGGGCAGTACAACAAAAAGCTGTAAAAACGTCTTGCGCTTTCCAGATTGATGCGTTACGATGATTGGAAGAGAGGTATGGTGGCCCACACAGCACGGTTGCGCCGAGGTTTGTTCACGCTACTCCTCGTCAAATATGGTGTGGCGTTTTGTGATGGTTGGTTGCCTTTGGTCATGGCGCAACCGTCCAGTGTGGAGTCAGGGGAGTTGCTCGTATCAAAAATACGCATCGCGCCACGCTTCGCGTCGCGCTTATTTGGATTTTCGCCCCAGAAATATTATGCAGTACACAGTAAATTTTTTAGAAAACGATGGAGAATACATAGGGATCTTGACAGTGAATTGTGATCATGGTGTTAAGGTCGATGAAAGTGATCCCCGTATATTTTATGCCGACAACGTAAGTATTGCCATTGATGAGGAAATTGTTTCTGTTAAAGATGATAATGGTAATGTAGTATTCAAAGGGTAAATATAATATGCCTGTTCCAGATCACGTCATCTTTGGCCCAAATTCCCAAGGCGAGGGAATCACATATGGGCAAGTTCGCGCCCTTGAAGAAAACGATCGTTACTCAGCGCTGAAGCAGAGACTCGATACTTTTCTGATTTCACAAATACACGAACTCGCCAAAGAGGAGGACGGGCAAAGAAAAGTCTACAGCCCATTTCCATTATTCTTGCTGACATGCATAGCCATAGAGGCTCTCGGGAAGGCATTGTACCGACCCTCCCAGCCTATGTCTGATAAGGACGCTCAACGTGAAGGCTTCTTTACGGTGTGTGGCAAGATCGATAAACATTTCTCCCGACCGTTGCGTAAGAAGGATAAAAAGAGACTTGATATGCTTTGGGGAGAAAATATGCAGAAAAAGCCTGAAACGTTGGCAGATGTGATATATCGTTTTGGTCGGCATACTATGGCGCACGGGTTTCGAGGAAAAGGAGTCTATCTTACCGAAGATAAGAAGATCGAATGGGAATTTATTGACTGTGCGTTATATTTAAATCCTTACTGGTTCTGGCGGACATTCACGGCTGTATACGAACAGGGATGGGCTGCGTTGTTTGAGAATAAAGAGCCAACGAATACACTAAAACGTTCGGCTGATCAGTATTTGGCAGAAATATTGGAATAAACCAACAAAAAGGGAAGTAATATTTAAAGGCGTTATAATAATATTGTTATAACCACCTTAGAAGGAGCAGCCAACTATGGGCATGAAAAAACATACATACGTAATGACTGGGATAAAATTGACACCTAAAATGCTTGAGACTCAAATGATTGATATTTTCAGTGACAAACTGCTTCCACTTGTTGAAGGTCATAAAGATGTTTCGTTGTCCATTGTTTATGGTGAAGGAAGTAGCGTCTATGCTGGAAAGATTGTTGCTAAAAGTGAACCATATAGCGATGATGTATCACAAGAGCTACAATTCCCGTCTCGTCAGGAAGTGGCAAATGAGTTGAGGAAATATGGGTTTAAAATTGAATCCTATTCCGTTAATAACTGGTTTTTCGATATTTGGCGATGATTATAACAATGCGTTTCAAGCGACTCCTGCCCGCCACGACGCTTTGGATAAGCTTTGAACTTTAGTTTCAGGCGGGCAGGAGCGCCTGAACGCAAACGTTAGGGCGCATATCGCTTGTAGCATAGTTGGTTGGTACGAGCAGTGAAAAATAACTTGCGCCCGTAACCAATCCATGCCATATTAATTCGATTTGAGATAATGGAGATAATATACAACAAAAGGAGAATGATATGAAAACATATCGTGTGATTTTCATTATTGTCATAGCATTATTTTTATCTACTTCATGTTCAAACAAAAAGCAATGGGAACAGGCAATTAAAGAACGCGATGATATTATTCTGGGACTTCAGCAACAATTACAGGAGACACAGAGACAACTCGGCACTTGTCAAGAAGATCTCGCTTCGGCACAAGAAGCCTTAACGGCTTCCCCTTCATCGGAACCGGAAGGGTATACGCCAACACACTATAATTCAGTGTATGATGTTCTGCATGAATGGTATTCTTACAGCACCGATGACGGGACATTCAAGACCATATCAGAGAATCCGCTACATATTCAGATTGTTCCTACTTTCATGCAAGATGAATATCCCGACATCAACCGTAATGACGTAAAAACGGCACTCCTTGAGGCCGTCTATCGGACATTTATCCATACGGATACAAAGGCATTGACCGTAACATGTACCCCGCAATTAATCCAGAATAATAATGGAGATTTTGAGACCAAACCGCTTGAAAAATATGCAAAAACGATCACTGTTTCGAAAGAAATGGCCGTAAAGATAGCGGAAAGCCATCTCAACATATCAACTCTTTCCGAATTGGTCATGGACCAGAAGGTAGGAGGGATACTCATTACTGACGAATGGACGGACAAATTCAAAATGGTAATTTATGGGGAAGATTACAACACACCGGATTTGTTAGATACAATTTTTTCTAAGCTTGAGGGATAAATAGATCGTGTTATAATGAGGATAGGGATCGCGACCTGAACGGGCCGATTGCTCCTGTCATCGGCTCTTCCTCATCTTTATAAATTGTCAGGAGAAGAAATCGACGATAGGAGTGTTCATGGTTGTTGTGCTATGCCAGTAAAAGAAGTCCATCATGAAAATATTGTGCTATTTGGTTCAACTGTGATATGTTGGCATTATCCAGAGATTTATCACCCGAAGAAACAGGATAGCATTATTCTTGAATTAGCACATATTCGTTCCGCAAATAATCTTCATATCACGTTTGATGCAAAACGAGATGGCTATGTTATCTCTCAACAGACAATATTTTCGTGGCCTCTAGATGATGATATTTGCGATCCAGGTTGGCAAGAAGTGGCCTTTATTGAAGCGTGGCAACCAAAACAACGATATTTCTGAAGAAAATGAACAACATCGCATAATGGTGTCTACGATTCTTTATAATATCTTTGAGGAAGAATCGCAAGACGTGTTGACATGGTATGAAGAAAACTTAAAAACCGGTTTAAATCAAGACGACCGGTTAGAAAAATATGCACAAGCCCAGGATCAAGACCAATTTGTTCGTTTGGTTATTGTCACAAATGACAATGGATATTCTATAAGCATTGAAATTACGCCTGAATCAAAAGAGAAGAAATAGGTGCTGGAAGTAAAAATAGATAGTGTTCTAAAAATGATAATAGGATCGTATCAGATGGATAACTCTGGTCTAAACTCTCTAGGGTGATAGGATAAGAGCCTGTAGGGGGGATAAAATAAACATGAAACAAACCATAGAAGAACAACTCGAAGAGGCCAATATCGATGCACATTGTGCGGTCAGCCTCCATAAAGCTCACATTGCCAAATATGAGAAGCTTCTAACTGCTGTTGATGCATTATCTGTTTGTGTCCCCGTTGGGTTTTTTGGTGTCCAAGTGGCCTCTATTCAATTTCCCGCCGTAGCAACTTTCTTGGCGAGTGTCATTAACCCTCTCTTATCCGCCGCTCTCTTAATCTTGGTACTTTTTACCCTAGTGACGCAATCCCGTGCTAAACTCAAGCAGCATCAGCGCTTTTTATCGGAAGAAATTATCGTTATTCGCGAAATAAAAGAACTGTTGTCAGGGGAGACAATCACTTCTGAAGCGACTAAGCGTATATTAGATTGGGCGGCACGCTTGGCACAAGATGAAGAACAGATGTTTTCAAAGTTATCTGAATTGGAAAAACGAAATTATTATCGTCTTGGGTTGCGGGCTATTGGAGATCCGACGGTAGTCTGCCCGATCTGTGGTGCATCTCCGTATCACTATCAGAAACCTCAAAAAAACGAAATGTGTCAAACGTGTGGGAATACGCCGGGGCATCAACTCACAAGGGGGACAGAATATGAGTTGGGCAGTTGACGAGTTTAAAAAGTGGTACACTCAATTGCCAGAATCCGAAAAACGGCAATTGCAGCAATTTTTATCAAAGGGGTTGCCCGGTGGCCCACCAGACAAATTTGGAGTGCGGTTAGGTCCTCCTCCAGCGCAAAAGAAAGGAAGTGTGTGTCCGACATGCGGAAAACCGTGGTAACAAATACTGGTCTGATCAATATGCGAATTCTCGCCATTCTTCTCAGCATTCTTGGATGGTTTTGGTTGGAGGGTGTGGCTTGGCTCGGAATCATTTTGGCGAACGTATTGTTGTTATGGCAAGATTTACGCTCTACAAATTGGAAGAAGCCATTATGCCGTTGACGGTTCTTGACCCGCTTCGCCCTTGCGCCGGTACAGGTCTCGAAATTCGATCCAGCGCGTGCGGGTAACGGTTATGATTTCTTGCGGTTGCTGTACGGGTGACTCTGCTTTTATTTCCGGTACTGAAGAAGCTTCTTGAGAGGGACTGGCGAGTTGCAGTTTCAGGTCATTGATTTCTTGCTTGAGGTTTCGGATCGTTACATCGCGGGATTCGACAAGCTGCTTATAATGATCGACGTCATTCCCTATGCTACCGATCACGAAGAAAAACAGGACCGCAATAACGGCCAGGACGATTGTTACAATCTTCCATTTGTTCATATCGCATCCTCCTTTCAAGAGAAGATGCGAAACACTGACATTTCTGTCAAGAATTTTTTAAAACAGGCTTTTTTGTCTCCTGATTTTTAGACGCCAAACTGACGAATCTTCGCGATTCCATCCGCGATCCGAGCTTCACTCACTTGCTCTAACTCAGTGATCGGGTCGTGGTTCTCATCGAATCTCATTCCCGCCGGCGCGGTAAATACTTTCACGACGGCGGTTATTTTTAGATACGCGGCCAGGCGATCCGCGTAATTGACGATGCGTTGCGCCTTTTTTAACTCGCGGCCAACGTATGCGTACACGGTGACGTATTTGCGAATGTTTTTCTCATTCCGGAACCAGATGGATTGTTTGTTGCTGCCCTTATGGGTCCGGGCGGTGGTCTCTAAGAAGGCTTCAATGCTGTTTAAGAGGTCGGTGTCAACCGCTTGTACTTTTGGTTGCGGTTGTGCTTTTTGAAAATTTACCTGAATCACATTGCCGTGTACTGAGTATTCCATGTTGTTCCCCTCCGGTGTTTTGTGTTATAGTATTTTCTTGTTACTATATTATAAATATAGTACTTTTTTATAATTTGTCAATAGAACCACCTGTTTTTTTTATAAATTTTTATAGTTTTTTTTTGACAAAAGAGGCCCGAACAGTTATTTTTATGAAAATTATTTATCAAATAAGGCTTTTTCTTTATAGGGGGGGGTTCTATGGCAAGACGTGAAGACTCGAGACAGCTTATTATACAACTAAAACCTGAACTACACCGATGGTTTAAAGCTTATTGTGCTCAACGGGGCGTATCTATGAATAGCCACATCGCAACATATCTTTATGAGTTGCGACAGGCTGAGGAAGAAAAAACCTTGCGCCTTCAAAAATTAGCAAAGGATGTTGAGGAGTAACCCTATGAACCGTCTATTTTTTGTGAGTCTGTTTATTTTGTTCGCCGTCTCCGTGTCAACGGCGGTCATCGAACCGCCTCGCGTATTCAGCGAGAGCGGGACCGTGGTTATGGTTGTGGACGGCGACACGATTAAGGTCAAGATCCGGAACACGGTAGAGACGATCCGGCTGATCGGGATTAATACGCCAGAGACGAAAGACCCACGCAAACCGGTGGAGTGCTTCGGGAAAGAGGCATTTGAACATGCAAAGAAGCTGCTCGAAGGAAAAAAGGTCAAGCTGAAATCTGATAAGACACAGCAGAACCGGGACAAATATGATCGGATGCTCCGGTACGTGTGGATTGGCGGGAATGAGCTTGTTAACCACATGATGATAGCAGACGGGTACGCCTTCGAATACACCTATGAGACGCCGTATCTTTATCAAAAGGAATTTCAGGAGGCTCAAAAAGACGCGAAAGAAGCCCAGCGCGGCCTGTGGCATCCTGACACCTGTGCCGGGGAATTGAAACCGGAGAAACAGGACGCCACGCCAACACCAACAGCCACGCCGAAACAGAACACGTCAGCATTCTCCTGTACGCCGAAAAAGACGTGTGGCAAGATGACGTCCTGTGAAGAAGCCTATTATCATCTAAACACCTGCGGGAATAGCAGTCTAGATAGGGATAAAGACGGCATTCCGTGCGAGTCCATTTGTGGAAATTGAGCCATGAAACACTGTTCCGCGTAAAATTCTCTGGACGGTTCGTGAAGATCGCGACACGTCGCGTTTTGTTCAAGACAAGCAAAAATCCGGTGTGTCGTCTGCCGATTTCTCAGCAGCGATTGAACGTTTGAATCAGGGATGCGAGGAAGGACAAGAGGGAGCAGACCATGTTAACACGTAGAAAGAAGAACCTGACGCGCACCTTGCGCCTGTCGTATTCGGAGGCGGATCGGCTACGGCAAAAGCTGTATTCCGATGTAGACCGGCTCTCGCTGTCTGACGTGAAGAAGCTGATCACGGTTTTGGATGACGTGTATCCGGAGATCACGAAAAGGACGCAACAATGGCCATGGCGTCTGGCGCTGACCTGCTTTGGGGCGGGCATGGGGCTTGTGGTACTGGTACTGCTGATAGTATAAGGGGGTGTAGCTCATCGGAGGAGCAGGCGGGGAGGGTGCTAGATGAGTCCAAAGGGCTGTGACACGGCCAGCCACATTGAACGCTCGACGATCCGTAACAGGAAAGTCGGTTCGACTCCGACCACCCCTTTACCCGAAAATTCTTTTTACACAACAATGCTCCTTGCGCAAGCCCTATACCACTCGGGGAGTTGGCGAGAGGTGCACACTCTTGATAGCGTGGGCCCGTCCGGAATGGCATATGGCAAGACCGATGACGCTATGCTCCACTGGTGGAAGGATGTGTGCGAGGCTGCACGAGTCCAGACGGCGCTTGAACGAGAGATTGCATGGAAGTACGGGCTTGAACGATTACGGTGTTGAGCGAGACAAGAACATCCCTATACTTAATGCGAGACATCCGAGGATATTTGGCTTCCATGTCGCAAGGAAGACCTGCATTTGCGACAATTCCGGAAACCGTGCCCAATGGTAGACGGGAAGAATTAAGGCCGCACACCCTCCCGCGACCAGCATTAAACCAAGACCTTTTTGACAGTTCCCTTCTTCATCTTATTCCATGCTAAACGCCAACCGACAGCGGCAGTTGATGCGATCCCCTGGGTGGATGATCGGATCACGTGGATGCATCGGACCTGGCCAACCCTTGAACTGCACAGAAAACCGTTCATCAATCCGGCGTTCTTCCAGGTGTCGAAAGTTATGTTTTTTGCGGACCCGTGAATCCCGCCGTGTGAGCCACGTTTTGAACAAAAATCCTGCCTCTTTTGCCCGTTTCCACCCCGCGTCATCGTGCGGCGAGGGAATATCACTGAATCCCCAGGATCGCAATTTCGCGGCCATGGCGTTCAAATAGTGTTCTACGAGGAAACCGTGTTCCGTCTGAAATCGGTCAGGGGGAACCGTCTGCACGAGCATCGCGTGAAAGCGTGCGTACTGTCCGAAAGACTGCTGCAGAAGGGTGTCAAGTGGAAGGGTCATAGGTCGATGTCCCAAAAGTATTCACGAGCATCTTTGCGTATTTCTTCAATATCCTCAGTCGTAAATTCTACAAATTGTCTCTTCGGAACGCCCTTTCCGAACTGATGATATTGTCCATATTCAACAGCCGTCCCTTTTTCAAGAAAGGCTTCTCGACTGCCGATGGTATACCGGACAACCGCATCCCCGGTCTCCGTTGTCATTTCCATACTATCGCGCATCCGGCCAGTCCTATCGAGGATCGGGTGCGTCAGGTCGTCTTTCCGATCCACCCATTTAGGCCGCCCTTGCGCATCAAACGTCTTCCCGGCACTTTTTGCCAAAATTTCGGCACACGTTTCCAGAAACGGACGAGGGTTCTCCAGCCGATCCCGGATCCCGTCTAGCCGTTTTTGTAGTGTACCTAAGCCGTCTATCGTAACCTTCATCGCGCCACAATGCGCAGGGCCGGAGTGCGGTACGTCACCCCCAGCGCCTGCCCTTCTGCTCTCGTCAACGGCAGATAGAGACACCGTTCCTGCCCCAGGTCGATCAGCTTGCGCTCAGTCGCAGAGACCACCGTGAAGGACACCCCTTCTTTTTGCTCGTCGTCTGGTGGCGTCGGTGGTGCTGTCGACGCAGACGCCTGACACTGTTCACACAGGTGTTGAAGCGTCTCGCTGAATTCTTCCAGCAGTGTGATGATCGGGAGTGGTGTCATACGGTTTTAAAAAAGTCAAACACGCCACGCGATTGCGTGATGCGATGACAGAGAATGAGTTTTTCCAATAAGAGTTGTTGCGCCCGCCGGGTGTCTTCATAGAGTTGCACCACGGGCACGAGAGCAGCAAAATTCAGATGCGCCGCCATCTCTTTCTGTGTCTTCATCAAGAAGAAGACTTGCGCGTTGACGAGACTCCACACCTGCCACGCGGTCACATTGTCCGGCCAGAGAAATGGGGTTCCATGCGTCTGGCATGGAAGCATCGGTTGTGAGGTCAACCGCTTTTTCCCACGGAGCCTGGCGTCAATCAAACACGCCTGACAGACTTTGTGCTCGCGCTTCTGGTTGGCCTTCTGGTGGAAGGCCCAGACCATTAAATTTTTTTTTCCGCGTCCGTCTGGAGTTCAGCCTGGAGCGCAAGTTGCGTCACGGTGTTGATCAGCCATTCCACGATCCCCGGCAAAACCTTTTCCTTGAAGAAGATCCATTCGAATTTGACGACATTACCAGACGCATCTTTTACGCCGCGCCAGGTTTCCACATATTTCGCCCCGCAGCGTTCCGCCAACTTCATCAGATCCACAATGGCCGGGTTCGTGATCAATTGCATAAAGACCGTCAGGTAGGCTGCCGCCGGGTCGTCGTCTTTCACCAGTTTATCAAGCAGCAGGTGCGCGGTTTCCTGTTTGATGCAGCTTTTCCAATCCTCAAAGAGTTCCAACCGTGAGGGGATCTTGAAACGTAATTCCAACGGGTCACCGGAGACGTCCGGTAACGGAACCGTGACCCAACGGTGAAACTTATCTTCGCCGCTGGGGGTTTGTGTGAAGTAGGAAATGTCCATATGCGTCCGTGTTCTCCGGTCCTGCGGTTGACAGACCCGGCACACGTGAGTTTTCCTGGTTAAAAGAACGCAAAGATCACCGGCCCGAGGGCGGTTGATCTCGGATTCGCCTTCCAATTGATATCGGAGATCCAGAGCCCTTCAGAATCCACCGGCGCGACTTTCGCCCGTCGACAATCCGGAACAATGATCACTGGCATATTGCCAGCCGTATCCCCAAACTTGATCAGCAAGTTCGAGTCGGTTTGCGCGATCCATGCGGTGTACTCACTATCATCGTCCAGATCCAGATCATACTTGCCGGTGACCTGCCGCTTCGTGTAGCGTGAGGATCGAACGCCGCTCGTTGGGATCATAGACAGGCGTTTCGTGACTTCCATCCCCAGATCAAGTTCCAGGTTCTGTGTGTGGATCGTGGTGCGCGACGCCCCTAACGTAATCGTTGCGCTTAAGCAGATAGGCGGCACGGTCTCCGTGTCGACATCCGGCGCGAGTCCAAGTGTGGACAGATTTGAGCCGGTATGCTGCACCGACCAATTACAGGGCGTAAACGTGAACTGCATCTTCGGGATTTGCCCGGTACTGACATTCGTAAAGGTGAGATTTGGACGACACCCGCCAAATTTGATCCACAGGCCATCCTGTCCGACGCAATCAAGGAAGATATGGACAGACAGCGAGTCATGCCCGGATCCTTTTTGCTTGTAGGTCGGTGCGGATTTTACGACATCTGAGGATTGTGGCGTGCCGGAAAATTCCGGTTCGACCTTGATCCATTGTGTAGTGGTCCCACTGCACTGCGTCACGACCGCATATTCCGCCGCACCACCGTCAATGCCCACACTGAGCGCATCGCCCACGGCAAAGCCGGGAGAGCCGGTCATGTCGAATTCTGAGGCAGTATAGCCGGTATTCACGGCCCCGTCTCCGGCAGACAACGGATCGGTCGGATCCTCACAGCAGGCTCTCAGGACCGCATCGCTTTCCGGGGCAGTATGCGCTTCGCCGGAACCCTTGAGTTCAACGGTAAACGAGCAGGAGCCGTCCTGCATGCCCAGAATAGACGCGAGCGGATCAAGCCCGCCTGTGATCACGGCGCGTTCAATTTCTTCATAACTGGTATCCAGATCGAAATCTTCATCAATCAGGATAAAATCCGAATCGGTTGGATTGACAATCGTACCCTGGACGGATTCTTTCACCACCGCCACATAGGTATTTTGTTTTGCTAATGCCATGCCTGGCAAGCCCTGCCGTGTTTCAGCGCTTTATTCTAGGCCCCGCGAAGGCCGTATTCCATTGTAATGCGAACTTCGCTCAGTTTTTCAAAATTCCGTGCGAAGAATGTTGGATAAATCGTTGACACCCATCGTGGAACCGTCGTTCCGGCAAATTGATTTCCCTCCAGATAGCATTTCAACACCGTGGCAATATCAAGAATCGTAAACAACCCCTCTTCTTTTCCGAACCCTTCGGCGTAGGCGTAAAACGTTACCGTGACCAGATCGTCACGGGCATTCAGCAGCCGCCGCCCTGCCGGACGAGGGGCTTCTTGCGCCGGGGAAATAACGAGATTCGGCTGTCGGACCTTCTCCGGGTTGAAATAGCCTGCCTGTGAGCACTGCATGCGTTGCTCAAAGACGGACAACGTACTTTCTGCGACCATCGCCGCTTTCACGGACTGGAAAAAGCTTTTTGTACTTGCCATTTAATACCACCGTTCCGCCATTGGATACATTGTTGTGCGTGAATAGATCGGCGTCCGAGTATCTGAGATTTTCCCGGCATGACGACCTGACAGGCTGGTCAAGGTCGTTCCGTCCGCCAGTTGCAGCGCGATCTCACCAGCCGCGATCTTGTGTAACCGCGCTCGCGCTTCATCATATTCCTTGGAATACGCCTTTTGGCTTGTATACAGGTCTTTCTCGCGTTGACACAGCAGATAAATTGCAAACGTCACCGCGATATTATGGATGACGCCGGGCAACGTGGCGCTCGTAAACGGCAGATAGTCTTCATACCGTTCCATGAGTTCCGCATTGATTTCGTGATACGCCCAGGCGATCACCGCATTGATCACGGTATCATCCGGGACATCATCGCCGTCATCATCTGCCCAATCAATCAACCGATCATTGCCTTTCCGGTCCTGTAAGTCACCTAAATCACAATAATAGTTCCCATCCGGAGGATTCCAGGCTGGGGTTTCTGCGCCGAACCAGCCGCTCAGGATATACAAATCCCCCGCGCCACTGGCTGCCGGGGGTGCGGTGCCAAATTCCAGGGTCGTTGGATTCGTGTACGTGTAATCCGTCCACGGCAGCGACCCCTGAAGCACGGTCAAGGTTCCCGTCACACACGCCTCATCGAATGTGAAGGTTGTTAAAACCCCATTCGGCGTCTCATTGAATGCCGGCGTATTCGGATAGGTTTTATACGTGCTCATAGTTAGTTGATAAGACCGTATCCCCCTTTCATGTATTGATAGGTTTGCCTGATTTCTACGGCTGATCGAGTCGCCGTAGAAAGCCGAATGGTATCAAGAATCCCGTGAAACCGAAAGGTATATTGATCAAACCCTCCGATTTTCAGGACAGTCGTTCCTGTAAAACTTATAGCCTCGTCATAATAGGCCCAATTATCAAGGTTGCCATTCAGATAGATACCAAGATACGGACGCGCAAACCCTGCGGCAATATAGACCCATTCGCCTTCATAATCATTCATCGCAGTGGTCGTGCAGACTTTTCGTTCTCCCCCTGTAAGATGTATCGTAAAGCAAACATCGCCATCGGCTGATGTTTCAAATTTCAGCCGCCAAGCATTATACACGCCTACAAGATAGGCGCTATTATCCGGAGGGCTTGTTTCCCAATCGGCTTGGCAGACGACTTCTACTGCTAACACATCATAATAGGCACTATTATATGGGGCTTCTCCATACGCTGATGTTCCATCATAAACTTTGCCGTTCCCAAAAAATGCTGTTGTTGAAGACGTATTATACAATGTGGCATCATTAGCCGTTGTCGATTCATCGTCAATGGTACTTCCAGATTCTTCAAATCGCCATAAGCCAATTGTAGAGAAATCGGCAGATAAATCACCATAGCCTCCGGCATAGCAGTGAAAAATACAATGAAGAAGAAAAAGAATGAGAAAGATTGTTCGCATATTATTCACTTACAGTAAAATAATGGCTTGGGAGCGATTGAAAATTATCATCATAGGCGACAACATAATTACTTCCTATTGGAATACTTGAAAATGTCCAGGTTCCACTATCAAGAATGCCAGTGACAGATTGTTCGGTAAATGTGCCGCTAAGCCGTTGCCACAGAAGAATTGTTCGTTCTTCACCTGTTGGATCTTCATCGCATGTAATAGTTGAACTAACCTTACTACAGCCTTGTGGCGGGAGATATTCAGGTGCAACTTGGGCATTTCCAAAATTGTATTCAATAATTTTTGATAAAATATCAGTATAGACTTGCTGATAATAGATTTTCCCGAATTCAACCGCGACATAAAGCTTGAGCCAAATAGCCCATTCTTGCTGTGAATTTGATGCTTGATAACTATCATCTAAGCTGTTCATATTCGTGAGCAATGTAGCAAGAATATCTGGGCTGCTATGGGCCGTAATGAGCCAAATGGTCTTATGCAATCCCGAGAGTTCGTCACCTGGTTCGGCCATTGTGAAAAATGGTAAAAGACTGAAAATCAACAAACTAAGCAGTAATTTTTTCATAGGTAACTTCCTTTTTTATGGGTAAATAAATGAGAGTGTCACCGACAGAGTTTGCCCTGGCGTTGAACTTCCACATTGACTTGTTGAGACATGGATGGTTTCGCCAAATTCCACATCATAGTTACTCGTGTTGACGGTCACACCGCTATCAAACTGAGAAGATGACCCGGCGCTAATTGAAATTTCTGAACTGAAGGCATCAGTGTCCTCGACTTCTACATTGAATTCCAAGGCACTGCCAGCCGGAGCCGTATCTTGTGCGATACCTGTGGCCCGAACAAGGTAGGCGGTATTTTCTTGATGATAGAGCACGAGTGAGAATGGATCAGCTACAGTACAATTACCAGGCATGACAATATTTTTGGCACGCATTCTTGAACTATCGCCATATTGTAAGTAATCATCATAACTGGTACTAAACGCTACTCCATCAAGATCCACATTAATGGTAGCGCCAATATCTGAGCAGGCTACAGTAACACCATAATACCAGGTAGATTCATCAGCCGAATATCTGATCGGCGTGCCTGCTTGATAGTTTGTGCAATCATCTACAGTGATGGTAATGGTATCATCATCTGATCGGGCAAATGTACTTTCAGCCGTCCAGAAAGAGGCACCACCACTAACAGATGAATCTACAGAATCTACATCGCCATCATCGTCAGTGTCAAGTTGATGGAGATAATCATAAATCGCATTTTGAGATGCGCCGTTTGTCGTATCACCGTTCCAGCCAGAACTATAAACATCATTTTCAATACTTGCAGAACCGGCTCCATCATCGGTATCCCATTCGGGAGCTGTAGCCGTCGCATTCATTTCTAGCACTTGTCCGGCTGTTCCTTTGGCTAATCGAATCCAATTTGAACCATTAAAATACAACACATCGCCTTGTGTTTCATTAGAAATACTGAGGCTCCCATTATTGTCTAAATTTGTTGCCGCACCAAAGTCACCCGACTCTGGTATATCATCATCTGTACCGCCTGCGTTGTGAAAGTCGTTACTGAGAGCCGTCTGGACATCTACCAAACTTACATCGTCATCTGAGAGTGCCCCATCACTGGTTGTAAACACTCCGACTCCGATTTGCGTTTCTAGTTCATTTTCGCTATCAAGTTCTGATTCATACAAGAGATTGGCAGTATCAGACAAATCTGTCGAAACAGTTACATCGTCGGTACTGTCCATGTCGGCGTTCGGATATGTATCTAAGTCTAGGTAATTTTGTAAGGCATGGTTTCCCCATCCATAAGCAGTGTTATAGTTGGTGTGATTATATGTACTTTCATGAGTCGTAACGCCTGGATCAGATTCAATAGCCGAAATATCACCACTGGTAACAGTTCCAACCGTTGTAATACTCGCTTGCGTAAAATGTTCTGACGCACTAAAGTTTGTTAGAGCATCATGATCAATATTTGCTTCATTAATCGTTAATTCTACATCATGTGTGCCACTATCTAAAGAGATAGATAGCCGATCATTTTCACTTTTGATAGCATTGAACTGAAGGTCTACTCCACTTTTGGTATAATATAATGATGTTCCGGTCCCCTGATTGCTGGCCGTATTTGCTTCACCACTTCCGACCCCGCCGACATTATCCACATCTTCCCATCCGGCTCCTGTGTATCGTCGTAAGCATGGACCATCACCGACACAATTTGTGCCATCATCCAAATAAACGTCACCTATAGATGGTAAACTAGGGGTTGTACTACGTTCAGTAAGATTCAAAGGCGATGTTGTGGCGCTATCTGAAATGGTAAGCGCCGGGGCCATTATATCGCCACCACTATTATGCACAAAATCGTCGTCAACATTTAACGTGTCATCTGAAAGCGTAAGGCTTGTTCCTCCGGCGAGATTTGTATCATCGGAAATATCTAATCCTGAAATAGTCGTCGTTGTATGATTGTGACTATCATTTGAAACGGAAGGTGATGCTCCGATGCCGGAAAGATCACCACCCCAAGAAGTATTTGTCGTTAAGTCGTCTATGCTATTAGTATCGGTGTTTGGATAAGTATCTAGATCAAGATAGTTTTGTATTGCGTGATTGCCCCAGCCATAGGCAGTGTTATAGTTGGCGTGATTATAGGTGCTTTCATGGGTGGTCACCCCCGGATCGCTTTCAATGGCGGAGACATCCCCGCTTGCCACAGTGCCGACGGTCGTAATACTCGCCTGTGTGAAATGTTCTGACGCGCTGAAATTTGTCAGGGCATCATGGTCAATATTCGCCTCGTTGATGGTGAGTTCGACATCATGCGTCCCGGAATCCAGCGACACAGACAGGCGGTCATTTTCGCTTTTGATGGCGTTCAGTTGTAGGTCTACGCCGTCTTTCTGATACGCGAGGGATGCTCCTGTCCCGGCGCTGCTTATCGTATTGGCTTCCCCTGATCCGGAAATCCCAGAGGCGAGGTTTGCCATCGTGATCTTGTAATAGTCCGAGGATGACACATTGTAGACATGTAGTTCGTCGGCATTATCGATGGACGACAGGGCCGTTAAGGTATGAAATTGGCTGCCGGTACTGGCGTTGAGCTTCGTCTGGACCGCAGAAGACAATTTCGGCTCGGAGATCAGGCCGTCCGGAATATTGTCGAGATAGATCTGTGGCGCAGCCCGTGAAGACAGATCTGCCAGGTCCTGGGGGATCGGGGGCATCCACACAAGAAACAATGCTATCCCTGCCAGGATAAACGCACAGAGACTGATGGAAAGGAATGCCGGATGTCGTATCATACAAAAAAACGGGGCGAGGCGCAAGGCCCTGCCCCGTGAGTGTTTCAGGTTTCAGAAAGACCAGATTACGACGTGGTTGGCGTGGTTGATCCGATACAATCCTGGATCAGGCACGCGCAATCAAGCGCCACCAGTTTTTCAGTAACCCAGTTTTCCACCTCAACCCAGAGACCACCGCCACCGGTTTCGAGATCTTCATACGTGCGTGCCCGCCAGCCCTGTTGGGCTCCAGGCACTTGAATCGTCTGCGATCCCTTCGGCGAAAGTTCCGGAGTGTAGATAAAGGTCGAGCCGAGTTGCGTGGCATCACGGCTTGGCGATTTGGCCCGATAGAAGACCAACATGTGGCGTCCCCAGATATACTCATAGGACCCGGTTGAGCGCTTGGAGGTGCCGTCGTACTTCGCGCCACCCACCAGAATCTCATCCGCTTCGATCAGTTCCGCCACCACGCGCTTCAACACCGCCGCCGGCATCTCAGTGGTCGCCCCACCGGACACCCGCGCTAACACATCAGGATGGTGTTTGATAATCTGCCACGATTCCGGGTTAATCAAAACCACCAAGTCAGCATTCGGCGGACGATAGCACTTCGCAATTGCGGCCTCAATGATCGGAAAAAAGGTTCCTGCACCAGAGGCATACTGATCGAGTTGATAGCCATCAGAGGTTCCTCCGGCAGTTAAGGTCATTTTCTGGGCGGTCGGATAGGTCGCCGCAGCAAAAATTTGCTCGGCGATCCGGACTTCCTGATCGAGCAACACGGTATTCACACAGGCGTCCGCCTTGCCCATTTGATCGCGCACTGGAGGTTCGGCGTTGTCATAATCGACATACGGCATGAACTCCCGCCAGGCGAACCCTTCACAGGAGAAGGTTTCCCGATTGACCTTAGTATCGGAATGGCCCGCCTTTGATAGATGTCCCCGGCGGGTATCTTCCCGTTTGAACCTGTTCTTTTTATCGAAGACGGTATATTTGCCTTCGAGCTTAAAATGCGGGACATAGGGCAGCGCCCGCGTTCCCACCACGGCATCATTCTCATATTTGACCACGTAATCGGTCAACACAGGGCTGTTATATGTTTCACCTACTAACATTGCTGAGCCTCCTTAGCCCTGATAGACGCTATGGGCGATCTTCATAAATCCCCACTCGTCTGCACTGGCACTGGATTCGGTCGCAAAGCCGAACATTTCAACATTATCACCGGCGCTAATGGACGCTTCGCCCGTGGGGGCTAAGTTTCCATTCGTATCATACACAACCATTTTATCGCCGGGGCTTACAGTGTACCCGGTCGCCTTGTTGAAGCGAATGACCCGGCCTTCTTCAAAGGCAAGGTCGGCGTACTCGCCAGCCGCATAGCCATCCGCGTCGGCGGTATTGGCTTTTGGCAGCAAGATGCCTGCGATATTCCCCGCTTTGGCGGCACCGGGCAGATCTACCTTGCGATCAGCAGATCCCCAGACCACCGTGTCGTAAAATCTCGCAGCGCTTTCAACTTCGACCGTCATCGGTCCTGACATCGCTTGCATGGACTACGCTCCTTGGTTGGTGGGGAATAACTCAGGGTGTTCGGTTGCGACGAGCTTGAGCGCGTCGGTGTCCGACAGCTTCGGATTCCCTTGTTGTTTGTCTTTGGCTAACGCCTCACGTTTGGCTTTGAGTTTGGCGTTATCTTCGCGTGTTGGCTCCTTTGCGTCAGGGGCCAACGGTTCTGTCGGCACTCGGGCAAACTTGGCGGCTTCTGCGAGCAGCATCTGTGCCCAAGTCTGTTGGGACACCGTGTCACCGGTTCCCAGGGTGATGGTTGGCTCCTGACTCAACGTCAACAGCCCATCCACAACGTTCAATTCATCAAACGACGCCGGCAGGTGTCCGGCCTGAAGATCAGTGTAAAAAATCTCAACCTGATGTCGCCGGTCTTTTGCCTGCATCTGGGCGGCATGTGTGGCTTCCAGATCAGCCTTTTCCTGATCGAAGGCTTCGCGCTGGGTTTGTAATGCCTGTGCAACCGCATCTTTGATCGCCGCGTTCAGTTCAGGGGTGACGGCGCTGGTGCTGACGTTTTCTACGTCCTGCGTCTCTTCAGTGAGTTCGGTCTCCGGGGCTTCGTCCGGAGCGTCGTCACTGGCACGATCAGCAGGGGCGTCAATGGTATCGTCCGAGTCCGGGGTGTCCTGTTTCAGGGTCTCTTGAGAGTCTTCAACAGGGGTGTCTTTCCCTTCTTCCGGAGCGTCCACCACGTCGTCAACGGCCTGATCTTCCGCGTCCATGGCTTGTGTCTTTTTGCGTGGCATAGGTGGTTTCTCCTTATGCTCAGGGTTATCAGAGAGGGAGACCATCGCCTTTCGGTCAGGCAATGACCACCCGGCGGACGAAAACGACGCCGCCAGATCAGCGCGGGTGTCGTCTTCGAGGGTGTCAGCGGGTTGCGCCAGAGGGTCAGCGCCCGCAATCACAATAGAGGTTTCGAGGTAGCGGCGGATATGGGTGGCGATGAAGCGCACGATCTGCCCATCCACTTCCGTGCCCATCGCCTCATAGAACGACCAATCATCGAGGGTTGGATGGGATTTCTCGTAATCGAACCAGACACGAACCGAAGAGCCTTTAATATAGCCTTGTTCGACCCCTCGCACGACGATGCGGTGCGGGTGTTCCGGGGGAAGTTGGGGCTTTTTATCAAGCTTATAGATCGCATCAATGCCGGACACGGGCACGCCGTTGATGTCATCCGTCCAAAAGGCGTCATCCACGATCCCGATATATTCAGCCGCGGAAAACCGATGATCAGACATGACCGTGACATCTTTCAGCAGCGGGGCGCTCGGTTTCAGGACGCCCTCTTTCGAGAAATCCGTAACGACCATCCCGAAAAAGCCTTCTTGCCAAACCAGGGCCTGCGAGAGGGCGCGATAGTGTAACTTCAGGAATTCTGAGGTTTCCTCAAGGACGCGTGGGGCCTGGAGCGTGGCGCGATGCTGAGGCTGTGCGGCCAGCGAAAAGGAGACCGGAGAAATCCGGCCTTCAATAGTTCCGTCGTCATACACGCTGAACAGCGGGCGTGTCGTAGTCATGCGTTCAACAGGCGTCCGTGTTGGCCTGTTCGACGCGGGGCGTTGACCGCCTGCCATCGTGCGAGCATGTCGTTGTGCTTCTGGTGGTCTCGCGTGGGTTGTTGTGTCTTCTCCTCGTCAATTTTCTTCATTGTTACAGGCACAAAAAAAGGGAGAATCGCCAAACGCAGGCAACACGGGAGCCCGCGCTTTTGAATTCTCCCTTTCACGTCCAATCTGATCGCCCCCGTCAGGACTCTCAGAGGATTGTGCCAATTCTTAGTACAATACTGTTAAAAAGATCGTATGTTGTTCCTCTTAGTATGGGCTAACATTTCCTATCTTGTCAAGTGAAAAATTTCATTAAATGTTACTCGTGTTCTGTCTCGGCCTGATTGTCAGGCGAAGACGCCTGTAATAAAAATTGCGAAATATCCCCGGTCAACCGAATTTGGCAGCGTGGCGGGCGTGTGCCTGCCGGGAAATTATAAAATGTCATCCAGGCCAGGGTCTGTGTGCTGTGGACCCAATTCACCAGCTTGATTAAGCGCCGGATCTTCCAGCGAAAATTTGGTTTCGCCGTGGCTGCTGCCAGTGCCAGCGACCCGTTATCTCCTTCTTCCAGGGCCAGGGCCGAGCCTAAGAGCACTTTGGAGGTGTAGCGGTTATTGCGCCGGATCGTGACGTCATATTCCGAGGAGCCTCCTCGCCGGGACGTTTCCATGAACTGCACGTCTTCAATGTGGCCTTTTTCGTCCTGGTTCAATGTCATCGACTGCCCGCGCTGGAGCTTTTCGAGCATAACCAGGAGATCGTCAGTAGACATCCCTTCTCGTCTCGTATCCGTCCAGCCAACCACTGTGGGCATCCCAAACCGTTCCTCGGAGATCGCGCACATACTTTCGGAGTTCCATTTCAGGTCCGTGGCAAACGAGAGGCTGTGCAGAATGCTTTGGCCGTGGTAGTTCTCATATTTCGGGTGAAACGAGGCGAGCACAACTTTATTGGACGGCACGGGGATCGTACCCTCTAGCGAACCGAGCCATTCTTTCATCCAGAGCTTATTGTTGTCGTCAAAGGTGAAAAACTCCGGATAGCGCCAGAGGAAATCATTGATGCCCCATTTCCCTTTCCAGGGACCGTCAGGAATTTTCTGCCACTCAAGTTCCAGACACGCCTTGCCATCTTCAATACAGGAGAGGGTTTCTTCGACGACTCGTCCAAAATCGCGTCCGGTGATGTCGCTATCTTCCTTGCGATTACGCCCCAAAAATTCGTCAAGGGTATAACGGGCGAACTCCGTGGCTTTCAGTTCCATTGGGGTCGGATCTTTGGGCGGCACGATTTGCGGGGCGCTGACCTCCACGGTTTGCGCCAGAACTTTCGCTTGAAGCTGTGGTGGCAGATGGCTAATGCTCGCCAGTAGATCCTCCCATTCTTCAGCAGACGGGATTTGTCCGGCGGCGGAATTCCAACAGGAGGACACAGCGGCGTACAGCAGATCGAGGGAGGCGAAGACTTGCGGATCGGCAGCGATCTTTTTATACCAACGCAACCCGCGCTGCCGGATCAATTCATCCGGATTTTGAGAGGACGCGAGCAGGTAGCCGCCGGGTGTGTAGCGGCTGACCCGGCCTACCATGCGCATGGTGGGTGTCGAAAGCGCGAACTTGCGCCCGGTATGATCATAGAGTGTAACGCTCAACAGAAAAACAGACGCCCGTGTTTGCGTCCGGTGATGTTCTGTGAGGAAGTGTACCGAAGGCTGGGAAATAAGTCAAGTGAAATTTTTTACAACGGTTCTAACCACGGCCAGAAGGCGTCTTTCTCAGACAGGATCGGCGTCGCGATCGGCCACGTAATCTTGAGCGCCGGATCATCCCAGCGAATGCCGCGCTCCGCAGGAAAACAATACTCCGCCGTCACCTTATACAACACCACCGCATCTTGACTCAGCACGCAATAGCCATGCGCAAAGCCGGGCGGAAGATAGAGCAACGTGCCTGCGTAATCGGACAACGTGACACCGATCCACTCCCGGAAGGTGGGCGAGTCCGGCCTGAGATCGACGGCCACGTCAAAGATTTCACCATGCACGGCGGTCACAAGCTTGCCCTGGGCATACGGGGCTTCTTGATAATGTAGGCCCCGCAGGACACGGGCTTTCGAGTAGACGCAATTATCCTGGATGAAGGGCTCAGGAATCTGCTGTTGAAAGGTTTTCGCGCGATAGGACACGCAGAACGCGCCGCGTGTGTCGGTGTAGACGTCAGGTGTAATGCGCAAGACGTCTGGAAGATCGGTGGGGTGAATCAGATACGCCATTGTTCACCCTCACCTCACAAGCAGCGTCCACACCCACATCGCCTCTCGCAGTCGGTCCCAATACTCACCTTCAGGCAAGGCAAGCGACAAGTGGTGATAGCACCCGGCGACGGTGTTTCCGGTCAGGACAACATCGTCAAGCGTCTTCCAGAGCGTGTCATTGATCGGCAGGCCCGGCGTTTCCTTCTCAAGATTCTTCCAGACGTTTGAGGCGCGGGCGTGCTGGACAAACGGACGCCCGTAGGTCATCGAAAAGCGCAGGTGGTCAAGAATGCGTTTCACAAACAGTCCACACCAGATGTCTCCGAATCGGTCAAACGGGTATGCCTGCCCCATAAGCAAAAAATACATGGCCGGCAGCATCTTCACGCGAAACGCCAAATTCATCCCACAGACCGGAAAGTATGTCCCGATCGGAGCCGTGCCTTCGCGGAGGCTTGTGAATTGAGGAGTGCGTTGATCGGTGAGTTGTGTAGGCGCGTCAAGATCGAGCACGCCTTTCCAGAGACCAAGATTGACCATGACCGGGTGTTCGCGGTCTCGCTGAAAATACGGGATGCCCCGCACGTCGATCCCGTCAACTGTGGATTGCCACGCGGGATCGTGACCAGAGGAGAGGAGCCGGTCAGCGTGCAGGGCAAAAAATTTATCAGGCGGTGTGTCGTCTGTCGGAAAGCAGTCATCGTCCAGGGTAACAATAATATCCGCCCCAGCTTGCGCCGCTTTCAAAAACCCATAGCTACGGATACAATCAGAGCGCCGGGGAATAATCCAGGCATATTCTTGGAGATCCCGATCAATGTCATTCCAGGCGTACTGCGTGACACCGGACAAACGAAAGGTCTTTTCCGGGTTGTCCTCTACGACAATCGTCTGTGGCAAGCCGTCACGCCAGGCGTCGAGAAAGCGCGTGATACAGTTTTCGCGGATCGTGGGGACAACGAGGATAATTTTATCCATGATTCAAGACGTATAACCCGGCCAGCCCGCCAGGAAACCAATGATTCATCCAGGTCCGCCCGTCTGAAATCTCGTACCCGTGCGCCAGACTTGCCGCTGTACTGAGCGTCTGAAACGAATTTGTGGAATGCCAACGAGACGACTTCAACTCCAACACCTTCACCTTCTCAATTTCATTCATGAGGCCCACGTGCAACCCGGCCTTCAGACATATCTGATGCGAGGCGTGATCGATCCCGTTGACGTTCCCGCCGTCCGGATAGAGTTTCCAGTTCAATTTGTCCATCCCGGCGGCGGTGATCATGCGTCCGTTGCCGTCCGGCTCACTGGCACGGCTGCCCTGATACCCGCGTGCAATCACCTCTCCGGTCTCGACATTCAGCACGTTAAACACGCTTTTCCCGGTCACATCAAGATGGTTGCGCATCATGTAGTCATACCCGATTCGGCAGTAGTCATCCGTGAGCCAGGAGTCTGAGCCGGTTGTCACAATCGCCAGCGGGTTCAACTTGCGGGCGTAGTCGATCCCGGCCTGATATTTCTCTGACAAGGGCAGGTTTTTGTGTTGCACGTACAGACAGCCGGTTTCTTTCGCCATGCGGTACTCTGCGTCTGAGTCGCCAACGACCACCACGTTGATCGGAACCGTCTGCCACAACAGGCGCTCACAGGTCAAGCGCGTGATCGCTTCACGCGCCGGGGTGTCAAAATGGATGGCGAGGACCGCCACAATCGCTCTATTCATTGAAGATCTGCTTCCGTTCGTTCAGGCGGAGGGACATACACGTTCCCGGCCTGGATCTGCTGTTTGCGTGCTGAAAAATGCGACAGGGCCGTATGCAGGATCTCCCATTTCATCTGACGATAGGCGCTGTCTGCGTCCACATCGTCGCCGTGGTGCACAGAGACGTCATCCCCCACAAAATAATTCAGCAGGCCCGTCTGTCGAATGCGTAAGCCCCAATCAGAATCTCCTAGCCCGTACTTGCCATACCCTTCATAGAAATAGCCGATCCGATCATGCAGCGATCGGGACCAAAGACCACCGCCAAACACCGCCCCTTTCACGACCTTGATCGCGATCCCGTTGCGGACTTCCGGCGTGCCGTGATCCTTGCCCACACAATAGAACCCTACCATGCCGGTCTCTGGGATCACGGCTGCCGCTGTCACGAGTTTCTTGAGCCATTGTGTCGGATATTCAATATCCCCGGCAATATAGGCAATATACTCACCGGATGCCCGGAGGACCAATTGGTTGAGCATCTGATAATTGCCCTGATTTTCACGGTTGCGCCGAAAATAGACCGGGTTGAGGGCCTGAATCAGATCGGCGACCTCGTGCGAATTTGTGCCGTTGTCACAGACCAAAAATTCGATATCTTGCCATCCAGCGCGGGCAAACGTCTGTGGTAAGCAACGATGCAGCATCTTGACCCTGGGGGCCGGGCCGACATTCAAAATAATCGAAATCATACGCCACCTCCGACGACATGACGCCGAAATTGGGTGTCATAGACCTCGGCGACGCTCAAGAAGTGCTGCTGCAATTCGTCAACGACAGGCCCTGTCCCATTTCGCGCCAATGCCGCTGCTCGCGCCAGGCGTGATTCAATCTGTTGGGGCGAGGCGTACAGCAGCCGATCAGCCTGCTCAATTCCGGTTGTCCATTCCGGCCACTTCGGCCCCACGGTCAGCATGCCGCCAAACGTCGCCTCAAGTTGGGCAATATTGCTTTTGGCCCGGTTAAAGGCATTGTCACGGAGCGGGACGACCATCATGTCTGCGCGTGGCCCGTCTGCGATCAGCCATCGAAAATAGGCTTCCATCGGAATTTCCCCCCGTTGATACACAGGACAGAGCGCTGTGAGTCGTTCAATCAGCCATTGCGGGGCGATGCCGACAAGATGCCATTCAACGGTGTGCTGCTTCGAGAATGCCAGAATGCCGTCAGCAGAATCGATCCAATCTGCTGCATGGGTTTGTGACCCTCGCCAGAGAAGTTTCAGCCGTTCTCCCGGGGGCTGCGGGGCGGTACAGATCCGCCAGCGGACCGGGAGCCGATTGCGGATGATCTGGATTTTCTCATGATAGCGTTCCGGGAAGGCGTGTTGAAAGGCGGCTGTTGACACGGTGACGCGATCCGCCATATCCGCACATTTCAGGATGCCGTTTTTAACCGCCGTGGGATCGACGTAATAGAGGCGGGCCTGATTGCCGGGCGGAATTTCCCACAGCAGATCATCCCAATCACACCAGACCGGGACCTGACAGTCTCTGGCGATCTTGAGCACCTCAAAATGGGATGACGTACACGGGCGCTGCAGCACCACAAGCGACTTATCCGCAATCGTGGACCAGGCCACCCGTTCAGCACGGTGTAAAACGATTTGTGTGTCAGGATCGCGGGCCAGGTCGCCAAATGGCCCCCAACCGCGGTAAAATGAAGTCGCGTCTTTTTCATCTGGGCATAAGAGGAGGATATGATTCATGCGGGGGGACTATAGCAGATCGTGAAGAAATGCGCAAGAAGTTTTGTGAAAAATTTAATTATTTTCTTCGGAGGGTACGTTCAAGACATCTCCTTTTCCTTCCATTTATCGATGACGAAAGCGGTCATACGCGCTGCGGGCCGGTGGTTGATTCCGGCGCGGTTCCTGGCTCTGGGCGGGTTTCTTGCGCGGGCGCTTCTGTAATTGTGTATACAGCATGGTCATGGCGTCAGCCGTATCAATTTTATACTCGATCTCCATCAGCTTATGGGTATTCGTTCCGGGTATCCAGCCACACCATTGCGTGACAAGCAAATCCTGCTGCGAGTGCCCGCTCATGACATGAATGCGTTGCTGTTCAAGCTCCGGACGGATGGCGAGCAGGCGTAAATCCTTATTCCCTCCGGGCGGGACCTCTTTTACGGGCAATGGATCCCAGAAGTCTGCGCGGGACGGGTGTCTGTGTTGCGCATTTTCAGCCCCCTGCTGAAAAAACGACCGGCCTAACCCTTTCGCCGACACAATCGCTTCGAGGAAGACAGAGGCCGTGCGATCCTGGGTGCGAAACTGCCGCCAATAGATCTCATGCGCGACGGAGAGCAGCTTTTCCGGTGTGGCCTGATCGCTCCAGACCTCCAGAATATACAAATCCCGTGTTGTCAGGTTAAACGCCCCTGCGACAATCGCCATCGGATCCGTGCCTTCTTTCGGCTCACCACTGGTATCAATTGCCAACCCGAACCGATAGAGCCCACGTGGTAACGTGCCGTCATACGGGACAAACCACTCACGGAACACCTTTTGAAAGGCCGCGTCTGATGTGACATGTTGGCGCTCTTGCATGAAGGCCCCAGTGTCCTCTGCCGCGTCAAACACAAAAAACGCCATCGAATAGACCTCCGGCCAATAACTCTGTAACGCGCCATCTCTTCCGAGAAACCCGTCTTCGTCGCCTTCGTCCGGGATCGCAAAAAACGGCGCGTATTTCTCCCGGTTCGCGCGGATATATGCCCAGCGCTCCCGGTCAGTAATTTCCAACTCCTCCGGGGAAATCTCCTCGGCGTCAAGTTGCGCCTCTTTCTCTCGTTCGATCTGGTCGCAAAAGTCGCTGATGTGACGGGCGTCTTCTGAGATCACGGCCATTAACTGTTTGATCCGATCCGGATGTCCATTGATCGCCGGAATCTTAATGACCTTGACCATCGGAGACTGCGACAGTTGCCACGCGGCGTCCGTCTGGCTGATCGAGGTCCCTAAATAGCACCGTCGTAAAATGCCTTCACCAGGCAGTGGCCCGGCCTTTGCCAGATCCTTTGTGATCATGTCATAGATAAACTTTGTCTCTGACCGGCTTTTGGCGTTCTTCAGGTCAACGAGATCATTACAGATGGCGAGCGTGATCCGGTGTTCATGATGGGTTGAACCACGGCTTTTCAATTGGTTCAACCCCATAAATCGAATGATGCAGCCGTTTGTAAAATTCAGTTCGCCGCTGGACGGCGACCAGGGCGTAGATGGGCGCACGTCCGGAAAGTCGTGAATGACCTTTTGATTTTCCTCAAACACCTTCACGAATTTCTGGACAATCGTTCCGGCCAGATCGCCATCATGCTCGATCTGGACGATATACGGCTCCAGGCTATAACAGACGGCATGGAGGGCGATAAGAAACAGGATCGTGCTTTTGCCTGCCCCTCTCGGCAAAAGGACTAAGACGATCCTTGATGTCCGGGTTTGCATGGCCTGAAACATCAAGAAATGATGCGGGGCATACTCGGCAGTCACATAGTCCGGAATGTAGGTTTTTCCGAAGAGAGGGATGTCGCGTTCGCATGCCAGACGATCAGGGAGGAAGATGACGTCTTTCCCGGTAGGGACCGCTACGGTGAAATGAACAGCACGACGAGCGTTTTCTTGATAGCGGCGTTGACGGCGTTTCAGCATCGCATCACCGCCCTAATTCTGCAAGTTTCTGTCGGTGGACCTCAAGACAGTCATTCAACAGGTGCGCGGCCTGCGTGGAATCTTCAAGGGCGTAGTGTTCCCGTATCCACTCTATCGCCATCATCGCCCCTTCGATGATTTGTAGGACTGGTAGGGCTTCGGCCTGATTCAGCATTTTTTCACGGGAGGCCATGTGATTCGCAATGGTCACAGAAAGATCTCGGTGTGCCTGGAAATTGTCTTTCGAGAGGGTGAGTGCATAATAGGAGAGATCGCCAATTACCACCTCAAGATCGGCAATGCTGGTATCAATGCCGTGCTTTGGGCAAACGTCTTTTGTCCATCCACATACTCTCGCTTTTTTAATGATGGTAGATTTAGCGATTGTTGTACGGTTCTTTATGGTCGCTAAATCATAGCCTAATTTATAGAGCCGTTCCGCCTCTTCCCAGGCAGCTTTCGGTTTTGGTTTCGCCATTAAGTGGATACCTAAAGCATTATGACATAAATCTTTCTCTTTTGTTAGTATCGAAAATTCGCCGTCTTGTGAATTTAGGTACAAGATAACAGGGCGGGAGCGGTTTGGCAAGGAATTTTTTGTGGGGGCTGCGTTTCAGCCTAGCTCTGGAGGACAGAGAAATGGCGTGCAGTCAGACGGGTTTCAGCAGTTCCTGACAGGCGGCCCGTATTTCTCGTTTACGAGGATTGTGGGCGCTCACGCCCCGGACATAATACTGAATGGCATCAGTCCATTGCTTTCCGGTTCGAGGCGTGGCCGCCTGTTCCAAAATCGTTTTGTACTGTGCCGGTTCGTGATAGTGCTTCAGCCATTCACGGATGTAGTCTTGCAATTTTTTACTGTCCATAGTATTTCACCTCGAACAATCCGAGTTGTCCCTTACACGCCATGAACGGCAACGGCTCCGGGTGTTCCAGCACCCAATGCCACTGCCCTTTTATCGCCCAGATGCTCGGATGGTTCTGCACGCAATCCACCAGATCGACCTTGCCGACAATGCCACCCGTCAAGAAGACCTCGCCAAACGTCCGCTTGCCGCTCTCTCGTATCCACTGCTTGACGATCTCTATCGTGATGCCATAACGTTCCATCACAAGATCGAACATCTCCGGATCGATACTAGCTTTCCCACTTTGGATGTTCTCATCCCACAACTTCCCGGCATGGATAAACAACGGGCCGCGATAGGGCGTGTACCATGTCCGGTTTTCAATATTTTTGCCCTGGTGTAAGATAAGCCAACTCCAGGGTTGTCTAATACTCAACGTTTTCATGACGTTCCACCATTCGCGAATTTGAGTAGAACATCCACATGACACGGACCATCCAGCGAACACCAGCAGACAAGATCCTTGCCTCCAAGCTCGCGCTGTAACCGCTGTAAATACCCAGGACTTTGGCAAAGTTGCGCCATCAATGCCTCATACAGCCGAACCGCATCCTCTCTCGTAATCTTGTAGCTGGCTGGCAGATCAGCCATACCGCAACGGTGAACATAAATATCCGGGATGTCACGAAGCGGCATGCCTTCCTTGTATGGGTTCCCGTATTTCGTCGGACGCCCGACATACACGGCATTTTCAGGCATCCGCCAGCCTTTCGTGCGTTTTCGTTGTATGCGTTTTGGCATTACTTTTTCACCTCAGTTCAGTCAAACTCCGTTTCAAGTAATAGCTCGCGCCGTAGCGTTCAAGCTGTTCCGTGATGTCCTCTCGAAATTTCAACCAGTCTACGCCGTGCGCGGCCTTGTGATAGTTCAACTTGCCGACCTTCCAATGATCGACCACATCATGCAACATTTCGACTACGTTCAACGCTTGGCCTGGATAAATCACTGGTTCCATGCTGACCCACGTCGGAATGCCGCGTATCTTTGCGGCTCGAAGCACCGCGATCCGTTCTGAAATACTGGCGGCGTTCGGTTCCCATTCCGCCGCACTCTCATCATTGTCGAAGACGAGACTTGTCCCAAATCGCGCCTTGTCATAGCGTTCCAACAAGTCAAAGTCTCGCACTGCCCGCTTGCCACCCTTCGTCAAAATCGTAAACGGCAAGTTGTGCGCAATGAAGAGTTCTAGCGCCTGTCGTGTCACCCCTAACTCAACCTCAGCATGTTGGTACACATCGCCCTGGAAACTCAAGAGAATTTCCGGCGTGTGTCCATTTAGGCGTGAGACATCTTTCCGTAATTTCGCGATAACGTCACGCTTTGGCGCGGCATCCTGATAGTACGCCTCTTGTTTATAGCGCTTGCCATAGCAATACTCACACCCGTGCGTACAGCCATTGTAGGGATTGCAGGCAAGATCGGCATACTCACGAGCACGGCCCTGGGGAATGTATAAAATATTCATCGGTTTTCCTCCTCGCTGTCTTCAGACGCAAGCACCTTTCCACATGACGCGCAGCGAAACGTAAGATACGACACCTGCGCCGCTGTGTCTCCACAGGCATCACAATATTTCGTGACAAAGACCTGTGCCGTATTATCCGGGTGAATATACCGCTGAATAATAGGGATGGCCCTTTCCCATGACACCTGCCAGATGACCTCATACAGCGCCGGACGAAACCGTTTGATCACATCGGCCAACAACCCCGTGTGATCAAACGACGGATATTTTAGCTTCCAGTCATTCTCCTTTGGAATATCAGCGATCACATAATATTTCCATTCTGCCATCATGTAGGCGATCAATGCCGTATGAATGGCAACGTCTTCATTTTTCATGGCATTTCCACCTCGCAGGCGCTGGTCAGCATCCCGTAATCAAGTAATTTTGCGAGGTGCTGTATTCCCGCTTTCACCGAACCGAACTGGTCAATAAACGCCGTTTGCACATGAGACCAGTCTTTATTTCCAACCGTATCTAGATCGACACCATATCCGGTAGTCCTTGCTGTCGGCACAGAATAATCATAGAGGCATTCATCCGTTTCCTCGCCGTCTCCATCAACAGCATACTTACAAAATTCATCGTCAGTATTTTTGCCATCGATGGTAAGCTGCCAATCACGAACAGGCACAGGACGTTTTAGATCGAAAAGTGTTCGTTGAATCGCCTCATTCATCCGTCGTTCAAGACTCTCTTCCGGCAAGCTCTTCCAAAAGGGAATTCCAGGGATATCATCACTGAGAACATGGCATCTCAAGTTATTTTGCCGTTCAGGGAGAGGATGACTGTGTTTGTACTCATCAGCAAATTTTCGACATTCTTCATGTTTTTCATGCCAAAAACGATAGGCGATGCCTTTCACAGCAACCTCAATTTTTTTGGCAAGTTGTTCGACAGATTCTTCAGTATACTCATCTGGATACGTTTTCCGCAGCCATGCCTCAGACGCGAATTCAAATTCCTCGTCCGTATACTGCCCGGCCCAATGCCCTGAGTCAACCAACACAACACCGTGCGTCTCTTTGGCCCATTTGTGGCAGTGTTTCCCCCATTCAACAAACAGAGCGGATTGCTCATTGCTAAGTTCTCTCGTCAACGGATTTTTCAGTAAATACCCAAATGGCGAGACACTTGTCGGCGTTACCGTGAGAAAGACGCCTTCCATTGGCGTGACAAGAATCCACTTACAGAGTTCTTTATCGTTATCCCACCCATTTGCCGGGTATCCAAACCGGCGAAAGCCATAGGCCATAAGATGCCCAACATCAAATGTCTGAATCCCGCAATAATGATAAGCAATGCCGGATGGTTCCAACAACCCGCCCGTTCCTCCTCGCGCCGGAAGGATCTCATCCAGGGTCTGAATCGGCATCACCGTAAACCCATCGTCAAAAATATGGATATTCATGGTATTTCCTCCTCGCAGGCGTCACGCCCTGCGTTTCTGTCGTTTTCTCCGTTTCTTATATTTCGGCAGGCCCTTCCAGAACGGGTCCGGATCGGCCCATTCCTCGTTCTCGTGTTCCGGCTGTGGTGGAGAACAATACACACGCCGCCCTTGTGTCAAAGCATAGGCTTCTTCGTAGGAGTAGCCAGGCCCGACAAAGGTGGTATCCGTCACGTCTCGGAACCGGACGCCGTTAATGGTGATGTACCATTCAATCGTGACCACACCTTTCCCTCTGCTGTTTGAGGTATTCTTGCAATTTCTGGGCATGTGTCGTGAGTTGCGAAAGCCGGGCCAACTGCTCTTCATACAAATCGTTCGCGATATTCTCTTTTTCTTCCTGTCGCGGAGAGAATGCATGAAAGCAGGTCAACACTCCACCAGCGACGACATTCGCCCAAAGTTGCCGAACCCCACGAAAGGCGATCAGGTTGTCTTCAATTTCTTGAATATGCTTCAACGTGGTTCGATCTATTATATCAAATTTATACATCGCTCACCTCACCCCGTTTCCCGCAAGTGATCGGCCAACTCACCAATCGCCCACACCTTGATAACATCAGGGTTGATGGGGATCGCAACCCGAACAATCTTATCAAATGGCATGTCGAGTATGTCGGCGATCTGTTTCAGCTTGTCAGGGTTGCCTCCTTGCACGAAAAACTTGCTCTTCCCAATAATAACTCTACATATTTTGTTCATCGCGTTACCTGCTTGTGTTCACCCTACTAGCACCATCAGGCCGCGCAGCCTGATGGTGCTAGGGAATTTCCTTCAGATAATATCGAGAGCCCTGAGATGGTCCACCTGCTCAGAGTCACAGCCGAAATTATCTAACAGATCGTTTTCAGCCCGATCAAAATCTCGCTCTGGATCGGGATAGTCTTCCGCATGCGTGTCCATATACTCCCAGACTATCGCATTCCATTCCGTTTCGTCCTCACAGGCGAGAATCTGGGGACAAATCATCTGATATTCTGCTACGTCAATATTCATCAAATCACCTCAATTTCCCAGCACCCCCAGGCCGCGCAAGTACTGCTGCGTGGTGGTGATGGTTTTGTGTCCGAGTTCTTTCCTGACCCGTTCCAAATCATGATCTTTCTGATACTCTTTAATGGCGTAATAGTGCCTGAAGTCATGTGGACTATAGGCATATTTCACGATCCCCTGCTTGTGTAACTGCCTACAGGTTGTGTGAATCCCGCGCCGGATCGAATCCACCTTAAAACCCTTGAACGGCTCCGGGTAGTCAGGGAGCACACGTAACGACTTGATTAACTCTTTCGACAAGCCACGCTTGACTATCGGTTTCTCCTTCGAGGTACCATAGAGTACCTTTTGACGCTCATGAATAGAAATCGTCGGCATAATCCCGACACGAACCCCATACTGATAAAACAGCAGAATCATAGGATACTGCCAGATCGCCTTGTCCCTGAGCGTCTTTCGGATATCGCTCTCTTCCGAGGCATCTCGCCACGTCAACAGCATCTGGAGCAGTGCCTCGACTTCCGACTTTTGCGGAACCCGGTATTTCGGATACACCGTCACTTTCGGCAATTTTATGTGGTGAAATGGGTTTGACGGGACATGCCGATCCCGAACGAGTTTGCCATACAATGAGGACACACACCAGATCCGATGTCGGATCGTCACGGCATGGTTCTGTTTGTCGCTGTGATGATACATCTGATACAAAAAGAGCAGATATTCATCAGCGACCTCTGACGTCACATCCAGAACATGCGTGCGCCGGGTATCCAGAAACGTCTTAAAAATCTCATACGCTTTCCGGTACGCTGTCTGCGTCTTTTGCGACTGATAGCGCTGAATCCAGACATCGACATACGCGCCCAACGGAAACCGGCGCTTTTCCGCTTCCCGTTCGACTTTCTCTTCTACCCGGCTGTTCGCAATCTTCTGCGCAAATTTCGCCAGGACGTCTGGATCGACGGTCGTTAAATCGAGTTGATCGATGAGATCGAACGACGTTGACAGTTTATTCAGGATATCGTTCGAGGTCAGGGCCTCACTGCTGTTGTTGACGTTGAGTGCGTTCATGTCTCGCCTTGTTATAGCGTTTTTTCAATGTTCTGGCCTGTGCTCTGGCCTTTTTTTTCGCATCGTGCTGTTTCTCTTCCGGGAGATCCAGGAAGAACGTTATGGCCTTCGCCACATACGGACTGACCCGGCGTTTTCCACGTTCCCATTCCGAAATGCGTTGCTGTGTCGTATTAAACAGACAGGCGAATTCCAGTTGTTTCAATTCAATTCTCTCACGGGCGGCTTTCAATTCATTCGGTGTCATTTGTTCACCAGGTCAATCTGTTGTATCATCTTGAATAACGGGATAACCACATGAGGAACGACCGCATTGCCGGTCATTCTTGCCACGCTGCTTTGAGAACACCCATCAAGCCATCCTTTAGGCATGCCGGCAAATCGCTGTCGCTCTTCAGAGTCCAAGATTCGCAATCTTCCGTCGTAAATGTAACAATCACGGGAATCGTATCGTTGTCGGTTCGTAGTAAGACACGGAATGACCTGCCTCGACGCACAGCCCGGCGTATAATAACTTGAATTGCCTTGAAGTTCACATAACTCCCGGAGTGTGCTTTGCCAGGCTTCTTGATTTGATGCGACAATAAAATCTCGGATTCGTTGTTGACCTGTAAACGGAGCGGCGTCTGTCCGGACAATAACCGATCCGTATCCGAGCAACTCCAATGCGGTCGCAAAGTCAACATCATCTGATGAAGGAACATTTTCGCGGAGTACCCACCGTGGCCGGCACTCTCCAACCACTCTGAGGAAATGTCCTGATAAGTCTGGGGTATTGCTTTGACCATTGCTTCGCGCTCGGCTTCTGATAGGACAGGGATCGCCACCTGAAACAAGCGTAATTGATTCATACTCATCACCGTGTAACTTTCGGATATCAGACACACAGGGAACATCGGGCCATCGTTTTTGAAGCACCCGCCGGCATTGTGCGTTTTTCTCACAGAACACGACCGGCTCATAATCGGGAAAAACCTGAGACGCCGCATACACAAACATGCCAGACCCTGTGAATAAATCGATCTGTCTCATACAAATTACCACACCATAGAGTGTGGGAACTGTCAAGCAAAAAAAAGAGGAAAAAACACCAGAGGGTGTATCACAGGATCTTTGCTGACTTTTCTAAGATAAACCCGGAAATGTCGTGTGAAGAATTCATGCTTGAGAAATATTTCCCTAAGTGACTGTCACACTACGGATTTAGATGGTTTTTTGCACAACACACAAGTGATCGATAAGGGCAGTTATGTGTTAATATTCATAGGCCTCTTTTGTGTACTTCCCATACTGTCTAAAATCATCTTCCCTTTTTTGATAGGCAAGTTCTTTGCAGATATTACAACGATCTCCTTTGTTCTTCGGGTTTAACAAGGCTCTTCTTGACCTTGTTTCATATCGGCCACAAGCACATTTCACGACCCATAATGTTTTCTTGCGATAGTTTTTAGCGCCATCAAAAACGCCAATCACTAGGAATCTACCAAAGCGCTTTCCGGTTAGATCGTGGTAACTCCATCCCCTAAAAGGGACAACAGGTGGTTGAACCTCCCAATGGCGCTCAGTTATTTTTTTCTTCGATGTAAAATGAACGCCTTTAGCATACAAAACAGTTGCAGACGTTTTATCTACGGCTTTACGTGGAGAATCAAAATAATCTCTTGGCATTTTAAAAACAACCTTCAACTTACTGATGACACATAACGCCGAACATCACAAGCCATGTCCGCGCCCCTCACGACGGGTACCGAAGCATGCGAAACCACCAAACCTTTAAGCGAGAGGAGTATGTTGAAAACTACCGCGCGGACATGGTCTTGTGCATGTTTTTGTTAGCGCTTACGTCCCTTTAGTGTATTTTCTTGATAGCTTTTTCGCTTCTTAACTCTAAACGATAAAGACTTTCCCTTTTTTCAAGAATTTGATCAACTGTTCTCGCAATGATTTCTTTCAATTGCGTTCCATCAATAAATAGAACACCATTGTCATTATCATCAAATTCTGCATTTATTCTTATCGGAGCTTTAATCATAAAAGAATTCACCTCTTACAAAATCATCTATTTATGGCTCTATTGCATCAATATCGTCAATACGATAGAAAAGTAAACGTCTCTCCCGTACTTTCTCAGTTGAAATTTCTTTAACTTGCTGTAATTCTGAGTCTGTCAAAACATTTTTCTGCGATAGTATGTTCAATAGGTTGTCCATTATCTCAATATTATCTTCAAGCATTTCCATAATATTGGGAATTTCAGGATATAATCCAACCCTCTTTTTATGGGTGATGTCATAGCTTCTTTCGACCAAACAGATATGCTGTTTTATTTTGCCATCATTCTGAGACCACAGCCCCTGTCCGAAACGCATTTCTTTCTCTTGCTCGCTGATGCCTACTCTGACAACTGGAAAATATAACTCACCATATCTTATTTTCTTAAAATTCTCATATTCTTCAGGTGTCAGAAGTATTCTGGCATCAATAATCAAGGAGTCTTCATCTATGGATTCTTTGTAGAAATATGGCTGAAAAGACAAACCGTTGATTACTAATTTTTCGATTGAAAGGACTTCCTGCTCAGTAAGTTCCAATGTATGCCTATAAGGCCCACTATCGTTAGAGTAAGTATATGAGCTATTACTAATTTTCCACTTCTTCCTATGGTCTTCTTCATCAACGGAACTTATAATCTTATTATCTCTAATAATGTCTAAAAAAGCCCGATGTCCGTTTTCATTTCTGAATGTTAGGGAAACCTCTATGACATTCAGTTCTGTCCCAGTATGTTTTGATAGAATTGTTTCCCGCAACTCTGTTTGCACCGGAACTTTGTCATTAAAAAGTTCTAAATACAGCATTGTTTAGCTCCTTTCCTGTTCAAGGACTCCTGTTACATAAAAAAAAGAGGGCAGGCGGGAACAGGATACCCGCTTTTCGGGAGCGACCCTATCCTCTCTTTTGTGAATGATGCTCAAAGTATCATATCGTTTTCGCTTATGTCAATACATTTCTTCGCTGTTTACAAATAGAGCGCTAACGCCTGCGTTCACAAGCAAAACTCGCGCCCTATGCGGGAGACAGACGTTGATGCTAAGATTAAGTTTTATGCGTTGCACGTATGTTCAAACTACAGCGCGCGGGTTTTGTCTTTGTGCAACGCTTTGTTAGGGCGATTTTAGACAACATTGACATAGCTTCATGGAAGAAACTACGCCAATGTTGTTTCTATATGACAAAAATACTATATTGACACTTCCTCAAATAGGCGATCAAAAATAGCATCTTTACACGCCTGGAAATCGAAATTGCCACCACCAACACACACAGAAAAATGTTCTTCATCACCATTCTTCCCATATCCATAGGACAAATTCTGAACAATCCTGTCTTCTTCGATTTCCAGGTTTTTGAATTTTACAGCAAGATCAAAATCACACCGGATCGCAGCATCTTCATAAAAGACTTCACCAAAATCAGCGTGAAGCATTTCAGGTTTGCAGCCTAAATATTCTGCGAAACCGCGAAGAACAACTTCCGCAAATCTCCTCTGTGACTTTTTAATGTTGTTCTTTGTGGCTGCTATTTGCTGACAAACTTCTGTATATCTTGTCATATCATTCATCGCCCCAATCCCGTGTTTTATCAGGGTAATAAACTAAAAGCCCGAAAATCGCTACCGCCAAATAGAGAGAAAAGGCGTCTGCCACGATGGGCAGAAATCTTCGGGCTAATTTTATTTTACAATGCTACCTCTCTCTATTTTAGTAGCAGATAAGATAATATCCCTCTATAAAGAGCATGTCAAGAAAAATCAATGCCCTCAGTGTAACGCACGGCGCGAAGTGCGGTGCAACTCCTCCTGTTAATATTAGCAACTCACTTGACCCCGTTGCTGCCGCGACAAGTATAATGCTTGTACTGCCCTCCCAAACATCACAGAGCGGGAGCAACGCGGGACGACTCCCCCTATTTTATATTACTGACCTATCCCCTGATGTTAGATATTGCTGTCGTCTTTTCTCCCTTTCCTGTAATGCTGCTATAAATGCTGGACGTTGTTGGATGATCCTTACAAGCTCTTCTTCGGCGAGTTCTCCGGCTAACTCTAAAAGCTCCTCGGTGACAAATGGTTTCGCTTCCGCAGTAATTTCAAATGTATGTACAGGCCCCAAGGGAGTTTGTTCACCGACCTGCGAAATTTGCATAAGAATACGTTTCTTCAGTAAGCCAACCACCGCAGGATCGAGAAGGGGAAGTAATACAGCATGTTGTTTTTGGAAGAAAGTAAATTCTCGCAAGACACTCTTCTCTTTTGTATCCAACGTATTAAGCGCATTTTTCACTCCAACAATATGACGTCTTGATGCAAAACGTTTTTTGAAAGATAATCCAACCGCCCAACCTACATCTACAACAATATATGAAACCGTAATAAGAAATACTCCGCCAAAATAGTTCTTATAGGTAGCAATAATCTGCTGTAAACCAAAAACAGAAAGCCAGCTTTGAGGGAAAAGCAAGCATATTCCAGAAACAATACACAAAAAGAGTACCATTTTTATAAAAACCTTACTTTTAAGTAACTCAGCCGCCTTTATGGCAATATCAAACACTTTTTCTATCACATATCCTCCCCGTTACAGGATTATCACCCGTTGATTTATGGATGAGGAAGACCGGCAACGGAAACCGGCCTTTCGGGAGCTACCCTATCCTCGGCATAATTTTATATTCCGTTCTTTTAGAATGTCAAGCAATTCTCTGTATGGGATTATTCAAACTGCCTGTGACAACTCGGACACTCTTGAACTGTTTTATCTTCTAATCGTGTCCCACAATTGCCACACACAAAGTATTGCGAGGCTTGTGACCCGTATACGAACAAGATAACCGCAAAAACAGTACCGAGCAGACCGAATATTGGACCTCCAAGCCACCCCCCTAAACACAACAAACCAAGCAATTGCAAAAAACACCCTTTTCCGGCGGTACTGGTTTTCTTTTTCTTCTGTGCAGTAGCGATATTCCCTGTTTCCATAATCCCTCCTGATTATTCCTGTGCTGTGTTTTATGTTGACTTTCGATCACGACTATCGTATCTTTCGATACCGATATTGTCCCTTCTTAATGTGGTCATCTAAATATCCACCTTTTGAAGAGGCATTCATCAAGCTCATATACACATGTTGCGGTACACGAAAATATTGATACACCGCGCCATCATGGAATTCAACTTCTAAGGTATGTGTTTCAGGATCGTACCCCACAGATTTGAGATTGGTAGATGAAACGAATGTCCTGTGCATAGTACCTCCTTTACAATATGGAAGAGCACCTTGATATAACTCCACCACCGATAGAAACCATGACTGAACAAGAAATTTTTGCCTTGTTCGACAAATACCACTTTAAGGATGATCATGGGCATAACTTGCTCTACTGTGAGGACTTTATCCTCTTGGTAAAACAAGTTGCCTATCATCGCACAATAAACACCCCATAAACACAAAAAGCTCCGAAGAGTTGCTATTGCCACGGAATGTGGTTTCCCGGTCGTCGCCGATCCGGAACTCTTCGGAGCTTATCAATATTTCATTCCACATTCTGACAATAGCGTCACAAATGTGGTACAGCTATAACTTCACGTCAAGGAAAATTCTGAGAGATCTTCATATTTTTCACATACTATAGTGTGAGGTGATGTTGATGTGATGATGCGCGCTAACGCCTGCGTTCACAAGCAAAACTCGCGCCCTATGCGGGAGACAGACGTTGATGCTAAG